GATGTCGATCTCGGCAACGAGCTGCGCCGCGGTGACTTCCCCGATCCCCGCCACACCCTTCAGCCACTCCTTCCAGATGCGGGTCTTCTTCAGGGCCCGCTCCATCTCCCACTTCAACCCTTCGTCCGCCGCCCTGAGCCTTTCCTCTGCTAGGGCGAGATCCGCTCGGGTCGTCGCGGGCAGTAGGCACGGGATGGTGTCCCCGGTCGCCTTCACCTTTCGGTCCGTACGCATGTGGTGAAAGGCCACGCTCGTCCGGGTCCAGTTCGCGTGCAGCTTTGCCAGCCTTCGCAACTCCTGGAAGGGGTCCTCGTGCTCGGGCTCCGGCCTCGGTCTCCTGGCCACCTTCGCCAGCTTGCCCTTGGGGGGTGGCGGAGGTGTGTACGCCGCCACCGATTCAGTCACCTTGTTCGTATTCGCTTTTTTCATGTTCGGTTCCTTCACTCTCTTGTTTTCGTTTTTCATTCGGGGGATGTCGTCCACTCACCCTCTGTCTCTTCGTTCCGGTCGACTCGTCCACTCCGGCTCCATCTCTTTCGTTCACGACGAATCATCCACTCCGGCATCTACTTTTCGTTCACGCGTCGTCGTCCACTCGTCGCCTTTCACTTCATTCGCGTCCACTCGCCCCCAATCTCTTCGTTCTGCGGGCATCGTCCACTCGCACGCCCTCTCTTCGTTCCCCGTATCCCGTTCGTCTAAACCTCCGGCACCCCGCCCAGGCGCCTGACCTGCACGCGCAGCACCGTCACCTTGCCCTCGAGCTCGGCCACCTTCGCCTTCAGCGCGCGTATCTGCTCGTGGGCTCTCTGCCTCGTCTTGCCGCGCGTGACGAACCGCTCGCACACCTTGATGCCTTGCGAGTGCTTGACGACGCGGTGCCCGTTCTCGACATACACGCGGTGCAAGTCCCTGGTGCACGCCTCGAGCGCTTCCTTGCTCGGGGTGGCGTTGTACAGCCACACGAGCATCTCGTCGTCCACCCACTTGGTGACCCCCGTCTCCCGCATCGCCTTGGCAGCTTCCGCCCGAATCTTGTACTCGCGCAGGCCCCAGGTCGGGTCGACGTTGGCCTTCAGCCACGCCCCGATCTCCTGTCCCCCTGCCTCTTCCCTGTACTCGCTCCAGTGCTCGGCCAGGCGCATCACCTCGACCGCCACCCTCACTTTACACTGCGCCCCCTTTTGCAGGGTGGCGCGGAGCCGCTTCCCTATCTCCTCTAGCGGCTCCCTCGTCCCTCCCCCTCCTCCGACCAACCTCTTCGCTTCGTTCTGGGTTTGCTCTTGCAGCATTCCCCTTGTCTATGCCGCGCTCTAGTACTCCCCAAACGCTTGCAACGTGGTCCACGCGTCTTGGTACATCTTCCGGTTGTTGCTCACCCAGTCCATGAGCCTACTCGCACAGATCGAAACCGCCTCCACCAGCGTCGGTCCTTCTCCGGTCACCACGTCGTAGTACCGGTCTTCTTGCATCTTTACGACCGACACCAGATAGCAACTGTCGTTACGCCAAACCTGCACGCCACCCCCCAAGTACCTCGCTGCCGTCGCCAGTACATCGATGCCCTTCACAGCCGATCTCCCGCCAGGATCTCCAGTACCCTTTGTCGTGTTTCTTCCTTCGCCGAGCCCAGCCACCCCCACCCCTCTTTGACGGCTTTCCCGACCGATTTTTGAAGCGCTTTCCGCCGCCGCATCAACGTTCCCTTCCCCGGCTATTACGAACGTCTCGTAAGAAGGGGGGTCACCCACCCCGTAGCGCAGGCGCGCCACCGTAACCCAATAGATCGTGTCGGCTGACGCAGCATCGGCCGACACGATCACTTCCCACCCCGAGGTATTTGGCCGCCATGAGCAACCGCTCCATGGCCGTTGTCTGCTACTTCACCATCACTTGGTCCTCGTGTACGGACGATAGTAGTTGATGTAAACCGCCTCGCCGACGTCTTCCCCGAACGCCTCCGACATCACCGCCTTCAACTCGACGCCCAGCGCCCGAGCGAAGTCTATGCGCTTCGTGATCATCTGGTTTTCTTGAGCGTGTAGCTCCTCGCCGACGCGAAGCATCTCCGCGTTCAGCACCGCGTTCAGCCCTCTGGGCACGTTCCCCTGGAGCCGCGTGGGGATTCCCTCCTCATCCAGCACCCAGCACTCCGCATTGGCAACTTTGGTCGGGTCGAACTCGGAGTGCATCACGAGCACCCCATGCTTTTTGATGGCCTCGGTCATCCTCGTTAGCCACGCATCCCTCGCGTCGCGAAACGCGTTGCTGTCCTCGCGCAGCCTACAAAAGATGTCTTCGATCCTCTTCGCTTGCTTGTCATCCATGGTCCCTCATCTCCTTCACGGTGGCTCGGCCGGGTTGCGTCCCCCGTTGCCGTTGTCCTCTGCTGGCCCACTCTTGCCGCCTCCGGGAGGCTTGGCGCCTCCTCCGCCCCCTGGGGGCTTGGCTTTGGGCATTCCTGGCTGGTCCACGGGCCCGCCCGTCCCTGGGGTCATCTGCTGCTGCTTGGCCTCGTCGTCCTTCTGATCCTGCTGCACCTTCGAGAACTCGTCCGAGCCCTCCCGGCCGAACGCCGCCATCGCAATCTCCGTTGCGGTCTGCTGGCTCATGATGGCCTTGCCGCCCGTCGCCGTGGTGAGCGTGGTCACCATCTGCTGCTGGTCCATCGGCGTTGGCGGGAACCTAGGGGGCCACTCGAGCTCCACATCTGCCCCGCCTCCGGGATGGCGATCGGACGGCTTGGGTGTGGTCTCTCCGGTGGGTAGTCCATCGTCCCCGAGCACCGGCACTTGCTCCACCCTCGGCGGCAAGTCGAACGACTGATCCGCTTCTTCGGGCTCTTGCGTATCGGGGTTGATGACGGTGACGGGCACCTGCACGCGCGCCTGCGAGATGAAGAGCATCGGCTCCAGGCACCTTTGCAGCCCCGTGCCGTACTGCTCCTGGAGCATGCCCCCCTTGGACATCATCCGGCTGAACACCATCTTTTGCGCCGCGGCCGACTGCCCTTGTGCGGCAATGGTGTCCGGGTCCGGAATGACACACTCCGACACCTCCAGGATGGTGCGGCGGTGTTCGTTGAACAGCTTGATGCCCGCCTCAATCGAGCTCCCCGCGAGCTCCAAGTACTTGGCGTCTCCGTCCTTGTCGACGACGAGGGCATTGTCCGAGCCCTTTTTGACGCCCATCTTGTTGAGGAAAAGCTTGTCCTCCTTGAGCACGAGCGTGGGGTCCAGGTTCAGCTTCGCGCCTCGGACGATGACGCTGAGCACGCAATCGATCTCGTCCAGGCTCTCGTACAGCCCGTCGTAATCCGGCAGGCCGTCTTCTCCGTCGGCTGGCAAGTTCTGTATCCACACGAAGTGACTGTCGCGGTCATTGTGGATGACCGACTTCTCCATGTCCGGTTCCCAGTTCGGCTCCCCCTGCTTGTTCTGGTCAACACGTGCGGGCTTGAAGACGAAGTCACCGTTGAGCGTCCAGTCTCTTCGGTACCAGTACATGTTCTTGACGACGGCCTGCTTCTCGTAGTCGTACTCCTCCACCGGGTACTGGAAGCACTTGGTGACGTGCGCGGGGATGTACGCCTCCCTGTCCTCCCACTCGTGCACGAACAGGTCCTCTCCCCGATGCACGCTGAAGGTCGGCTTGCCTTTCGAGAAGGCCCATGACAACCCCACCGTTCCGCAGCTTCCGCCGATGTTGCGGGCGCGGAGCATTCTCAGGGGCAACTGCCCGATGCGGCTGCACGTCTGCAGGAAGTCCTGGCTATCGTCGTCCCCTCTGACGCGTACGACGGGGAAGCGGCCTTCGCCGAACACAAAGTTGGTGAAGGCGTTGACGATGGCTCTTCCGAGTCGGTATGGCGCGCTCGGTCTTCGCGACCGGAGTGGTGCGTACCACCCGACCTTTTCGCTGGTGAGCCCCGGGTTGGTAAAGCCGATGTTGCTCCCCGCCTGGATAAGGCGCCCATCGAAGTCCACGCGCTTGTAGTCGTGCTGCGTGCAGTTATGCACGTACGCCCCACCCGCAACGAAGGACTCACACCCTGGCACAGACAAGTCGTACATCCACTCGTCCTCGGCCTCGCGCTCGACGCTCTTGACCCGGTCCCATCTCACGTCTGACGTGGCCAATTCGTAGAGTGCGTCGTTTCGATCCTGCTCAGCAAGCCTCGCCAACTTCTCACGACTAATGTTTCCGTACGCTCCTGCATCCTTCCGTTGCCGGAGCCGCAGCAACATCCCCTGCCAGGCCGCCGGAACAACATCCGTGTTCGACCTTCCCGCGAACGACGTGCTCCACGCTCTCAATCGCCTGCTTTTCTCCTTGTGAGCGAGAGGAACTACCTCCGCGAACCGCCGTAGATCCTTCCCGCACACTTCCACGATCCACAATATTCCGTCGCCAAAGGCCACTTCTGTCTGCTCGCGCCTTCTTACGAAACTCCACACGCCGAGCCGCAACAACAACGACTGCACCTGTCCTGCCAACGCCCGACTGGTCGTCGCCAGGGTGGCCAACGCAATGTGCTCGTTGACCGATCCATCGCAATCCCACAGCGCCCCTAAAAACGCCGCAATTCGCTCCGCCGGCAACCGGAACACACCCCCCGGTACGGACTTTCTTCGCGACCGCACGTGCGCCAACCCCGAACGTTCCACGAAGCGCAATGCTCCGTTCCCCTTCACCCGCATCTGCCACCGAGCGCTCGGACTCCTCACCACCTCCCAACCCAACCCCCCTGCAAGTTGCTCGAACTCGGCGCACACCTCCGATGAAATCTTCTGCGTGAAGCCGAAGTACCCCCTACCGCACGAACCGTCCCCGACGAGATACCCGAGTAGCTTCGCCTCGTGCTCGCTCCATTCGTCACCGCTTCCCGCCGCCAATCTCCGCGGCGTCGCCACATAGTCCCCCGGCTTGATCCTGCCCGCCCGCGCCCAGCCTATCGCCGCATCCAGGGCACACAGCATCGGATGGGTATCCGAAACCCGCAGCACCCTCCCGCTGTGTAGTGCAATCGCCAACGGTCGTTCCCGTTTGGTGCGTACCGCCTCCGTCACGTCTGCCGATGCCACGTGACTCCACCCACCCACCGCTTGCACCGCCTCCCCCGGGACCACCTGTTCGATGGGTAGTTCCCCTCCGTCTGCAAGCACCACCGGCATGCCGTGGGCAATGCAGTCGTAGTAGGTGCGCCTGCGACTGAGCGTGCGGTACCGCTCCCCGTCCACGAACACGCCCGCGCGGAACGTTTTGCCGGTGGGTCCGTTCCCTCCGCCCCCATCGGGCGACCACACATTCGTGCCCGCCTGCTGCAAGTTTTTCGCCGCCAGGTTTGCCACCGCTCTCCCATCCCTACTCCGGGTGGAGCAGCCGACCCGGGTTGCTTTTTACGTTTCTTCGCCCGCTTGCCGCCTCGCCTCCACGCTACCACGTAGCGGCGCCTCTTCCCTCTGGCGCTCGTTGGGTGGGGGTTGGGGGGCGAGCTCCTTTTGCATCCTCAGCGTCTCTTCCGACAGGCCCAGGTGCGGCGTGACTCGCACAGCTTCCTTCACCCGTCGTTTCTCTTCTTCGACCGCTTCCCCCATCCGCTCCATCAGATACTTCGTCGCTTGCTGCCCGATGTCTTTTGCAAACTCGTCGACCTTGTCCTCGGGATTGGAAACCCGGGTTTCCAATCCCCCCCACTCCAGGTCCGCCGGTGCCGGCTCCGCCATGACACGCATCCCGAGCCGTATGATCCACCCCCCTATCCGTGCGCGCGCCTCCATGACGGCCTCGCGCACGGCCTCCCTGAGCACTTTTCTGTCGTCCATCGGGGGTAACCCTTTCCCGGGGGGTCTCAGTACGCTGCGAAAACGCTCCCCGCCGTCGCCGTCGTTCCCGTTGCCTTGATCTGCTTGGCTCTGACGGGAATCTTCCCTGCCGTGGCTGGGCAGTTCAGGGTGACGGCATCGCCATCCGCCGTGACGATGGCCATCGTATGGGCGGTCGTCGTGTCCTGGCACCAGAGCCACCTGCACGGTCCATAAGGCATACTGGTGAGCACCGTATCGCTGAAGGTCACGACCTGCATCCCGTTGGCTTCGTCGTCGGCGTTGGGCGTCTCGGGCATGCCGATGTCGGGTGCCATCCCGAAGTAGTACGTACCGTTGGGTGGGGTGCTGCTGGCGGGGGGCGGCTGCACGATGAGCACCAGGTCCAGGCCCCCGGGCATGTAGTGCTCCATGTTCGACTTCACCACGGGCCTCTCCGCGCCCGCCGGCAGGTCGAAGTACGTGATGCGCCCGAGCCTGAGCGCACGCGAAAGGTCGTGCGTCTTCAGGTACACGCCGACCATCCTGTCGAACACGTACAGCTCCGCCCCCAGGTACGCCGCCGCCCCCGTGGGCCCGCTGTACCCCACGGCCAGCCTTCGCACCGGGTTGCCCGTGGTGTCGCGCTGTCGAACGGCCATGCCGTTGTCGACGGACCCGCTGACGGCCGTGAGGATGCCGTTACCCGTCACATACACGGGCGACACCTGCACGGAGTTCGTGGTCGGCAGCGCGTCGATGGTCCAGGGCGTGTTGGCGGCAACGGCACGTTGGAAAACGATGGGGAAGTTCATCGGGCTTCTGCCATCGTCGCGGCAACCCAGATGATGCGCAAGCCGGGTGCCATCCCGTACATCCCAAAGCCGCAGTGCCCTTCGCTCTGCGGGCTGACGACGCCGTGCCCCCCGATGGTCCACCCCCCGTGGGCATCCTCCGGGCCGAGGTTACGCACCATCACCGGTGGCGTGAGGTCCGTATACGCCGCCTTGGTCGGGGTGCGCTGACCGCTGTCCGGCACGAACCGCAACACTCCTTCCGCCTGCTTCCAGCGCGTCTGCGTGACGTCCCTGACCAGCCTCGCCTTCCAGTACAGCCCTCTGACTTCCGGATTGACGTACACGGTCAGTGGACAGACGAGCTCGGGTACGAGCTTGTCCATGCCCACGCCCGCCCCCCACGACCGCTTGCTGTACCCTCCCACGCTCGACATGCGGAAAAGGTCCGGGTTCACGGGCATCACACACACACCTCTTTCCGCCAGGCGGTGCGCTCGTTGCCCGTCCACCAGACTCCCGTCCCAGAACTCCCCCTCCGGGTCCCACACGACCACGTGGTACTTCGCCGGCTGCAAATGAATGGCCAGTGACATCGGCTGCGCCTCCTCGTACGAGACGCAGCCTAGCACTTACCTTTCATCCACCAGGACCCAGCGATCTCCGCGCTCCTTGGCTCTCTTTTCGTAAGGCTCCAATTCCGCGAAGAAGAACTGCGCCCGTGACCCCGGTCCGCTTCCGATCTGTATGGGAGTTCCGCGCTCGTTGCGCTTGTACACGGGCGCCTGTGGATCGTGCCAGCACAGCGCAAACGTGTATCGCCCTCTGGTGTCTGGTCCGTCGTAAACGACGCATATCGTTTCGCCCGGTCTCGGCAACACCTCCTTCGGCGTGCTCATGGCAGCGGGTGCCGTTGCTCCCACTCCACGGCTCTCCTGGCTGCCATGGGCCAACTTGTCCAGGCCCCCGGCCTTCGCTGCACCAGGTCCCACGCGATGCGCACCTCGAGCGGCCTGCTCCCGACCAGGTCTTCGCCGCTGAGCGGTCCTTTGTACACTCCCCCCATCGCCTCCGGGTGCAACTGCCACATGCCCCACGCCCGCCCCCCGTCGCACGGTCTCGCTGCTACGTGGCTACGGTTGCACGTCCCGTCGTCCACGCCCACGTGAAAGCGTGACTCTTCGTAGGCGATGGCCAACAGCCTCAGTGCCACCCGTTCGTTCTGCTTCGCGTCCCCGGGGCGCTGCTCGGCTTCCGCCCCGATGTCCTCGGCCACCTGTTGGTACCGCTCCCTCGACGCTTCGATCGTCTCCCCGTGATACCGCTCCCACGTCGCGCAGCTGATTGCGTTTTTCGCCGTTTCGCAGTCCTGCGGCAGGTTCGCCCACGCGGCCATCGCCGCCACCAAATACACCACCAGCGCTTGCATTGCTTTGGGCCCTTTCCCTTTGGCTACTCCCCCCTTTGGGGGGACGGCTTCTCTTGCCGTCTTTTCCGGTTCAGCTCTCCGGCACGGGCAACGGATCGCGATCGGTCGCCGCCGTCAGGAACTCGTCGAACTTCGCCGTATCCGCGTACATCTTCAGGTTCGCGTCGTCCGGCACCCATTCGCCCAGGGCGCTGGTGATGTCCCTGACGCACGCATCCACCGACGTGCCGTAATCGACGACGTTCTGTTGCGCGCCGGTGCGTGTCGTCCCATCCGGCAGCTTCACGGTTTCGGTCGGAACGTAGTGCCCCTCGAAGTAGTGCGTCGTGTACATCTCCTGCGCCAGCAGGAGACCTTCCGTCTGTCCCTCGGGCAGGATGATGGCTCCGGCGTTCTCGATAACAGCCCGGCACTTGGGCCGGTACTTCCCCGCGATGACGTTCGCGAAGAAGGCCGCTCCGTGCGCGTCCGAGTCGAACTTCCAGAAAAACACCCAGTACCAACCCCTTCCCGGGCTGCTGTCGACGTGCAGGGCTCCGCTGGGGTCCGCGGCCACCTTGTGCTTGGCCACCGCATCCGCGAGCGCCGCTCGTGCCGCTGTCACGTTGCTGGGTTGCGGCTGTATGTGCGCGTCCGCGAGCACCGTCTGCTCCGCCAGGGTCGGCACCCTTCGTTGCACCGCCCCCCAGTTGTACTCCCCCGCCCAGCTATCCCCGCAGTGCGTCTCGTGCTGGGCCACGCCGCACGCGAGTATCGCCCCTTCCAGGGCCAGCCCCTCCTGGAACACCGCCCTCCACCCCGCCAGCATCGCCGTCACCTTCCCTATCCAGTGCTCTTGAGGTGACTCCGCAAAGGCTCCGCTCGCACCGAACAGCGGCCTTCCCGCCGGTGTGTACTTCGCCGCATCCGCGACCATCTGCGCCCAGGCACTCATGACCCGACCTCCTCCTTGTGCGACTCCGGCACCAGGTCCAGATGCATCGTTTTCGTCTCGTACGGCGTCTTTGAATGCCCAAGGACCAAGGCCATCAGCCGTATAGATGCCACCTGCAACTCTTCGCGGGCCTGCTGCGTATGCGGCAGCTCTTCCCACTTCACGAGCATCGGGTTCAGCTTCTCGATGTTGTCGCGCCTTGGTCCGTACTGCCACCCGTCCTCTCGCATTCTCTGGCACCAGATGACGTGCTTGCTTTCGGCGGTCCCTCCCGCGAGGACAAACTCGACGATGTTGTGCAGCTTCTGCTTTTCCTGCGAATCCAGGTCGTCCCACTCCGGCAGCTCGATTCCGAGCGCCATGCAGAACGTCCGGTTGGCCGAGTGGGCGTGCCGTGCACACGCCACTTCGATAAGCGAATCCGTGAGCTTGTCCATGTGCTCCTTTCCCCGGCAAAGTATTCCGGTGGCACCCCCTCCCCGCAAGCTTGTTCGTTCGCTTATGGCCCCAATGCTTCGGGCTTCGTTCGGTTCGGCGTCGAGGGCTGCTTTGCTCCGGGTGCGGGCACCGCCGGCTCGTACCAATCCGAGCACGCCCTTTCCGGGTTGAGCACAGGTCGTTTGCTCTTGGTCTCCACCAGCTTGTCCGTCCCGCTCCACCGCTGGTAGTCCGGACTGGCGCAGCTCGCCGTCCCGTTGCCGTGCGCCCGGTAGTAACGGCACCACCGGCAGTTGAACCCATCTTGCGGGGGAGGTGGCTGCGGCGGTTGCGTCGGCTCTTCGCTGTCGGTGTCCGAGCTCTCCGCCTTCTCGCCCTTCTCTTCTGCCTCTTCGCTGGCGCTCTCGCTGTCTCCCGAGTCCGTTGGGGGTGCGGGAGGTGGGGGCGGTGGCTTGTCCCACCCTGGCAGCAACATGAAGGGACGGTGGTCCACGGGCAGGTGGTGCTTGTCGTCGTCGAAGCTTTCGCTCGTCGCCGAGCTTGGGCTGTCGCTTTCGTCCGACGCGACGGACGCGCTTTGGCTTCCGTCCTCCTCTTGCGATTCGGCGGATCGCTTCCTTGCCCAGGTACCCAGCGCCATGTTGGTGCTTTAGGTGGCGAAGCCGAGCAGCTGCCCCGCTCGCACGACCACTCCCGTGCTCGCCTTCGTGATGGCGTACGTGAGCACGTCCAGCGCCGCAACGGTGCTTCCCGCTACGATGGGTATCTGCACCGGTACCCACGCCGTCCAGTTCCCGCTGCCTCCTCCGGCTGTCGTCTGCGTGGTCACGCTTCCGATGACCACCGGCGCTCCGCCGTTGGTGCGCTTGTTCACGGTGATGGTGGCGTAGGTCGTGTCGTTCGCCGTGAGGGCGTTGTTGGGCACGTAGTACAGCGACTTGACGTCTCCGCCGGCCGTTGGCGCCACCATCCCCACCGGCGTCTCCGCCGTCGCCGTTCCTGCCGCGCCGTCGTCCGCTGTCTTGGTGAACGACACGAAGTTCGAGTCGCTCTGCGAAAGACTGGCCGCCGCCGCTCCGAGCATCGCCCTTGAGCAGAACGCTTCGTCGGCTCCCTGCGCCCGGAGCTTTTGCACGATGACCGCTGCCGCTGCCACGGTCACGTCCGCCGCCGGCCAGAGCACCCCGCCGGCCCCTTGCAGGGCCGACTGCAGTAGCGCATCGGTGATGGTCTCTCCCGCCGGTACCATCCGCGGATCGCCCGACCCCGGATACATCGCCTTGGTGCTGTTGAGCAGGATCTGGCTGGACATTTCGCGTGTTCTCCCTCTTTGGTCTTGAGCCTACCGCGCTCCGGCTACTTTGGGCAGGTTCCCGCCCCGCACGCTTGCACCTGCTGCAGGCTCTGCGCCGCCACGACGCACGCCGCATGCGGGTCGACGATGCCCGTGGTCTCTGCGTGCCTGCACGCCCCCACACACCCATCCCCTCCGTCCACTTGCGCCTCCGGGCACCCGAACTTGGCGAACGTTCGGCACGCCGCGCAGCAGTCGTCCTTGCAGATGGGTGCGAACGCCGCGTCTGCGTCCGAGGGTGTGTTCGTCGCCGGCTTGCTGAGGGTGCAGGCGAACGCCGCCACCACCAAAACGATCAGGCACATTCTCGCCATGACTACTGCCCTCCGTGCGGGTGTGCTCCGTGGAGCGTCTCCCCGGTGATGACGTACTTGTCCATCTCACTCGCCGCCAGCCAATCCGGCGTTGCCCAGAACATCGGTCCTGTCCCGTCGCCCCAGTCCTGCCACCAGTTCATCCCCCGCAGCAGCCCTGTCCTGGTGTACCCGACGAGCAGCACGTAGTGATTCCCGAGCGAGTCCCCCGTGGGCGCGGTGATGTTCGTCTTCCCGTTGTAGTCCTCGAACGCCTGGTCAACGGCAATGCCGACCGCCACCGGGTACCCATTGCTGATGGCCACCTTCGCCTCTGCCACGGCGTCCATGCCCGCGCCTGCGAGCCGGTGATACCCCGACACCTTGTAGCAGCTGGCCAGCTCCTGCTGGAGCAGCGTCGGGTCGTCGTTGATGGCTTCCGGGTCGAAAGGCCATTCGGCGAGTCTCGCCACGCCCCACTCCGTCATGCCCATGACCGCCGCGCTGGGCATGCACCCGTCGTCCGTGAGCGGCTGGCCGGCCTGCTTGCGTGCCCAGGCATAGATGCCCTGCTCGCTCGGGTAGTCGATGGGTGCTCCCGCCTTTGCCGCCCTGACGTGCAGGGCGCGCGCGAGCGTGAACGCCACGCAGCTGCTGGTGTCCCCCTGGTACCTGTACGGGTACAGCGACACCTGCGGCTCCAGCGTCGCCTCCGGCAGGGCTGTCGCTCCTGCCCCGAACAGCGCCCGCGAGTTCGGATCCTTGCTCTTGTCGTGCTTGTCGGGGATGTACCCGTACTTTCGCGCCATGGTGCTGCTGAGCGTAGCAGGGCGATTGGAAACCCGGGTTTCCAATCCCTACGCCGGCAGATCCAGAATCGACCAACGCCCTCCGCGCCCCACCCCCCACACGTACCAGGCGTACTCGGTGGCATCGCTCGACGAGTGCTTCGTGGCCCCTCCGCACCTGGGGCACTTCACGGGACGTTCTCTCCTGGGCTCTCCCGTTGGGAGCAGCGGAATCGTCTCCGCCCACCCACACCCTCGCTTCCCGGGGAACACGTCGTACGGCACCGCATCGCACGACACCGACAGGATAAACGATGGTCGTTTGGGCAACACATGCAGGTCCGCCGGGTGTTGCTTGTGGAAGTCGCTACGTGTCTGCGAAGAGATAAAGTTCACGCGCAACAGAAACGCCGCCGCGCGCGCCTGCGGTTTCTCCCGGATCCATTGCAACGCCCTCAGGATGAAGTCCATCGCCAGGGAGTACGGTGGGTTGGTCACGAGAACCTTCGCATCGGGCCAGGAATGCCGTAGGGCATCGCCACACTCCCCGGCGTGTCCCCGCTGGGAGGCGACCATCGCACGCTCCTCATCGAGCTCGATGCCGTACGCCTCGCGCCCCTGCTCCTTGGCTACGTCGAGAATCGCTCCCTCGCCGCAACACGGATCGAGCACCCTCCCAGCCGGCAGGAGTGGCAGGATCGCGCGCGTGCACCAGTAAGGCGTCTCGTAGAAATCTTGCGGCTGTCGTGTAGTGCCGCGGTTGGTCGCGCTCATCCCCGCGTTCTATGCCGCGCGCCTCCGCTCAGCTCGTTGCCCTGGTGACGTTCGGCACCACCGTGATGATGCCCGCCTCGATGGTGAAGGGCCTTCCCGTCGCATCGAACGCCTTCACGTCGTACGGACAGTCCACGGGGCTGTCCGGGAACCCCAGTGTCGGAGCCCCCGGCAAAGTCACCTGGACGATGCCGTTGTTGACGTCGAGCACCTGTATCGTCCCTCCGACGTTGCTCGTCGTCTGGTACACGGCCAACGTGTCCGGGTCCGACAAGTACAGCTTCACGGTGAAGTAAAACTTCCACCCCGTGATGGGCGCCGGTTGCGGCGGTATGTCCACGCCGGGAATGACCGTTGGTGGCGCGAGCACTTGCAGCTCGAACACCAGCGCATCACCCCTGTACACGCTCCTCTCCACCACCGTTTCACCTGCTCCCTGGCTTGTACCCTACGCTCCGCGTGACGACATAGTACCCCCCGTCCCTCGTAACGATCTTGAACTCGACGCTTCGGCTCGTGGGTGCGGGTTGTGGCGGAAAGTACGGGGGTGGTATTGGCGGCAGAGGCGGAAGGATGGGCCAGTACCCCGTCGCCGCCGGCAGCGATAACCCCGTCCACGCCCTCACCCACACGTCCGCCCACTGCGGCTCGCCGAAAAACGTGGGCACGGCGTTGGGCAGCGGCAACGGTCCCAGTGCAAACGCCGGATGCTGCTCGGTGGTCAGCGCCGTGGGCGCAGGGGCGGTAGCTGGATAACTCGGTTGCCACTCTCCGAGTGCCTTCCCCTCGGGCTCGGGAGCCATCGTGAAGTACGGCACCGACGACACATGCAATACGACGCCGCGTGCCGCCTCTGGCACGTGCCCGGTCGCCAGCGTGGAGCTCCTTTCCGGCCTCGGGGGCTCCTCGGTTGCAGCTGGATGCTCCGCGGTGGTGAGTGCTGGCCGCACCAGCCAGTCGCTGAAGACTACCACCGCAATGGTCGCCGTTCGTTCCGGCTTCGGTGCAAAGGCTATTGCTGGATGCTGTCCCGTGGCGAGGAACCTCCCCGGTGCGGTGGGTGGATAGTTCGGTAGCCACCCCATCGGCGTGCTGATGGGTGCAGGGGCAAAGGCAAACGCTGGATGCTCGCTCGCGTGCAAGCCTTGCGGTTGCGCTCTCCAGATCCAGTCCGGAAACGAAGCAAAGCCCTCCGTAGGTGCTGCCAGGTTCGGCATCGGCACCGGATGCATGGCGAAAAAGGGTATCGCCTCCGGGCGCAGGCTTTTCCCTGGCGCTGCGTCCGCCCACCTCCCTGACCATCCATACGGGGTGCTGATGGGCAAAGGAGCGAAGGCAAACGCTGGATGTTGCGTTGCATGCAGGCCAGCTACGGGTACCCGGTTCAGTCGATCGGGAAACGATGCGTAGCCCTCGGTGGGTGCCACGAGGCTTGGCAGCGGCAACGGATAGAGAGCCGCCGCCTGGTGTTGCGCCACATGCAAACTTCTCCCCGGTGCGGTGTCTGCGTGCTGTCCTCCGAAGGCATGCCCCTGCGTCTGCTCTGGCTTCTGCGACATGGCGAACGCCGGATGCTGCCCGGTGCTGAGTGCTGTCCTCGGCACATAATCGGCGAACTCCGGTTCCCACCCGTACGGCGTGCTGATGGGAAAGGGACCGAAGGCAAACGCTGGGTGTTGCGAGGCGTGTAGTCCTTCCGGCGGAACGCGGTTCAGTTGATCGGGGAACGACGCATAGCCCTCGGTAGGTGGTGCCGTGCTCGGTCTCGGTAGCGGGTCGAGCACGAAGAACGGCATCGCCTCCGGCCGGATCGTTCTGCCGGGTGCGATGTCTGCGTGCTGCCCTCCGAAGGCATGGGCTTGTGGCTGCTCGGGGCGTGGTGGCTGCCCGGTGGTGTACGGATGCTGGCTAGCATGTAGGGACCTTCCTGGCGCTGCGTCCGCAAAGCTCGCCGCCGCCAGCGGTGTCGTCCTCTCCGGTGCTGGTGGCTCTCCTGTTGTGTACGGATGCTGGCTCGGGTGCAGGGCTCTTCCCGGGGCAACGTCCGCAAAGCTCGCCGCCGCCAACGTCTGCTGTCGCTCTGGTATGAGCGACCCCGCCACGAACGCCATATCGTGCAACGTCCTGACGCGCACTCGTGTTTCGTCCACCGTCGCCGTCGTCACGAGCGACATCGTTCTTTCGGGGACCACTACCCCTGGCAGCGCCGCCTGGTCCTGTATGGTCCTGACGCGTACGCGTGTTTCGTCCGGGAACACCGCCTGCGCCAACGTCTTGGTACGTTCCGGCGTCGGATGCATGGTGAAAAAGGGCTGCATGCTCGCGTGCATCTTTCTGGCGAAGATGACGTCCGCATAACTCCCCTCCCACCCGTACGCCGTGCTGATGGGTGCTGGTGCCAGGGTTGTCGCTGGATGTTGCGACGCATGTAGGCCCGCCCGTGGCACTCGGTTCAGTTGATCGGGGAACGATGCGTAGCCCTCGGTGGGTGCTCCCGCCGACGCCGGCACGAGCGCCGCTCCGATGACGACCCACGCCGAGTCCGACTGCGTAAAGGTGGCAGAGATCGTCCCCCCGCTCGACAGCCCGTCCTCGGCAAGCACGGTATCGCTCCAGCAACCCGACGCGCGGTAAGCGGTGTTGCTTCCGACCGTCCCGGCGGTGAGAACAGGGCCGGTGTTGTCGCCGTTGCCCTGCACGACCACGAGATCGTTCGCGACCGTGCTGGCCAAGCTGACCGCGAGCTGCAACGTGCTGCCGTTGTTGCTCGCGGCGGTCGCCACTCGCACGCTCGAGCACGCCGGATACTCGATGATCATGAAGTTGCCAACGCAGTTGCCGAGTCCCGAGATCGTGACCGTCATCGACCCAGCCGATGCCGCTGCTGAGCCAAGGAAGACGAAGCTCGCCATCCCGACGCGGCGTCCGTCGCCGGTCTGCGCGAGCAGCGTCCAGGATCCGTTGATGTTGTCGCTGCAGGTCACGCCCGGCATGCCGCCGGAATGGCTGTCCGCGCCGATGTGCGCGATGAGCGTGTGGCCCGCGCCCACCGCGCTCGTGAAGGTCAGGGCATCGGTCCCGCTGATCGATCCCTGGGAATTGTTTTGCTGAATCGCGGAGGACGGCACGGCCGGGCCTCTACGGCCCGGCGGTCCAGGTCACTCCGTCCGCAGCGAGGTAGGCCCCTGGGAGATGTGCGAGCGCGGCCGCCGTCTTGTTCAGCACATTTTGCAGCGCGGTCCACTTCGCCGTGGCCGATGCCTCCAGGTCCGCGAACGATGGGGTCGGGTTCTTGGTCAGGTCGAACGGGATGACCTGTACCTGTTCGACAATGACCCCTGACTGCAACGCCGTGAGCTCCGCCTGGGTAACGCCCCAGCTCACCCCCGCCTGCCCACTGATGACTCCCGCCGCCGCCGGTGTTCTCGGTACATACGCCGGCAAAGGAACGATCCTGTTGGCGGGTGCCACAAGCCAGAAGGCACAAATGATGTTGAGCAACAGCGCACTCGGATCCCCCGACAGGTTCGCGTCGAGCACGATGATCTGTCTGTACGTCGTCGCCGCCATTGCCTCGCCCTCCCGTCGTCAGATGATCCCGTTCGCGCGCCGGATCTTTTCCCGCCTCTGCTCGAACTCCTCCGCCGCGTACTTCTCGTCGTCTTCCTTCCGCTCGTTGAAGTGCGCCATGGTCCGCATGTAATCGGCCCACTCCGCATTGGTCTTCTTCGCCCAGAGCGCCTGCAGCTTTCGGTTGAACTCTTCCTTCTCCAGGAACTGCATGTCGATGCGCAGGCGTTCGCGCTGCTCGGCTTCTCCGTCCCCAATGCACGCCTGCAGCAGCCTGCCCTTGGCTTCCATCTCCTCGAGCCGTCGCTCGAACGGCCTGCAGTACGGAAGCGCGGCGCAGCGCACGCACACGAACCGATCACACATCTTGCAGTGGTCGGCGGGCTGCTTTCCTGGCGGCACGAAGTCGATAAACGAACAGTGTCCGCAGGTGATGCTGTCCCGTTCGATGGGCTTCTTACCCGGTTCCGTCTGCAATCCGTATCCCTGGGGCCTGCGCATTGGTGCCCTTCCACCTTACCACCACGGCAAAAGCAGGCCCATGTCCAACGCCGCTCTTTTGCTGGGTACCCAGGTCAAAGTTCTGATGCTCGCCGATGGCCGCTACCTTCTCATCAGCGAGACCAACCGCATCAAAGTCATTCAGCAGGCTGCCCTCACTACGAGCGAACCTGCCGAAAAAGTTGTGGCCAGCTTGCGCGAACTGGCCAACACCATCGAGACGGCTGCCGACGAGCTCCGGCGGGCCCCTCTCCCCGCCGGCATCCTTCGCCAGTAGCTGTCTAGTCGCTGTCGACGGGGGGTCGCGCCTGCTCGTACGAGATGTTGACGCGCTCGTCGACGTGCTTCTCGTTCCCGCGGTCCGAGTGCCCGGAGAGCGCCGCTCGCCAGTAGGTTCCCGTGGGCTTCTTGCTGAGGATGCCATCGAGCGCCGCAATGGCATCGGTCATCTGCTGCTTGCACGCCGTGTGCGTCGCCCCGAGTGTGGTGTTGGCCGTCTTGATGCGTTCCGCGAGCAATTCCGCCGCCGCCTTGCGGTTCTCGTTGTGCATCTTCGCCATCTGGTCGTACGCCTTGCGCACCAGATGATTCTCATCGTTCAGGTGCGCCTTCTGCGGCGTGGTCTCCACCCACTCGTCGCGCGCCTTCTCGAGGTTCGCTTTGACTTCCGAGGCGGTTCCCGCCGTTGCTCCGGTGTCGATCTTCCACTCTTGCATTGTCGTCTCCCTTTGGTCCCCTGAGCTTACCTGCCCTCCGTCTCCCGCTCTCAGAGCTCTTCGTACAGGATGTCTTCGGCGAAGGTATTGGTGGTCGCCGCGCTGACGCCGAAGATGTACCCGTTGCTCGCGGTGGCCGGGATGATGAGCTCGAAAAACGGTGCCGCCACCCACCGGAAGCTCGCCCGCTGATTCAGCGCGATGTTCGCGTAGAACGACCCCGACGTGAGGGTCGGGTCCGCGGTGATGGTGTCCTTGACGACGATCGTGCTCGCCAGGGTGTCCGCCTGGTCGCTGGCGACGGGTGTCTTTGCCGTCCCAGTTCCTGTCGTGGTGCACAGCTGGATGATGTGCACGAACTCGTTGTCCGCTGGGCTCTGGCTGCTGCCGAACTTCCAGTCCTGGATCTTGGCTCGGCGGGGCGAGCTCGCCGCCGCCACCGCCAGCCCCACCGACTTGACGCTGCTTCCGCCGCTATTGAGGGCCACTCCCCATCGAGCCATCTGGAACGCTCCCTTTCTGCTTTCCGACCTTTCGTCCACGGTAGCAGCGTGGCCCTCCCCCGTCATTGGAAACCCGGGTTTCCAATCCCCCCTCACCCGAGATCGACCACCCTCGCGTTGGTGTCCGTCTTGCCCCGGAGGATTCTCGCGGTAACCCGATGGTGCCCATCCCACAAGTAGCTCTTGCCCCCCTGCCGTATGACCACCGGATGGTCCGTTGGGGTGTGCGCTTCCGGATGTCGTTTCCCGGGAATCGTCTCCGGGTTCCGTATGTACTCGCGAACGCGCTCGGGTTTGACCGAGTGCTGTATGGCGTAAAGGTCCTTGATCTGCACCTTTTTCACGGGCGCCTTCGCGATGGCCTTGTTGATCTCCTTGTTGGAGTGCTTGTCCTTGATGGCCTTGCGGTCTGCGAACGGTAAGGGAACTTTCGCGCCGTGATCGGTTTCGCTCCGGGGCATCTGCTCCAGCAGTCGTTCCGCCGGCTTCTCTCCCTGCCGTTGTGCGGCCCACGCCCCGAGGCTCATTCCTTCCCCCCGTGGTGTTCCTCCTCGTGCTTGCCGCCGGCTTTTTCGGTGAGCTTCTGCGCGAGCAGCGCCTTGCCGCCGGTTGCTCTCCAGGCCACCCCGCCCACAGCCCCCACGGCCGCCTTCTGTATCTGCTCACCAACGTCCCCGTGCAGCGCCCCTTCCTCCGCCTGCTGCAGGCGCTCGCCCTTCTCTTCCAGCTTCTCCTTCGCTTCTTCCAGGTGCTCCCCGAGCCCCTCCAATTTCTTCCCGACCCACGCCCCCAGGCCTTTGCCCTCCGGTGCTGTTCTGGCGTGGCTTTCGTGCTCGCTGGCTTTGCCTTCGTGCTCCTTCGCGGCAGCATCGTGGCGGTTGGCTTGCGCCGCGTGCTCTCCGCCCTGGGGGCCTGCGTGTTCGGCTGCGGTCCGGTGGGCAGCGGCTGCCTCTTTGTGGGCGCTGGCCGCCTCCTGGTGAGCCTTGGAGGCGCTTTGGTGCTCTTCCCCCGTGGTCGCCCCCTCCGACGCGTCCTTGGCCGTTCTGGAGGCGTGCCGGGCCGCTCTACGGGCAGTCGCAGCGTGTTCGGCCCCTCCGGCCGCCGTGAACTTCCCTCCCGCTCCTCGCGGGTGTGCTACGTCGTCCCAGGCCATCTCCCTGGTCGCCAACGTACCACGCCTACGGGGCTCGTCTCCCGCGCACCGCGTACCACTCCCAAACGTCCGCGCTCGTGGCCCACTGCGCCCAGCCGTCCCCGGTGTTGGGGTGCATGATGGCGCTGCCGTCTGGCAGGTGTCCGAGCCCCATCGCATGCCCCAGCTCGTGCTCCGCCACTCTCCTGAGCGCATTGCTGCTGGTCATCGTCCCGATGGTATCCCTCGCCAGGTACGTATCTCCGTGCGCCGTGGTGACGGCTGCGAGCTCCCCGGCTTCGCCCCCGCCTTGCGCCACCCACACCGCCGTTACCTCCTGCTGCGTGGATGCCCACACGCACAGGCGTTCGTCTTTCGGCGCGGTGCACCCTCCGACTTCGACCGTCAGCTGCAAATCGGGCACCTTGTTCGACCAGTCGAGCGCTGCTCTCTCGATGGCACCTTGCTCGTCGACGGTGAAGGCCGGGTCGATGTGCAAGGTGTACCGATCCCCCAGCTGCGCGCAGCCGCTGAGGACCAGCAAGAAGATGGCTCCGTGTCTCATCGCGCTCATGCGATGGGCTCTTGCCGCGATTGCCTACTCGTCGATTCCGTCTTCGTTGCGCGCGCGGTTGTACAGGCGGATTGCCTGCTCGAGAGCCGGCTTGCCCGCCAGCTGCACGAGTCCTTGGTCATCGGTCACCAGGTCCCTGTCCGGATCGAACCCGTGCTCGATAAGCATCTGCCACCGCTCCCTGTACGCCCGCTTCTTCTTCGACCCGTGGAACGAGTGTTCGATGCGCCCCGGTGCAAAGCCGACATTGCCATGCGTGATGCGCGTGGCCCTCGCCTGCCATTCGTGGCATCGGCGAAAGAAGCTCGGTCGCATTCCCTTGTGAATTGACGAGTCGACCGATCCCGCCATCGCCCAGGCCATGTGATGGTCCGCGCTGCCGAGGATGGCAAAGTCCATCAGTCCCCCCGTCTGCTCCCAAAAGGCGCGGGTCGCTGCCCAAGCGAAGCCCGAGTGCCCGTACTGATACGGCTCGGCGGGGTGTGTCTGCTGGCGCACTCCCCGCTGATTCAGCAGCCCAAAGCTCGCGAACGTCTGCGTGATGCCTCCCAGGTGCCCGAGGTCCGCACACTGCTGCCACGGCTGGATAACGGGCCAGTGTTGCAATTGGTGAATGGTCTCAAGTGCCCACCCTGAATCGCGAAACGTCACGTCCGCATCGACCCAGGCAACGTACTTCCAGTCCCGTGGCAAGGTATGACGGACGCCGAGGTTGATGAGGTTCTCTTTGCACCACACCTCTGACTTGGTCCGCACGCGCAGGTCCTCCGGTGCGCTCGTCGCCACTTCGTGGTGCCTGTCGCCGTACGCCGCCTCGACGATGTGCAGCGAAACGTGCGGTGTCTCCCGCATCGCCTCCATCCACTCCCTCGCCAGTCTGTAGCGCGAGTGGTAGCGAACCGGATTGCTGACGACACCCACAACGTGCAGCGTCGAGTCGGTCCGTAGCTCCGGATGGTGTACGTGCTGCGTGATGTGCGGGGTTCGATCCATGGGGTGCGCCTCCGCGCCGGAGGATAGAGCACCGCACGTTTCCCGCCGCGACTTCGCTGCTACTTCTTTCCGGCTTCGGGATGCCTGGGCAACCGATCGATGAGCTCCCGATGCTTGGGCGGGTGCCAAAGCCCATCTTGGTCGAACTTCCCGACGTTGTCCGTGTACGAGAACGGTGGCTTCAGCGCCGCTCCGCCTCCGCCTCCGCCTTGCGCCGTGACAGCCGCCTGCTGGAACACCGGCCTTGGATTCCCCGTGGGTGGGCTTGTCGGTGCGACGGGCGACCCGTCCGGCATCCTCCCCATGTGCACCGGTCCCGGTTTCGACGCCGGGGCCACCGCTCGGCGCTTCACCTCTTCGATGATCTCTGCTCCCGGTCCGGTGGCAACGTGCGCCCTGGGTATCTCGGGTCGGGGCTTGGGTTGCGACTTCGGGGCAGCTGCCTGCTTCGCGTGGAAGCACTTCAAGCACGCCTGCGCGTTCAACCCGTGTGGACACCTGCCGTAACTCTGAATCATGGTGCTACCTCATGCCGGCTTGGTCGGCTTCTCGGAGAGTCTCTTGGCCTTCTGTATGACCGCCTGCTGCACGCGTCTGAGGCTATTGGTCGACGCCTTGATGCGCAGGTCGTACGTCCCCGTGTTCTCCTCTTCGCTCAGCGTCTCGGAGGGTCCATTCTCTGCCCCATCACCCCCTCCATCCGGCCGAGTGCCCTCTCCCACCTGCGCCATGTCTCTTCCTCCTGCCGGACGTAGTTGTTCCAGTCTTGCATCATTTCGTGTCGTTTTTGGCGTTCTTGCTCCAGCTCCTGGCGCAACAGCTGGAGTTCCTTGTCATTCTTCTCCGCCGCCGCTTGCCTTTGCCTGTCCCGCTGCTCGTACTCTGCCGCGAGCTCCTTGCGCACGCGCTCGACGTCCTTGCCCGTGAGTGGCGTCTCTTCGGGCACGGTCAGCGCCTTGCGCGCCTTCACCCACAGCCGTCCCAGGTGCACGAGCGCGGCTCCGCCGCCGCCGGCCCCCAGCCACGTAATCCCCTCGTGGAACACTGCATACGGATCGGTTGCCACCGGTCCTTTCTACCACGCGATCGGTGCGCCTGCGTTCGGTCTCACCCGGGCACGTACATGACCGCGAACCCCCTCATGTGACCCTGACGTTCCCGATGCTCCCGATGGTGAGCTTCGCCCTCTGCGCTCCCGTGTGTATCGCCTCCTCGAGTCGCTTCCCCAGCACCCCCAGGTACACCGACTCCTCCAGCGTCCCCGCCTTTATTTGCGGCGACAGGTGTACGCTCACCTCGATGCTTCGGGCCGTGACTTTGATGCCCGTCATCAGCACCCCCCTCGGATCTTGCGCCGCATACGCGACCAGCTCCCGCACGACTTCCGCCGCCACATCCGGGTCCGCCGCGATGGGGTGCGAACTCTCGAAGCGGATGGTGCGTTCCTCTGTCACGGTCGCTTCCCTCGTAGCCTTCGCACCGTCTCTCTCAGGCAGTTCAGCTCCACGTTGATGCCCTTGTGCAACTGCCCGCACCCGACACACCCCTCCACCTTCACTCGGGGCTTCTCGTTGTCGGGCTTGGGTGTTGCGCCGAACTCCTTGACGAACTCCACCGCCGTCAGTCCCACCGGATTGCTCATCGTCCTTGGTCTCCTTTCGGTTTGTCCTTCAAGCCGACGCCTTGTAGATGCCCCAGGCGAGCTTCTTCGGCGTGACGCGCACCTCTGGGTACTCGTGCAGGGCTTCCGCCATGAGCATGGCTATGTGCTTGTGGGCTCGTAGCAGCTCCCGCCTCTGCGGACTGGCTAGGAGCGCTTCCTGTTCGTCGAAGATCCTGCCTAGCAATGCCTTGGTGGCTGCCTTGGGACTTTTCGCCTTCCGCCTACGCATGGGCCAGCCTTATGCCGCCGATTGGAAACCCGGGTTTCCAATCCCCCGGGTCAGGGCCCCCTGCCGAGGGGACGGCGTGCGTTGTCCTTGCACCGCTGGTCCCACTCGTTGAACTTGTCCTGCGCGTTCTGCAGGAGCAGCCCGATGGCCAGCTGCAGTTGCCCGCTGTCGCACACGAGGCTCTCCGCGTATGGATCCGCTCTCGTGGGTCCGAAGTGCCTCTCTAGCCCCGCCAGCACGTCGTACCCGACAACAGGCGTTCCCACGCTCTGCACCGCCCCGACGATGGGCACCTGCACCGTTAGGCTTCGGTAGGTCGCGCTCCAGCTGACGAGTATTCGTGTCGCCGTGACGGGGGCCACTGCCGCCGCCATCGGGTGGTCTACGTGCCAGAGCGTGGTGCTCGCCATGCTCAACGTGAACTGCCCTCCCACTACCCTCGCGGTCAGCGCCGCCAGCAGCGCCGCATTGCTCTTCGCGTCGTAGCCCACGGGTCACTTCTTCAGGTCCAGTTGCGCCCTTGCCGCCTTGCGGCGATTGCGTGCTCGCTTCCAGTAGAGCGCCACCGTCGGCTTCCCGTGCAGGTCCTTGGTGTACTTCTGCGGCTTGTCCCCGAGCGCCCGCACCGCCTCCTTCGTGTTCACTTGTCCCCCTCTTCCTGGATCTCTTCGAACGTCAGCTTGTACCGCTTCCCGTGCTTCACCTGCCCGAGTGTCAGCTTGCGCAGGTCCATGGGCGGATCCAGGTACAGGTGCATCCCCCCGCGCACGCCCCTGGGGTCCCCTGCCTCCACCTCCATGACCACCACTTCCCCCGTGGCTTCGGTGATGTCGACGATCTCGCCCTTCTCGTTTTTCGTCTGCAGCTGAGGGGCGGTGTGTTTGTGCACTGCACACGCCACCTTCACCGCCATCACGACCTTCGTCTTTTCCGCGTCTGCCATGTCCTTTTCCTTACAGGTTGAGGAGCTGCACCTTGTAGGTCGTCCCGTTGTACGAGAGGTACCCGTACCCCGCCGACGCCCCGGCCGTTCCCGCTATTGCCGTCTGATTCGTCAGGGCGAGCGGCTGATTGATCGAAACCGCCGTCCCGGTGAGCCGCATGACGTTGGCGGTGTTCCCCGAGTCGATCTGCACATAGCCGGAATTGACGCCTCCTCGCAGGAACAGAACGGTGCCGTTCTCTTGGTGCCCAAAGTAGACGTTGTCCGCGCCATCGATCTGCAGGTGGATCAGGTTCCCGCTATTCGCCGAATTGCGCTGCGCGATCCCGACCGACGACCCTCCACCCATGCGCACGTACCCTGTCGTCGCAAAGCTCGCCCCGAACCCCAGGTAGTCGCTCGACGCCCCCGACAACCCCAGCGCAAGCCCTCCGCCCGCGAACATCGTGACTGTCTGGTTGTGCCACTTCGCGGCGACGCCGCCGTTCTCGGTGATCTGATAGTAGTCCCCTGACCCGCTGCCCGGCTGATAGCGATGCTCGATCGACCCCGCGGCCCCCGTCGCGTCGAAGATGATCGGCGCCGAAAAGCTCCAGTCGATGACTCCCGGTGACCCTGGGAAATACGTGTAGGCGTCGACCTGCACATACGACCCCCCCACGTTGTTGAAGTTGGCTCGTACGAGGCGTCGCCAGTTGAAGTTGCCCGAGTCGGTCTGGTACTCCCACGCGAACTCCATGAGCTGCGATTGCGAGCTCGCCCAGTGGTACCCCTGCCTCAGGTCCCCGGGTGGATACTCATCTGGCGTTCCTACGGTAGCCAGCACGGTATTGGTGCCGACGAACCCCGGCACGAACGAATTGGTGATCCCGTCCCACTCCGATGTCACCTGCCGCATCGTCTTGTCGAGGTATCGCAGTCGCAGCAACGGATAGGCACTCGTGTTGAACGACAGCTCTCCCAGCGTCGCGCCGATGGTCGGGTTGCTCCCGATGGTGCAGTTCGCATCGATGGCGAGTCCGGAGCACTGCACGCCGTACTGCAGAATTGAGCCACCTCCGCGGTCGTCCGTGATCTTGTTGTCGTCGATGAGGAACCGATACCACACCGTTCCGCTCTCGCCGCCCAGGCCGTTGATGGCTATCCCGTAGACGCCTCCGTTGTTGATCTCGTTGTTCGTGATGGTCATGTCCGCGCAGACGTTGCCGGCGTTCGCGGCCATCTGCGTCGCGACGTAGATCCCGGTGGTCCCGAACCCATAGACCTTGTTGTTCGTGATGCGTAGGCCGCCGCCGGTGTTCGGCGTTGCGCTCCCGAAGTTCCCGAGCAGCGACATCCCGTAGCTGTATCCGCTGGTCGGCGTGCCTCCGTAGATGACCTGATTCGCGTTGATCTTGACGTCCCAAAAGCCTCCGCCGAAGGCCACGCCGACGCCGTTGCCGAAGCCCAGCTGAATGCCGGCTTCGCCCTGACCAGCAAGCGTGCCCTGGCGGATGCGTATGGTGTTGTTCTCGATGACGAGCTGTTTGACGGTCTTTCCGAAGATCGAAAAGCCGATGACGCCCTTCTGGACGTTGCGCATGATGTTGCCGGCGATGACGATTGTGTCCGCGTTCGCGCTGTCGCCGCCGCCCGAGATACCCACCGAGGGCCCATCGATCATGTTCCCTTGCACGTTCACGATGACGCCGTGGGTTTCGATGGCCGTCGAACCCTGGAAGCCGTTCGCGTCGATATCGTTGTTTTGCACCTGGATCTTCGTCGCGCCGATGGCAATCCAGCTGCAGTCCGGTACGTTCGCGGCGTCCGTCGCCAGATTGAACAGTCTGCAGTTGCGCACGCGCGCGTTGTTCAACAACTGCGGCGCTCCGTACGTACCTAGCGCATGTATAAAGCTCCCCGTCTGATTGACGGTCGACACGAACTCGACGGTGACGTTCGTGCCCGCACTGATGAGTGTCGTCGCGGTAATGGTCCTCGCGTCCCCGCTGCCCAAGCCCCCGAAGTTCGGCGCTCCCCAGGTGTTGCCGAGCGAATTGTGATCCGCCATGAGCTTGCGGATGGTGACGTTGTTGTAGGGAATGGATCCCGTCGCCGAGTACGCCCCGAAGATGCACGCGTACCCCGTCGTCGCGACCCCTGCCGAGTGCGCGACGATGTTGCCTTGGATGCGTATGGCGCTCGCGTCCCCGTCCCCGAAGATGGTGATGTTGTTCCCCAGCTTGAAGATCTCGTTGTCTGCGGCGCCTGGAGTGAACGAGCTGACCAGCCAGTTGCCCGACGGAATGTACAGCGACCCTCCCCCTAGCGCATTCAGGTACGCGATGGCCGCTCGTATCGACGGAGCTCCGTCCGAGCCGAGCACGGTGTACAGGCTGTCCGCATACCACTTGTAGTCGGCCGGGTTCTGGTAGCGCGCCGTCGGGATGCCTCCGAACCACGCCGCGTTGACGGTGTACCCCGTCGCCGCATCCCGCACGAAGCGCCCGGCCCCCACATGCCCCGTGGGCAGAATGGTGATGGCTCCGTCGTCGGCTGCTGTCGATCCCGATTGCCAGGTGAACGACCCGCCTCCGCCGTCGTTGGGCGTATTCAGCGCCGACAGGTTGTACGGTCCCGACGCTGCTGCGGCGGCGCGCAAGGCTGCCACGTTCGCGAGCGAACTCCCCTCGGGCATCTCGTCGACGCGCTTCAGGAACGCATCCACCGCCGGGGCCCAACCCTGCGTGTTGCTCCCCCCGAAGTTCATGTCGGAGGCACTGGCACCGAACCCGGGAATGAGCCTTCCGCTCGGCTCCGCAATCCCGAACACCCGTACGTCCGTATTGGTGTTGGGGGTGGGGGTGGCATTGTCCGCCACCGTCACCTGCACCCGGTAACACCCCGTGACGTCCGGCGTGAAGGACCAGGTCGGCGTGGCCCCCGTCTGCTGCACCCCGATGGGTAGTGCGCTGCCCACGGGCACCGCCAGCATCGAGAACGTCCAGGTGACTACCCCGGTATTGTTCCCGTTGCCGACGTGCACGGCCACGCCTGTCACTCCCGTGATGGGCGACGGCGGATATCCGGCCGCCTGTCCCGCGGGTGTTGTCGTGCTGCTTTGGGTGAACTGTACGCTAGCGGTTACGGTCACTCCGCCAGGCTACCAGCCGCCCGCTACCGTGTCCCCCCGCCCCTGCCTTGTCACCGCTTCACCCTCGCGTACGGGCCCAGTCGAGAAGGCGCACGTGCTCCTCGTACGACAAATGGCTGACCGCCCTCAACACCCTATCCAGCATCTCCTCTTTCACGCCCAGATGGCGCGCCTTGTCGCGCATCGCCAGCCTCTGGTCTCTCGCGAACCGTCTGGAGCGGGCGATGTGCCGCGCATCCGGAATCCACTCCCCCCTGAAGTCGTACCCTGGCAGCTCCCTGTCGTATCGCTCCGTCGCCACCCTGTACTCAATCGCCAGGCGATAGGCAGCCAGCTCTTCGGGGGTCACCTCTGTCCACTCCCCTACGAACTCCGCCTTGTGCGTCTGGCGGTACTTCTCCGCCGCCTCCAGCCACCAGCGGATACGTTCGGCGTCGAACGGCGGCCCCTCTCCCTCCTTCTTCTCGTTCATCGCTTCACCTTCACGAACGCCTCGTCGAAGTTCTTCTTCGCGGTGTCCAGGCGCGCCTTCGCGGTATGCAAGTCGTTCATGGCCGCCGTTGCGTGCCGGCTCGCCTCCCGCTCGGCATCGTACGCCTTGTGATACTCCTCCGCCGCCGCCAGCATCTCCGCTTGCGCCTTCTTCAACTCCTCCATCGGACTCGTCATCATCACCCCCCTTTTGCCGCCTGGGGGTATTGGAAACCCGGGTTTCCAATCACCTGTCCATGACCGAGCCACCCTGTTGCCCGTCGTCCTTCTCGCGCTCCCTGGTCGTCAGGCCCCATTCCCTCGCCTGCTGCTGCGCAAAGTACGCCGCCATGAGCACGTCGTTGGTGTGCTTGTCGGGCACGAACTCGATGCACGCATCCACGAACCTCTGCACGATCGGTGGACACACCCCCCGGTCGTCGTTCGGAATGAGCCACGCCCCGTTCATGATCTCCAGGAACAACCCGGGGATGCCCATCTCCGGGTGCGCTTTCATCGCCGTCGTCGTGTGCGGCTTCACGGGCAAGCTCGCATCGTCATCCAGCGCGAACTGCCGGAAGAGATCCTGCGCGTTGTGCACGACCATGTCCTCGACGACGAACGACTCGTCATCCTCCACCTCCAAATTCCAAACGTCCATTCCCGGCTCGATATGGAACGCTGGCGATGCCAACCGCGACCACGGCTTCCCCATCTCATCCCACACGACCGCCCCGCCGCTGTTCCGGCGCTCCCCGATCCAGATCCCACCTCGTTGCCGTTCCCAGTGTTCCCGCTCCACTCCCAACCGCATCCTGCGCCATAGCTCCCCGCTGTCTTGCGCAGGCAACCGTAGTTCGTACTGCGGGTGCCTGCCGTAGATGACCCTCCCGTCCGCGAGTGTCTTGTCCCTGGTGGGTGCCACCTTCAACGCCGGTCGCCACCCTGCCTCGAGCAACGTGGCGCGCGCAAAGAGCATCCAGTCGCGCGAGATGCTCACCCCCGAAAAGTAAAACGCCTGCCACCGGGTCCGCTGATTGTTCCTCCGCAAGCACCCGTCCCCCATCAGCCACCCACGCACCATCGCCAGGCGCACCTCGAGTGGCCACCCGTACCACTCCGTCGGGGGACGTTTGGTGTTGCTCTTCCCGAACTCCCCGAGCACCGCCGCCAACCCCTTGCTATGCGCCCTCACGCGCAGCGTTCCCTCGCCCTTCGCCCTTCCCGTCGCCCGCCTGCCCAACACCCGTTCCAGCGTCTCCTCGACGAACCCCACCAAGTGACTTTCCCCCTCGCCGAACGTCCAGAACGACTGGCTGTCGCTGGAGTGTCCTTCGGCCATGTAGAGCCCGAGCATCAACGCCACCCCTTCGTCCACGGGCACCGTCTCGGCAGCAGTATTGCGGTTGCCCTCCAAGTGCAAAAACGGCGCGCTCGCCTCCCACTTCGGTGCCGCCAACGCCACGAACGCCTCCCTGTCGGCGAACCCGCCGCTGATCCATCGTTCGGGCCCCACGGGCCGATGTTGCCCCCCCTTCCTTCCCGGCGTTCTGCCCGCCTCCCGCATCAGGAACGAATGCGTCGGCGACGCTTGCACGGCAACACCCCCCTTCGCTCTCACATGCGTCGTGAACGGCTGCGGCGTGGGCCCCATCACTTTCGTGACCGGCCGCCATCTTCCCGCGTGCGTCCACACGAGCACCCCCGGCCGCAGCGTCTCGATGGGTCGGTACCCCCCGTGCGTGAGTACGTTCGTCCCCGCGGCGAAGCAAGCGTTGTTCTCCACACGCGCCACCTGCACGCCGTACCGGCTGATGTTGTTCTTCAGGCGGTGCATGTTCGACGGCCCGTCCCACTTCCCCGCCTCGATGTTCAGGATCTGCCTCGTCCCGTCCGGGTGACAGGCGATGGTGAAGAATGCCGTGTCGTCGTTGTGCTCGCCCACCTGTATCGCGAGGTCCACTCCCGTGAACACGATGACGTCGGGGTTCGCCTGCCAGTCGAAGCGGTCTACGAGCGTGTGGATGCCTCGCTCGCGCGCCCTCTTCTTGCAGAACTCGATCCACTCCGGCTTGCACATCGCCGTGGTGAAGTCGAACGCCACCTGCATGAAGTCCTGATTCCACGTATGGGGCAGGAACTTGCTGGCCCGGAGCTTCTTCAGGTACCAGGCCGGATACCGCTCGGGCCACAGTGGCACCTCCCCCTTGGGGTCGGGTTCGTGCACTTTCAGCCGGCAGTACGGCGTTCCACTCGGTGCGTAGTGGTCCGTGGGCTCCAGGTCTTCGTGGTCCCAGTACGTCCCCCCGTCCACCCGCATGTACGGGTCGATGTCGTCTCGGATCTCGATGTTCCCGTCCACCTGCATGCGCAGGGTCGCGAAGCCCTTTCTGATGGCCATATGCACGACGTCCTGCGGATGCCGGGCGGTATTGAGGATGGCCACCTTGCTCTCGTCCACGTTGGTCATCGTCCCGAGCACCGACCGGTCCACGATCTCGATGACCTTGTTGCGTTGCTCCTCGGTGGCGGTGTTTTCGTCGTTGAGCAGGTCGTCGAGTATGACCCAGTCGAGCCTCCTTCCGAGCACCGCGCTGTCGAGGCCGAGGGCAACTAGCGACGGGTCACGTATGCCCATCGGCCGGCGCACCGTGAACTTGTCCACGGTCCACGGGTCCCCCTTCTGCGTGCTGCGTATGAGCTCGGGGAACACCAATCGCAGGCGTGGTGACTGCTCGATGTACTGCTTGCACATCGCCAGCGGCTTGAGCGCCTGCCCCTGCGTCGCGCTCATGATGGCCCCGCGTAGGTGCGGATACTTCCCCAACATGAAGAGCGTAATGGCCACGACGTCGAAGCTCTTCGAGTGGTCGCGCGGGAGCATGCTCACGCTCCTGCGGTGCGCCATGACAAAGTCCAGGTGCACGCGTTGGTGCGCCGCCGCGGTGATGTGATCGCCGGGCTTGTACCTCTTCTGCCCTCGGTCTTCCTCCGCGTCTCGGCTGAGCGTGGTGGTACTCGCGCTCTCCGCCTGCATGACGAAGTTGAAAAACGGGACGATGTTGTGGCGGGCCTTGGTGGCCCTTCGTAGCAGCAGCTCCTGGACCCTACGTACTATCGCCGGGTCCTTGCCCTTGGCCAGGAGCTCCGCTCCGCTCGGCCACCGCGTCGGCTTGTCTCGGTGCTCGTCGCAGTCCTTCTTGTACGTGCCACAGGGGCAAAGCTCGAACGCTTCCATTCCCCCCGGAGTCTAGATCGCCTTTGAACGCCCCCTCGTAGAAGTACCCGAAGGGCGACACCCTCGTTAGCTCCTCTTTGCTCATCCACTTCACCGGTCTTCCCGGCTCGCCTTCTCGTGGCTCCCCTTCCGCCTTCAGCCCGTGTGCTTGGGCTCCCTGCTGGCTCATGCCTTCCCTCTTGCCGCCCTCTTGGCGCGCGCCCTCTCTATGGGGACCACTTCCGCCCGGTGTTGTTGCTCTCTTCGGGTGACCGTCTGCACGCCCGCCCTGATGCCCACGTAGCCATCGCCTCCGTGCACGACACACACGATGCGGCACGGCCCCCCTCGCATCACCTCCCGCACCACCTGCCCGACGATCTCTCCGATGCCTCTGGTGGTGGGCTTACGTCGCAACCTCCTGAGCCTCTGCACCACCTCGTCGCAGACCAAGTCCTCGAGCTCGCGTTCTCTGCCTGCACCCATTGTCGTGCAGGATACGCCCAAAGCTTGCGCTTCTGAGGAGGCTTACCGAACGTGCGCGCTTATGAGTGTGAGCACCGCGTCCACCTTCCGCCTGCTGGCCTCCGGGTTGTCCTCGGTTCGCGCTTCGTTCAGGTAAAGCCTGGCCCTCTTCATGACATCCTGGAGCACATCTCGTTGTGTCCTGGTGTCCTCGAGATCCTTCCGCACTAGCAGCAGGGTAAGGGACTCACTTTTTCCTTGGCTGATCTCGTCCAACGTCCTTTGCAACTCCTCCGCCCTCTTCTCTGCTTTGGTCAGCTTGTCGAGCAACCGCCACGCCTCCTCTTCGCGTTCGGGACCGGGTTGTGCCAGCTGCCGTAAGCGCTTCGCCGCTTCGCCCGACTTCTCTGGGGTGTACCCCGGTCCCCAGCAGTAAAGGTCCGCTTCCATCGCCGCCAACGACAACGCCGCTAGTTGCGCGTGCGCGACGGTCAACGCCTTGGTGTACGCGATCACTATCTGATGGCGTTCTTTCGCCAGCTCCCTCCACCTTCTGTCCACTCCCCCGATCTTGGAGTCGGGGTAATTGGTCTCCGTAACAGGCACCGATCCCTCCGGATACTCCACCCACTTGTACTTCTTCTTCAGCCAGTCAAAGGACCTCTCCTCCGCCTTCTTGCTGTCCACTCCTCCACTCTCCGTGACTTGGTACTGGTCTTCTTCCTTCGGCATGTCCGTGGTCATGCCTTGGGTGGGATTGGAAACCCGGGTTTCCAATTCACTCCGCGTTGCCGTCTGGCTTGCCGTTGAGCATCGGATGCTCCCCTTCCTGTTGCTTGCGCCACGCCTCCGCCGCCGCCTCTTCCTCCAGGCTCTCCTGCACCATCTCCTGCATGTCTTCGGGGCTGAGATTCGCAAAGGAATGCAGCAGCGCTTGGCTCACTTGCACGTGCGCTTGCACAACGAGATCCACTTCGAGAGGCAAATAAGCGCCCGTTAGTTGGGCCAGGTGTTCTTGCAGTCGGATCTTCTGCGCATACAGTCCCGTGACCCTTGCTACCCGATTCTGCTGCGTGGCCAGCCTCTCCTCTTGGAGGATCCTGTTGGTGAGGCGGGCGATGTCCGCCTTGGCTGCTTGTGTCTGTTGCTCGCGTTCTTGTTGCCGGGCTCCAATCGATTCGGCGGCCCACTGCTCCCTGACCTTGACGATGAGCTTCTTGGTCCGAAGATGCCCGACTCCATGCGCCTGCTGCATCGCCCTGACGATGGCTCGGGTGTTGTGGAACTGCGCCAGCAGCTCCGACACCATCTGCATCTGCGCTTCGTGCTCTTCCCTCGTCCAGATCTTGGGCTTGTTCGCTGCGAGGTATTCGGAGGCTTTCCTCCTCCCTTCCCTCTGCAGCTCTTCGGACAGTTGATGCTTGGGGGGACCGTTGCCTCTACCTGCTCTGCGCCTCATTCCTGGGTGAGGGTAGCAGGCGTCGTTGCCTTTTTCCGGATGACGATGGTATCGCAGGCCAGCTCATGGATCCGTCGAAGCATCTTGCGCTCCTCCGCTCGCTGCTTGGCGAAGTCCGCCAGGGCATCCGTCAGTTGCGCAAAGAGAACGCCCTCGGTAAGGACCCTGCGTAGTAGGTAGCCACGGATGCGTCGGTTCTGGAGGATGACGTTCTCCGCCTTCGCGATGATGGGGTCCGGGAGCAGCTCGAAGCATTCATCGGGTTCGAGGTGAAAGGGATTCATGTGCCGCTCTTCGTCGCCTCGTCTGCCAAAACCCCTCCGCAACGGCCCGACGTCTCCTCCAGCGCCGCCACGAGGGCGCGAAGAGGGGCGGCGTACATAAGTTGACTCGTGCCGTAGGCGTGTCGTTCGCATCGCCTCGTCCACCCATGGTAGGTGGCTGGCAAGTCGCACTCGCTGCACCTCGGCAGCGCATCGACGAGCGCCTTGGCGAGCGCGCGGAAGTCGGGGTTACTCATCGTCAAGCACCGCCTTCTTGAGGTTCTCCCACGCGCACGTCGGACAGATTGGCCGTCGCGGGATCAGCCGCTCCGACCATGGAGGCCCGACCGGCTCGCCGCATTTCCAGCAAGGGGCGTCGTCGGGCCAGGGACCGAGCTTCGGCGGAGCGGGCGAGTCGGGCTCGGTCATCGTGTTGCCTTCCGTTCGCACGCCTCGCAAAGCTCGATCTCGTCGAGCACGCAGCGCACCGTCTCGGCATGGGACGCCCAGAAGTTCGCGGCCTGCGCATCGCCGCTCTCCTTCGCAGCCGCCATTCCCATCATGTAGATCACATGCGCCTGTTCGAGGGCCATTCGTACGGTCCAGGTCACGGCGTGCCCTCCGGCTCTGCATGCGGCATTTTGGTCACTCCTTCGCGGGCGGGACCGATGCGTCCTCCCGTGATATCGCCTCGTCGTGTCCGTCTCTCTCCGCCGGTTCGCAATCGAATGCGATGCAACGGCCCCACTGGAAATCGGGTAGGCACGGCTCCCCATCGGCACGACCGCAGCCTATGCACACCGAGAACGGCGGCGTGTCCGCGCGCCGGACGATCGGGATACGCCGCAAAAGCTTCCGCATCTTCGCGACCTGCGCTTCGGCGGCGTCGAATCGCTTGGCATACGCGATCAGCAGGCCTGCGAGCTGCTCCGGGGTCATTGCCCGCACCTGCACTCGGCTTCGGAGTCCAGCATCGCGGGACACGGCGGGTGGTGACCGGGGCGCACGCGGGGCTTTTGCTGCTCGATTCGGAGGCGCGCCTCGAGCTCGGCCACACGCGCTCGGAGCCGATCGATCTCCTCGCACAATGCGAGGTTCGGCGTGACGCACACTTCGGTCATCTCCCCACCCTCGTGAACGCCGATGCCCTCTGCAGGCGCCAGCGCGTTGCCCTCGATGCGTGCGTCCGTCAGTTCCGCCTTCGTGTCGATCAGGTCGGTCATGGCTCCTCGAATTGCTTGTGTGCCCGACTGGCCACCGGCCCTATCGCTCCCTCGCCCTGGTAGTTGCCTTTGTACAGGGCCACCTCCCCAAAGAGCATGTGGAACCGCATCTGCGCTATGCGCATCCCGGCGTAAATGCGCACGGGATACACGGTCGTCACCTCTAGCGTGTACTGACCATCGAACCCTGGATCGCCGTAGCCGGCGGTCTGGTGCACCGACACGAAAAGTCTCCCGAGGGAACTCTTCCCATCCAGCACCGGTACGTAGTGGTCGGTGCGGACGCGCTCGCGCGTGTGCATCAGGTACCCCTCCTCTGGCTGAAGGACAAAGCCATCCTCCCCGATGGTCTCGTAATACATCCCTACAGGCCTTCGTATGTCGTACACGAAGCTAAAACCGGTGCCCCTTCTTGCACGGACCCACCCCACCTTGTCCCCCAGCGTCAGGTCGTAGCTCGCTGGGTTGATGTGCTTGGGTTCGAAGGGATCGATCGTGATGCGATCCGCGTTCACTTGGCGCTGTATCTCCGGTCCCGTGAGAATCATGGTCGCCTCTTGCCGCGATAGGGTTCTTCCAGCGCCTTGCGCACGGCTTTCTCTTCTCGCAGTGCGCTGTCCGGCGAACGGCAGCCGACGACGCGATAGGTCCTGCCGTCCCGCATGACAAACGTCATCGTCCAGGTGTCATCGTCCCCCTTGTGTATTCCCATCCTCGTCCCTTCCTCGCACGGCATACCTATCCACCCTCCTGTACCTTCCGTTCCACAGCGCCAGGGCACGCGCGTCGGGGCGATTGACCCGCAGCAGCTTGTCCCGCTGATACTGCTTCCGCCTCGCTCTCCTACGTCGCTCGCGCGTGGTGGGCGGGAGTGCCGCATCCCTGCACCCCCTGGTCCCCTCTTTTTCGATCCACCGGAGGGGATTGGAAACCCGGGTTTCCAATCCTCAGTCCTCGGGCGTTGAGTAGGCGAACGGGGGCTCGGCGTATGGAGTGACCTGTTTGGACCACGCCTCGAACAGGGTCGCGTCCGCCTTGCTGATGGTGACCTGTCTCGCCTCCCCCACCAGCAGCCCGTAACAGCTCTTGGGGAGCACGTGCCCGTTGCCGGTGAGGGTCGCTTCGAACGCCACGCCCACCGCCTCCCACCACACGGTGCTGTTCGCGTCCTCCTTGATGCTCACGAGCACGCGGTCCCCTCTCGCCTGCTCCCACGCCGCAATCCATTCGGGCTTGTACACGTCCCCCAACACGACCCAATCCACGAACTCGAGTGCCGCCACTCCAACGTCTACCGTCCCGAGCGCCTCTTCGGGCAAGCCCGCTGCTCTGGCCACCGCCCGCACCGCTATGAAGCTCTTGCTTCTTTCGTGTCGCCCGTATTCACCCTTGCTCGTGATGACCGCCGTCTGCACCGCCATCACGAACGCCGTGTGCCTGTTCATCGTTTTGCTCTTGCCGTGATCGGCAGCAGGAGTGGCGCGCGGGCCCGCCCAGGTTGGGCAAGGGGGGAGTCCCGGGTGCCAGGTACCGCGCGCCGCTGCTGCCGCCGATCGTGTTTTGCTTTAGAACCTGCCGCTTTCGATGAGCTCTATCACCGCATCGAACGCTGCCACTCTCCCGGTCTCGTGCTCCTTACTACCCCATTCCGCTCTTTCCAAATAATCCGCCGTCCCCCGTCTCCACGCCTTCACCGTCTTCAGCACCGCCTGGAGTGACTTCGTCTTGTCGCGCTGTTCGGCTCTCGTGCCGCACTCGTGACACTTTGTTGCTTTCGCTCCGCACGAGCAAAAGGACGCTGCTGTCTTGGCGATGACGAGCACCCCTCCGCTCGTGCACGCCTGGCACATATGCACCAGGCGTAGCCTCCCCTTCTCGACGACGTACGCCAACTTCCCCACCCGGTACTCGCCCCCGCACACCTTGCACTGCCTCATCTTCCCCTTGCCCTTCGTCCCCACCGCTGGCCTCCTCCCCCTTTAGCGTTGCTTCGCCCGCTCCACGAGCGGCCCTGTCACCCACACTGGCATCTCCTCGGTCACCTCGTCGTCGCTCGGCCACGGCTCGCATGGCGGAACCGACTTCAGCTTCACCGTTGGCGTCTCTCCGAGCCAATCGAGCACGCTGTCGACGCTCTCGCGGTCGATGACGTCACCGCTATTCATCCCCACCCCGCGTCGCGCGGGAGTCGCGTGCGATGCATCCACACCCCCCGCTTTGCCTTGTTTTCGTATCTCTTGATCTCGTCCGCATGCTCCCAGTTGGTCCAGTCGGTGAGCCTCGTCCCTATGCTCCCGTTCTGATTCATGCGGTAGACCATCCACCACACCTGCCACACGGTTTCATCCCCCCTTCTTGTCGCGCAGCTCGAGCAGCTTCCCGAGCGCTTGGTGCAGCCACCGCGCCTGGACCTCCGTCATCGTCACGATCTCGTTCAGGGACGAACGCATCGTTTGCGCTGTCGGTCGTTCACTCGTCGCCCGTGCCTCCTCCAACTCCACGATCCCGAACTCGTCGGAGTACACAAGCCGCAGCCACATCGGCTCGTTCGGACTCGGATACAGATCCGGGTCGTACCGCCTCCAATCGAACTTGGTCGCCGTGGTGTACTTCTGATGCACGATCTCCTTGGTCATGTTCCCTTGCCCTTCCGATTGGAAACCCGGGTTTCCAATCCCCTCTGTCACAAGGGACCCACGGACTTATGGGGCCCCGTCTCGGGTCTCCTGGCCTGATCCAGGATCGGGTTCCGCTCAATTACGGATGACTCAAGACGCTGTTCATCGCCCGTGGGCCCCTTGCGACAGGCGAACCCTCCCCCTTTTCCTCGGAGGGGGGCTCGCCGGCCATTCTCTTTTGCCGTTTCCTGGCCTACAGCAGCGTCCCTGCGAGCCTCTCGAGGTCCAGCCGTACCTCCGGGTCCTCCGTGTGCCGCGCCACCCAGCTGATGGCGTTGCTCGCGCGCCAGGCCGTCTCTCCGCCCGGTAGGTTGATGACGTCCTCCCCGGCGAACGCCTCGACCACTGCCTTCTGCTGCGCCTTGGTCAAGTCCTTGGTGGCGGTCTGCAACTGGCGCTTGCTGTACTCCTGTTCGTTGGCCTTGCGAATCTGCTCGACGATGCGATTGCGTCCCGCCGGCCCGAGCACACCCCTGACAACGTCCTGCAGCGCGCTGACGCTCGCCGCCGTGTCGAGGCGGTAGGTGCGGTCGCTGAACTCGATGTTGTCGGCCAGCTTCCCGCCCAGGTGCACTTGCCTGAGCACGTTTTCGGTCGTCGCCCCGTTCAGGCATGCGACCCGCAGAAGAAACGCGCGGAACCCGTGCACACCGTTGCCGTAGTCGCTGTTGCTCCATTCCCCCCCGACCACGACGAACTCACCCGCGGTGGGCTCGAGAATTTCGGGGTGGATGATCTTCAGGGCGGTCCGCGTCTCGGTGGCGCTCCCGCCGATGGGCAGGGCCCCTACCGCTTGGGCCTCGCGCACCAGCGCGTCCACGAGCGGTCGGCTGTCGAGGCGGCGATATTTGTCGCTGAGCCACCCTCGCATCTGCCCGCCCACGCTCCTGACCAGCACCCGCTCTTCCTCGACATGCCCGTAGTGCTCGTTGAGCACGTGCGCCGCCAGCTCCTGGCGCCATTCGCTGCCCTCGGCGAGCTCCTTCAGGTACCGGCTCGGCACGTTCGCCTTCGCCGCCAACTGCCCCAGGGCGTAGTCGCTGGGCACATAGGCATCCTCCCCGATGACGACCGCCACGCCCTTGTGCTGCCCGGCCGGCACCTCGAAGTGCACCGCCCGAGTACGCACGATCTGGTCCTTGGGTTGGTCGCGCTGGATGCGCTCGATGACCATCCCTGCCTCGCGCGCTCCCCGGTCCACTGCCTTCTGGAGCACCGCGCGGTACTTGTCCGCGTCTCGGCCGGTCGCCTGCTGAAACGTCTCGAACGGATTCATGCTCGCTGCTGATGTCATGGTCGTTTCTCCCTTGCCCTTGGTCTCTTCAGCACCCGCCCTACGGGTGGACCCGACATGGTGTCGGGTTTCGACCTTTGCTCACCGCTCCACTTGCGCGACGTTCGCCTGCAGCTCCGGGCTCCACCACACCCGACAACGCGATCCGTCGATCGTTACGTACCCAATGGGGTACTCGTCGCCTCTTGGCGTAACCACCTTCGTTTCCCAGTCATCATTTCTGATGCTCCAATGCACCGCGATGTCCCCTTTCGCCACGAACGCGTAACCGCTCTCCAACTTTTGCTCGGTCTTCATCGCCGGAACCCCCTGATCCCGAACCGGTACCCGATGGGCTCCGCTCCCGCGAGCGTGTCGGTGCGGTCCCGGTCCCTCCAGCTGTCCAGGCTCACGTCCACCGTGTACTCCACCAGCCCCGGGAACCCCGCGGGGATGCCCTGCGCGTCGCAAGCGCGCATAAACCGCCACGCCTCGTCGCGCGTCTTGAATGCGTAGGTCGCCGTGTCCGCCCGCTTCGTCGTCGCCGTCGCCCGTTTCATCGCTCTTCTCCCGCGTCGATGATGTTCTGCGCGTCTTCGCGCAGGTCCCGCCAGACCTCCTCCGTGGTCATGTCGATCTGCTTGGCCAACCGCCTGACGCTCCGGCCGAACCGGTCTGCAGCTTGTGGGCTGATGAACCCCGCCACCATCCAATCGGCCAACCCCTGCGCCAGTTTCTCTCGCTCTTGTCCTGCGTCCATCGTCCCCTTGCCTCCCGTCGTGCTCACAACAGACATAATAATCCTTTTGCTTAGGTTGGCAAGGGGAAAAGTTTTGGACGTCGTTTTTTTTTCTCCCCCCGGTGGGTCACTCTCCTTCCGCCGCTTTGTGCACGTGGGGTTCCTGGGTATCCGCGTAGACGTACAGCGTCTGCTCCGATTCGTCGCCGTACCGCAGCGTGACCTCTACGCACGTCCGGAACCCTTTCCGGCAGTTGCTCTCGCTGCACGTGTCGGCGCGCACGATGCGCGTCGCGACTCCATACCAAATGATGCCCCACTCGCCGCCCTTCTGAACGTGCTCCAACTCCATCGTCATCCTTTGGTCCAGGGCTAGCTTCACCCGATCGTGCACTCCGTACGCATGCGTGTTCGGACGAGTATGTTCCTCTACGTCGTACGCATCCATCGGCTGGTACCCAATCCTTATTAGGTTCTCCACGACGGCCTTCTGATTGGTGTCCTTCGCCACCTGATTGACGTTCCTCCCGTCCCGGGCCGCCCGCTCGTAGTCGGGCACGAACCGAATGACGTACTCCCGGCACCGTTGTGCAAACAGCACCTGCTTGGCAGCAAGTATCTCCGCCCGCTCCTTCACGTACCTCTCCCACTCCGCGTATCGCTGCTCGTAGGTGGCAATCGCCAGAGCGAGCGGTCCCGCGCGCACCCCCGCCATTCGCGCCACGATCCGTTCGTCCTCGCGTAGCGACTCGCCGAGATAAATACCCTTTGGTCCGTTCGACGTCATCACCGGACGCCCATGTGAGTGTCCCGAGCGTTCGTGTGTGATGTCGCCATTCTTGTCCGTGAAGTAGGGCCGCTCCCCGCTGTCCGTGATCCAGTCAGTCACCGGCTTTTCGAGCGCCATCCTGATGATCTTTTCCCCCTCCTCACGACGCTTCTTCTCCGCCGCCTGGCGCTTCTCAGCCATGGCTTCGATCGCCTGGAGCACAGCCTCTACGCTCGGTGCGCTCACCTCCACCTCGACGAGGTGACCGCTCTCCGTGCGGCACCCTACCGTGTGGCTATTGGGGAACGCTTCCAACGTCTCCTTCGCCGCCTTGCTGAGAAGCTTTACGTGCTCGTCGTACAGCACGATTTCGTCCCGCCCGTACTTCGACTTCCCTGCCTCGAGTGCAGCCTTGAGCCTGATGTTCACCGCAACGGTAACCTGCTTCATATGCGTACTCCTCCGCGCGAGCTCCGTGCCCGCGCGCTGCCCCCGAAGGCTGATCCCTCTGAGGCAACACGCGACCGCGGAACTACTTGGAGCGCAGCGTCAGATTGCAAGCCGTCGCGACGCCATTGATCGCGACGAGGTACCCGAGCGCCACGAACGACAGCCACGCGATGTGGCTCGCGACCATCGTCCCCTCGAGCAGCACGACGAAGCCCGCCGCCTTCGCCCCATTCGAGAAGGCCAGCCTCCCCCACGTGAACACCGTCCGCGCGCTGTAGAGCAGCCCGCCGCCAACGAGGTACGTGGGCAGCTGCGCCCAGAGCGCCTCGGTTGCGTGGATCTCGTAGTGGGCCACGACGAAGGAAGCGAGTGGCACGATCCCACCGAGGCAGAAGCCGAGAGCCGTGGCGAGGCGGTTGTGAGACTTGAGGGCCGTGCGCACTTGCGCGACAACGCCGGGGGTCTGCGTGGGGCGCCTCACGGCCGGTCCCCCTCCCTGACCACAAACAGGCGTGTCATGTCGTTGAGATCGGGCCGATAGTACGAAGGGGAATTGGGAGGGTAGCAATCCCACTGCACGGATACCGCACCTTGGCGGGTTACGTATTTGACAGTTCCAAGGGACGCCGCTTGCTGCCCCGGCCCACCGTTTCCGTACATCCATGCCACACGATCGCCAGCCTTGAGCGCCGTTCGTACTTGGTCGACCACCCCCGGCTCGATGCGCCGGTTCACGAGTCCACCGCCGCGTTGTAGCGCCAGACGTATCCACCCTTCCTGATGAGGGGCTCTGCTATCTCTCGCTGTTCGTTCCAACGGTGGCCACACTCACACCGCTTCGCCAGTCTGTCGACTCTGACCAGCAGCAGCTCAACGTGTAGTGAGCCGCACTCGGGACATCCCTCGGGGCCCATCACCGCCCCCCACTATCGACCGTGCCCAACACGAGGATTCGCCTCCCGTGCGTTCCCTTTCGCTCGCTGACGGCGACGCCCGCCCGCTTCAGCCGGCTGAGCAGGTTCGTGCGGCTGCGTGCGTAGTGCACGCCGTACTTTTTCGCCTTCCCTCGTAGGGTTGAGCCGCTGAGGCTCTCCAGCCCGAGCACTACCCCCCGCTGGTAGCTCCCCCGCGTGCACGCCAGAGCCGTCTCCAAAACCGCCCCATCCACGTCTGCCCACTTGCCCATCGTCTCACCCTCGCTCCCCGGGCTCATTGCCCGTCTCGTCGAAGCTCCATCGCTTCAACAAGGGAGAGTATGAATCTCTTTGCGTAGGTTGGCAAGAGGAAAAGTTCTGGGGGTCTTACTTTTTCTCCCTCGGTCGCCGTTTCCCGCAATCTGCGCATCGCAGGACCTTCTTTTCCAGCACCCAGCTCCGGCTCCCGCACCCGGGGCACTGTACCTGCCACCAAGAGCCCTCCCTCGGGGGCCTTGGCTGCCTCCTGGGGGCCTTGGCTGCCTCCTGGTCTGCCCTGGTCCAGTGCTTTGGGTGCTTGTCCTGGTGTCGCTCGGTGAGCTCCCGTACGAGCGGCGTGAGCTCCTGCAGCGCCCTCTCGTACCCCCTGTTGGAGTACTGTCGGTCGTCGACGAGCGTCCCCTCGTAGTAGGCGTCGACCAGAATCGCGATGCACGCGAGCACATGACCAAGGTGGTGCACCTTGCTGTCGCTCGCTCTGTCCTCGCCTTCGTACCAGAGCGCCAGGTGTCGCATGGCCGCTTCGACGTATATGGTCGCGAGCACCGGTGTCGCTCGCCAATTGGTCCGCCCGTACTTCTCCTTCCCATCGAACAGCGCGAGGCTCCCGACCAACGTTGCCACCGCGGGCCAAAGCGCGAGGGGTGCTTTCGTCTGCCCGATAACGTCCTTCGGATTACGTCTGTCGACGTTGCGTCGCTTCACGTCCCCCTCGGTGGCATCGGATCGTTGAGCGTGTCTCGGTGCAGGTGCAGCCGCGCGAACGTCGAGATCCACGTCCGGAACTGCCCGCTCATGCACATGCGCTTGAAGGCTTTGGGCACCGTTGTGCACCCGGGATGCGTGCACTCCCCGCCCACCTCCGCCTCTTCCGGGATGTGCGTGATGGGGTCGATCTCCCGCTCGTAGTAGTACCCCTTGACGTGCGGGGCCCATGACGGTGACCACTCGTGTCTCGTCCCCATCCGACTCAACTCTCTTCCCTTGTGAGCACCATCACCTTCTTACCTAGCTTCCTCGCCCACGCATCCATCGCCTCGGCACAACGTAGCGCCTCCGCCAACTTCTCCGGGTCCTCTCCCGCTTTCCTTCGAATCTCCACCCACAACCGTACGAGGGCCCCCGCGTGTGGATCTCTGCCCAAGAGCACGAACATCGGTTCGTCTGGCTCTGCCCTCGTATAACAGTCGTACGCGCCCGGGTTGTTCTTCGTTGCCATTGGTCAGCTCCTCTCGAACAACTCCATCGTCCGTGGAAAGCACCCTTTGAGAATCTGGTGCAACGCTGTCGCGTATTCCCGGATCTCCTGCTGCGCGGTGGGGGCTTCTCGAAGCGTCAGGAACGCCATCCAATTGCGCAGGTTCGCGCTCGCCCGCATCCGGCTGTAGCGCCCAACCGGCAGGACAAGACGCGCGAGCTCCTTGGGCACGCCCATCCTCAATGCTTCTCGGTAGTTCCCCTCCGCGAACTCGTAGAACCCCCGTAGGTGATCGCGGTAATTGATGGCTCCGTCCTCGGTGAGTGTTTCCGCACCGTCGACAGTTCCCGCCTGCTTGTTCTGCTGTCTGCTGTTTGCCACGAGTCGATCAACCGTTGGCACGTACGCGAAGTCCGGTAGCGGAGCGTACCTGGCGCTCATCTCACTAAACGACTGCGTTCTGTGCCGATGCCATTCACGGAACACGAAGATCGGCGCCTGCACTTCGAAGATCGCTCCCGCGAACTCGAACGGTGTCGCGTGGTGATTGGTCCAGAGATACTTCAGCAGCTTTTCGTCACCGCTCTGCATCTCATCGCCCCACCCCTGGAAGCCCTTCTGCGTGCTCTGTCGCGCGGCTTCGATGATCTTCTCGTCGCTCCCCCAGTGCTCCACGAGTCCGATGTACCCGTGGTCGAGAACCTTGTTGTAGATCACGCTCGTCTCCCTCGCTTCCGGCTCTCCGTGAGCCACCCGAGCCACTGCACTTGAATCGTCGTACCCCCACCCTTTCCTCGTAGCGTGTTCACCTTCCACTTCTTACGCCGCAGCCTCAGCGTCTCGATGACGATGTTCGCCCACGGTGGCAGGGCCGCTCCCCTCGGCAACTCCAGATTCAGCTTCCCCGTCTGGTGGAAGTGTTTCTTGTAGCTGCGCACGAACTCCGCCGTCCCTCGGATGGCCGCATTGTGCACGGTCACCATGTTGTCCACTTCCTTGCGCACCTCTCGCGTCCCCGGTGAGATGTCGTTGACGACGCTCTCCCCGATAACGCTCCCGATGACCCGACTAAGACGCCGCAGGCCCATCCGGGTAATTCTGCTGCTTTAGCAATTCGAGGCTAAGTCTCGTGCGCTCCTCTTCGAGCGCCTTGGCTAACTTCTGCATCTCGACCAGGTCCGCATTCGCCTTGGCGGTTGCCGCCTTGCTCGCCTCCAGCTGCCGCTTCAGGGCCGCGTTCTCCATGCTCGTAACTTGGTGCTTTCTTCGCTCCTCCTGCAGCTGCCGTTGCACCGCCGCCGTCTGCTCGCTGAGCTCACTGAGCGACCCTCCGTACCCATCGATGAGACACGTGACGGCGTTGTGGAAGAGTACCGGGGTAACCCTACGTCCCCCCGGTTGGGGGTTTGTCATCGCTTGCTGCGGTGGGATCGATTGCGATGGTGCTGCTTGCTCCGGCTCCGCTTGCCCCGCTTCCCTCGCCGCTGCCAGCTCCCGTCTCCTCGCCTCGAACACCTCGTCCACCGTCTGATCCACCATGTTTTTTCGCCTCCTCCTGCAGTCCCATGAGTGCCTGCATTTGCGTATGCAGAATCTGGGTAATGATCGCCAGGTACATCCCCCTCGCGACTCCGCTTGCCGCTGCCAGTCTCGCGCTCACCTCCATGACGTTCGTGACCATGAGCTGCAAGTTTGCGAACGTCTGCACCTCCTTGTCCGTCAACGGCACGAACGTCTCCGAGTCCTTGACGATAAAGGCGTCTCCCGTGTCGAACTCGACGATGGGTACGCGTACCGGCCTGCCGTTGATCTTCGACACATAGTGGTCTGCTTCGTCCCCTGCGTAAAAGCGCACGGCCATGCCTATGGTGCCGGTCTCCACGTGCATCAGCCACCACCGCTCTTGCGCCGCCTCGCTAGGACTGTTCGCCTTGCCCTTGGTCATGTTTCCTCCGTCGCGAGCTCGTCTAATGCCGCTCCCCTTCCGACGATCTCCTCCGCGTCGCCTAGGAGTACGTTCGGCCCGTTGCGCCACCCCGGGTCCATCTCGTCTGCGATATCCTCGGGAGTGGGGGTTCTCCTGGCCGGATGCTCGACGCCTCCGCGCTCACTCGCCTCGTACCCCCTGACCCACCCGCTCTTGTACGCCTCGTTGGCCAGATGAATGGCGAACGCGATCCAATCTCCCCGTGTCGCCTTTGGGCACTCGTTGGCGAACAGGAACGCGTGATCGACCAGTCGTCTCGGCGGCTCCGGCCCCTCGTAGTACCGGCGCAGGTGCCGTTCGAGTCTCTGCCTCCACCACCGCCCTAGCCTTGTCACGACCAGAGTCTCTCGTACTCCGGCCCCACTTTCTGGGGGTCGTGTTCGGCGAGCACCATCTTTCCCGCCCGCTGCATCTGCCTCCTTGGGGTCAGCTGCACCGCCTCCACCAACTCCTCCGTGTTCGCCACCGCCAACGCCGTCTCCCCGTGCCTGACGACTCCTTCCCCCGTGACGAGCCACTTCCTGTTGACGACGAGTATGGCCCCCGCATCCCACGCCTCCAGAAACGTGTACTGCGTCCCGTCCCCATCCCCCGCAATAGCACTCAGGTCCACGCAGTACCTGGCCGTCTCCGCAATCCGCACGGCTGCGTCGAGCTCCGCCGGATACGTCCCCCGGTACTGTTCCCTCCACCGTGGATACGAGTGGTCAAGTTTGTGATGCGCATACATCCCGTTTTCCGCCCCGTAGATGATGATGCGCTTCTCTTTGGGGAGTCTTTCGTTCGCCCGTGCGATCTCGGTGGTGTGCTTGTCCCAGTCCACCCGTGAGATCGCCACCGCATTCACTACTCGAGGCATCCCCACTGTCGCCTGCTGCACATACGGATGCCTGATGAACACCGGCCGAATGCCTTCCGCCTCCAGGTGCCTTCGGTTCGACTCCCTGACGATAACCGTCTGGTGACGAGAATCGGTCCTGAGCGCCTCGAACATCTTCGGCGAAAGCTCCGTTGGATCGTGGATGACGACGTGTGCCCCCTCTGCGATGAGCTCCTCGGCTACCCCCACGTTCTTCGGGCCCACCGCCGTGATGATGCTTCGGGTGCCCCCGGCGATGATCTTCGCCTCGAGCCGATCCACGTTCCGATACGTCAACCCTCGTCCGTAATCCCGCTGTCGTGTGGGTGGCTCGCTTCGCTGCCCCACCTTGTACAGCGCCACTTCGTACCCCATCGTCCGCATGGTCAGGGCCAGGTGCGCCGTGAACGTCACCCATCCTCCAAAGCGCGGCTCCGCCAAATAAAAAAGCGCCAACGTCTTCACAACCGTTGTTTCCCTCTGAGCTCGTCCAGCTGGTCATGCCGGCAGTGGCTCATCTTCTCCCGGAAGTAGTAGACGACCGATATCCGCTCGAACCCCGGTTGCGTCTCATACGGATCGGTGACGCCGTGCCACTCGTGTGGGTTGAAGAAGATGAGGTCCCCGTCCTGCATGTCCGCCGCCACGCGGTACTCCGGGAACGTCAGCCACCCTCCTCGGTACTGCCCTTTGCGGCTGACGCTCAGGCACCCAAACCCCTGCTTGTAGTCGCCTGCATCCTTGTGGATGCGCCCGTACACATTCCTGTTCACCGTCAACGTGCTGTAGGGCGTCCCCTGGATGACGTACTCCTGGGGCGCCTGCTTCGCGACGTACGCTTGCCTGGTGTACCGCTCCGGCAACTCCGCTTGGAACTCCTGGGCGACGTACTGCGCCAGCGGCACGATGCGATTCCACGCCTCCACTTCCCTCGCCGTGAACATCGTCGCTCGGCAAAACGGGAAGCGACCCCCCTGCTTGTCGAAGTACCCGATGACCACACTGGCCACCGGCTGCGTACGGGTACTTTTCGCCCGCACCCCATCCGGCCCCACTTTCGCCACCCGCGGTTGCCCTGCGTACTTCCCTCGGTTCGTGCTGCCGTACGCCTCCGCTGCATGTGCCAGGGTCGCTCGCGTCGACTCCACCAACTCCTCGGGTATCGCTCTTCTCCTGTACAGGATGAGCAGCTCTCCGTCCGGCTTGAAGACGTCACAGTCCCGATTGACCAGCAGCGCCACGTCGTCCTCGGTGACGGGCCCTCCCTCGCGCTTCTCGATTCCGCTCGCTCTACTGCGCAGGTGCACGCGAAACACGGCGCATCGCCTCCAGTACCCTCTCCGGCTTGGTCTCTCCCGAGATGACCCCGAGGGCCTTCTCGAACTCCGTGTGTTGCTTCTCGCTGTAGTACAGCTGCACGACGCGTTGGTGCTGCGCCTTGCCGCTCGGCATGTCGATGCTGCCGGGGGGTGGAGGTTGTGCGTCGATGCCTTGCTCGAGAGTGTTGCTCTCCTCCTCGGCCATCATCCGCATGTACTCCTCCCCTTCGATACCGAGCTCGAAGGCAAGATCCTCCACTTCCATCTGCGGTTCGATGCCGCGCACGAGCATCGCCAGTTGCCGCTTGTCGAGCTGACCATGTCGGTAGATGAACTTGAGCGTCAGCGCCTTGGCTTGCTCCTCGGTAAGGCCATCGATCACCTGCATGGGCCCCATCTCCATGCCGAGATCCCTCCCGACCATCCACCGATGCTCCCCATCGATGATGACGTTCCTCGGGTTCCCTTTCTCGTCCTTGCCCCAGACGAGGAGGGCTTGGCTACTCAGCCACCCTGCCGACTGGATCCCCTTTCGGAGACTCCTGAGCATATACGGCGTCATCTCGTTGGGGTTCCACGTATTGGGCCGCACGCTGTTGAGCGGCAGCAGCTTCACCTCCCCGATGACTTTCACCTGCTGTTCGGGCTTGCGCGCCTTTCTCGTTTTCATGTCGCCTTCGCCGCCCGCTTGACGGCCTCGAACACCGTCGTCGACAAGTCCTTCGTGCCCCACTTCTTCGCGAGCGCCAGGGACATCGCATGGAACTCCTCGTACTGCTTCGGGCTGAACTTTAGCTGCACCGGTTTCACTTCCTGCACCGGCTTCTCCGGCTCGATGCTCGCCTCTTCCATGGCTAGGTACTTCACCAGTTCCCTTTCGGGGATTCCCAGGTCGAGGGCCCTGGTCCCTTCGTCCATCGCCCCCTCCAGCGTCTTGAGCACGAGCGCCATCTTCTCGTCGTCGGGCTGCCCGCGCTTTGCATCGAGCTTCACGGTCAGCGCCTTGGCCTCCACCTCCGTGATCCCGTCCAGGAACACCATCGGCCCGAGCTCCAAGCCGAGCTCCTTCGCGATGCCGTGCCTTTGCTCACCATCGATGATGAGGTTTCGCTCTTTACCTTTTTCGTCCTTCCCCCACACCGTCATCGACTGACTGACCAGCCACCCATCGTGCACGAGTCCGTACTTGATGCTCTCGCGCTCGAAGGCCGTGAGCCGGTTCGGGTTCCACCCATTCGGCTGCACACTCGCGAGCGGTCGCAGGACCACCTTACCCACGATCCTCGGCACGTCAGGTACCGGTGTGGCTGCTGCTGTTTTCTTTCTCATCGTTTTGCGCCTCGCCGCCTTGTTGTACCACCCCCGTTCACGAAGCGCGGCGCCGCACACGTAAGCATCTGCTTCGCCGGCACCAGCGTCACCTCATGATGCCTGGGCACTCCGTACGTGAGCGCAAGCAGATGTCGATAGGGTGCCGGCAGCACCACGTACCACTCCTTCTTGTTCTGCCGGAGCCAAAGCATCGGTTCCTTCTTCATCTCCTTGGCTTGCCCCTCGGCCTGCGTCCACCAAGTCCAAACGGGTGACTGCTTCCCGGTAACGAACTGGACCCAGGACCAGTCCTCCCTCCGCTTCACCTCGACGCTGAAGGGGAAGGTATTGGCCGTCGTCATAACGTCCCCTGAGGCTTGGAACTCCCCCCGTAGCTTCGGCCCGCCCCACCCTCCGCTGAGGGGCGTCCGCACAAACTGGCACCCGGGCTCCACCGCCTGCCACCAGGCACCCAGCAGCGCCGCCACTTCCCTCTCCGCCTCGCTGCCCTTGCGCCGACCCAGCGTCACTTCCGTTGCCCTGGCTCGTAGTAGCCCTGCACGAGCTTCGCCTGGTGCTCTCCTTCGTCCGGTGTCGCTACCAACGTGTCTGCCCATTCCGCAATGGGCTTTGCATCATCGAGCGGACGCTTCGGGTGGCGGAAGGTCCCCGCCTGCACGAGTGCCAACGCTGCCTTCTTGTTGACGGCGTACACGTAAAAGTCGAGCACCTGCACCCCCTGGTCGGGCTCGTTGTGCATCGCCGTCACCTTCCACCGTGGTGGCGTCACCTTCGTTCCCATCGCCTTTCGCAGCTTGTCGGGTGGAAACGTTTCCCACTTCCCCCGTTCGTTGTGTGCGACACCGTTGGGCTTCTCCGTCTTCATGTGACCACCCTAACCTCGCTTCGTCCCCCGCGTCCCGTGATCAGGATGCTCCCTGGCAGGGTGTCGAGAGCCGCTGCGTGGTGCGCGACGACGAACGCTTGATCGAACCCCGCCGCCTTCAGCATCCCGGGTAAGTGCCTACCGACGCTCCCCCGGTGCTCCTCGTCCAGGTGCCCGAACGGCTCATCGATGCACGCCGTGGTCCAGGGATTGGAAACCCGGGTTTCCAATCTCCCCCTCAGCCACCGGCTCGCCCCCAGTTGCAGCGCCAACCCGGCCAGGTCCTCCGCCCCTCCGCTTCGCCCGAATTGAAACTCCAACCTGTTGACGGTATTCGGGCCCCGGGGGGCGTGGCACCGCTGACACTCCTTCACCTTCGCGCTGTCCGGGAACGGCATCCCGCACGCGTCGCACGTCCTGGCCAGTCCCTTCCCCTGCTGCTCCCAGCTCGCCTCGACGCGCAGCCCAATGCCGCACGCGCCCAGCACGTGGTCGTTGGCCACCTCCTGCACGATCTTGAGCACGCCTTGCGCCAGCCTCCTCTGGGCTCCCTGCCGCCCCAGGATGGTCGCCGCCTCGCGCCTGGCCTGCTGCTCCTGACCTAGCGTATTGGCGATATCCCGCATCCTCGCCCTGGTCATTCGTAGCGCGTTGATCCGCGCCATCGTCGTCGCCAGCTTCTCCGCCCTGACGGTCACCTCTTGGCGCAGCCGCATCGCCTGATCCAGTGCCCTGTTCGCCGTCTCCCGCGATTCGGTCATGTCGACGTTCCCCGCCCGACACGTCGCCACGTACGCCGGCTTCAGATTCTCGAGTCGCTGGCGCATCCCCTGCAGCCTTCCGTGGTCCCGGTCCGCCGCCTGTCTGATGGCCTCGTAGTGATTCTTCTCCCGCATCCACCGCTGCACCGCTTCCGCCGCCTGCTGCACCTGCGTTGTCACCTCACGAGCGGCTGCGGTGTTCTGCTCGGTACGGCGATTGATCTCGTCGGTAGCGGGGCACTGTATACCCGCCACGGGACACCGTCCGTCAAACTGCCCTCGTGCCAGCTGCTGCAGCTGCCCGAGGCGTCGGCTCTGCGCCGCGTGGCCCATCTGCGCCTCCAGGTACATCTGCTCCACTTGCTTGGCGTGCTTTGGGTCCGGCGCTGGCTTCGCTTGCCGTTCCAACAAGACGATTGCCTGTTGCAGTTCCTCGTATTCGCGTTGGACGGCCAAACCCCGTTCCCTCTCCGCACACGCTTCCACCGCCAACCGTGTATCTAGCAACTTTGCCTCTGCGTGCTTTAGTTGCACTTCCAACTCGTCGAGCTTCGCCTCCATCTCCTTGAGCGACTGCCCTTCGCTGAGGGCTCTGTCTTCCTGCTCCGAGACTTGGATGGCAGCGTTGAGCTCCTCGAGCGCCTTGGACACCTGCAGTAGCTTCCCCCGGTTGCTCTCCTCCGCTCGCTCCAACCTATTGAGCCCCGCCCACCCTGCAACGATGCTCGTGCGCTCTTCGGGCGCCATGAGCACCATGCGCGCGAGCTGACGCTGCCCGAAATAGCAGCTCGCCTCGAAGTCCTCTCGCGTCAGGCCCATGACCTTCACGATGCACTCTTGCGCATCCTCTTGCGCGAGCACCGTTCCTCCGCGTGCCACCTTCAGCCGCGTTGTCTTTCCGCGCGTGCGCTCGCGCGCGATGTGCAGGTCTCCGAACGCGAGCTCGACAGCGCCTTCCTTTTCGCCGTCGGTGATCCAGCTGTCCTCGTACCGATGCCGGTGCACTCCGTAGAGAGCGAACCGAATCGCTTCGAGCAGGCTCGTCTTCCCTCGCCAGTTGCTGAGCCCCGGGTTGGTCTCGTCGCGTGCTACGACGGCGTACGCCACCTTGCGCAACTCGAGTTCGTGCTCCCCTCCGAACCGCATCCAGTTGCGCAGCGCCAGAAACGAGATGCTCACGCGTCGACCAGCTCACGGAGAATTACGTCAATCTCCCTATCCTCATTCCCCACCAACAGCCCCAAGATCCTCCTCCTCGCTGCTTCGATTCTCTTCGGGTCCTTGATCGCCTGGCGTTGCTCGACGAGCTTCGTCATCTCCCCCTGCAACTCGTCTACCTGCCTTTGCGCATGGTCCCGCTCTTCGAACAAACTCCGCAACTGACTCTCGAGTATCACGATCAAGCCAACCTTCTCGATTCGAAAACCTGACTCGAGTTCTGCCACCCGCTCCTTCAACCGATCGATCTCTTCCACGAGTGCAAACTCGAGACTCATAGCCCCGCCTCCGCCATCGCCTCTTCGACGACCTTCGCGAGCAACTCGCGATTCTGCGTATTCGCCTCCGCCACCATACTGGTCACCAGCTCCCTTTCCCCCACCGCCAGCTCCGCCTCTTGCCGCGCTTGCTCCCGGACCACCGCATCTGGCGCTGTCGACCTATCGATGCGTACGGCCGCCGCCCCGTTCTGCAGGAGCACTTTCTTCAGGGCCTCCGCGCGCTCCTCGCCTCCGGGTGGTGGCTGCAGTCGAATGATCTCCCCTTGTAGCTTCCCCTCCGGGTCGACCACCGCCCAGTCCCCGATCCCCTTCCCATCGGTCCAGCAGAACGCCGAGGGCGGCACCGTCCTCAGTCTCCGGGTCCCTCGTATCTCGACCGCCGTCACCTTCGATTGGAAACCCGGGTTTCCAATGTCCACGACGACGTAAGGATCGATCGACCTCTGCACCTTGTGCCGGCCTCCCACGTCACGCCTCCACGAGGAGATACCCGGGGGTGTGCTTCTCCTCCGCGAACGTCAACCGAGCCACACTCCCCGGGATGTGTATGACGTACTCCTGCCCCGCCGGCCTGAAGGCTTGTCGTCGGTGGTAGTGCCCGTTGATGACGATCTTCGGTCCCGTCAACTTCCCCACCTCCTCCACCGGAAAGACCACCTCCCTCCCCCGCGGCATCTCCGTTGTCTCCTCCCCGGGCTGCACGCCTGGGATATGCAGATGTCCCAGTACAAGGATTGGGCGTTCGCTCCGTTTCGCTCTCTGCTCCGCCGCCGCCTTCACCTGAAAGACTGGGTCGTACGCGTGACTGGTCGCCGTATAGGGCAACCCCAGCACGTCCACCCACGTGTCCTCGTGCTTGTCGAGCTGCATGCTCCAGACGCCCGGTTGCTGGAACACGTAGATTCCGTGTGGCATGCCTGCCATCGGGTGCAACACCGTCTGCCCCGTCCCCGTCTCCTGCACGTCGTGATTGCCCGCCACGCAGATGACTCTGATGTGGTGGTGCCTGAGGATCGTGCTCGCCTGCACCATCATACCCAGCGCCGCTATGACAGCCACCGGCTCGTCCGGGTCGCAGAGATCGCCGGTAAAGATCCAGGCATCGGCGTGGTGATTCACCGCCGCGTACACGCTCTCCGTCACCGCCGCTTGGATCTCGGCTGCGCGTGGCACTCCGCACGTCTTCCAGTCGTGATGCAAGTCGCTGACGACGACGAACTTCATCGTTCGACCACTTCCCCGTCCGCCGTGATCTCCACCGGTGGATGCTCTTCGAAGTGCCTGCGTACTTCTGTCTCGAGCAGGAAGAGCTTGTCCTTGGCCACGGGTCCGCTGAGCGCACGCACGGCTGCGTGCTCCCCTTGCCATCGGCTGCTGGTGGTGGCCCCTGCCCACGTAAGCCAACTCCCCTTCGTGCTGACGATATCGAACCGCCGTGCCAGTTCGACGACGTCCCTTGCCCGGTCATACCCCTCCGGCACGAGCACTCCATTCGAAGTGTGGAAATAGAACTGCGTCTCGCGGTCCTCCTTCCCCCCGACTTTCGTTTTCTTGATCGTGCCCAGGTGCCTCTCCCCGTACACCTTCCTGGGTTCTCCGGTGTCGCCGCCTCCGTCCCCGACCCACTTCGCCCGCTCGATGCGCACGACCAGGCTCGCGTCGTAGTAGATGGCGCTCCCCCCTCCAACCTTGTAGTCGTTGCCGAAGCGCTTCGCCCAGACGTCCGCCTCCGGATCGACCATCTCCCGGGCGATAGCCACAAAGCTCGCCTGCGCGTGTTCAAGCAACGGCACGAGCTCGTCCATCCACGCCGCGTTCATCTTCGCCTTCAGCTGCGCTCCGCGATCCCGTCCCGCCGTCACCTTTTTCCCGGGTGCTTGCTTCCGGTCCTCGCGCTCCGCCTTGATGATCTCGTCGAGCAGGTCCTTGGGCACGAGCTTGCGAAGGCTGTCACACACGACGATGGCCGCCGTATCGGGGGGCACCTTCCCCGCCTTACGGGCACTCGCCGCGATGTTCAGGAACTCGCGCACCTCCGCGATGGTCTGTTCGTAGCTCCCTGGCTTCATGGCAAAAAAGCCCGGATGGTCGAACGTCGCCGAGCCCATGAGCTTTTCCACCCACGTGCCTGGTGTCGTCCGCTCCGCATCGATGTACAGCGCGAAATGATCCCGTTCGAGAAAGCTCTCGACTAGCCCCAACGCAAAGATGGTCTTTCCCTCGTTGCTCGGTCCGTGCAGTAGCGAAAAGCGCTCGACGGGCCACCCTCCAACCTTCGTCGCGTGGTCCAGCTGCACGAAGCGCGTGGGCACCGCTTTGACGGCCGTGAGCACCTCGCGTGCGGGCCGGAACCTGTCGAACCTCTTGGCCACGCCCTCCAGGGCGCTCTTGCGCGGACGCGGCTCCCGCGCATCCGCCACCACCCGATGTCGCCCGCCCACCGGGCTACTGCCCCTTGCCCCAGGGTAGGTTGTCCTCGTTGACGTCTCCCGGAGCTTCGTTGGCGGGCCCCGGTGAACGCCGCTTGCGTCGCTTGGCCATCGTGGGGGCCGGTGGTGGTGTTGGAGCTGCCGCCGTCGTCACCGCGTACTGCTTACCGCAATGCGGGCACTGCGGAGCCACCGCCAACATCGGCTTGCCGCACCCGTCACAGCCCACGATCTCGTCCTCGTCAATAACGCCAGGGGGTGAGGGCTGCTGTTGTGTCGCTGGTATCCTGAACGTCGTCTGCGCAGTTTGCATCGTGGATTGTGCAGGCGCGTTCGCTCCGTAAGGGAAGTCCGCCGCCGTTGCCTGCGGACGTGCTGCCCCGGCGAAGATCTGGTCCCACGGCACCAGCTGCCGAACCGTGCAGTGCCTCTCGAGCATCGTCCGCATCGTCACCGGATCGAACGGCTGCAGGTACCCGCTGAGGTCCGGCTTGGGTCCGCGGATTACTTCTGCAACCGCTGGCGTGAGCGGCATTTGCTCCATACGCACGGCCGAATACTTCCGGTCGGGGCGTGGCTGTTTTTTATCGTAGATCCATTTGATGGCATACGGATTGAGGAACGGGTCTCCGCCCTGCCTTCCGAGTGACTTGACGGCCTTCTCGATGACGTCTTTCACCTCGTCGCCGAGCCCCCCTGTCTCCACCGCCACCTGCACTCCCGCTTCCGGTGCGCTGTTGACGCAGACGGCGAAGAGATAAGACATCTTCGCCATCATGTTCTCTTTGAACGATTCGCGCAGGGAGATGCCCTCGTCCTTGAGCATGCGCTTGTCGTCCGGATCCATGTCCTCTTCGCGGTAACTACCGTACGCCCCTCCCGCGTGGATGATGATCGACTCCTCTGGATCGTCCGCCTCGAACTGCAAAAAGGGCTGCGTCCAGCCGATGACTCGCTCTTGCACCGCCACTTCCAGCCAGTTGAGTAGCTTGCACACGGGGCAAGTCCTGGGTGGGAACTTTCTCCTCCCGGTGTCGTCCGTCCGGTACTGCTTCTTCAGGATCCCTTCGTCCTCGGGACAGTTGTACGGTCGGCTCCAGACGCGCGTGACTTGTTCACCGCTGTCTCTGTCGTCGAGCACGACCACAGTTGGTATCCGGTGCTGCCAGAGCGCGATGGGCATCACCTTCGTGTGCAGCCACACGTCGACTTCCCCGTCTTCCCTCCACTTCAAAAAGTCGCCGCTCTTCTCGCTCGCTCGGTGACTGAGAAACTCTTCGAGCGTGGCCATCTCACGTGACATGGGTCTTCTTGTCCTTCCTTCTAGGGAACGCCTAATGCCTGCTCCAACGAAGCGATCACCGTATTCGCGAACTCGACCAGTAGTCTCGGATCGTCCGGATACAAACCCACTGCCGCCTTTGGCGCTGCCCGAATACCCATGTACTCCAGCACCTCTTTCATCCGCCGAGCGTAGGCTGCCGCTTCGAGCAACGGCATCCGCTGTTCCGGTTTGATGGTGGTGTCGAGCGGTTCCCACGTCCACCAACGCACTCGCGTCGCCCCCCGCGTAAAGCCCCACTCCTGCGGTGAGAACTTCACCGTTCTTGGATAGTGCTGCACTGCTCGGGCCATAGTGGCTAGTTCTACAGATTCGTAAATGGGCACTTCGTAAACTCGGTGCTCCGGCTTCGACCCGAGCTCGAACACGTGCACCAGCTTCCCACTTCGATCTAGGTAACTGCGCTCCACTGGACGTGCTGGCTCGTACCGGACGACTGGGTTCGCTGCTGCGATCGACCTCGCCTTGTCGGTGAGCTTGTCCTGTAGCGGTAAGGGAAGGTTGCCTTTGACGTATCGCTCCGCCATCTCCCGTTGCTCGCGCAGCCGCCGCAACTCTCTCCGCCCGCTCTTCTTCATCGGTTCCCCATCGCCTCGAACGTCATCGCGCAGCTCCAGAAAGCCAGCAGCACCGGGACGAGAATGCACACGAGCGCAATCTCGTCCTTGTACCACTCCACGAACCTCTCCAGCTTCCCCTTTGGGCGCTGGTAGTAGTGCCTCTCGATCATCGCTTTTTTCTCACCTCTGCTTGCTGAGCAGCACTTGCAAGCTCTTGCACCTGCTGGCCCACATCTCCGCGAGGTTCCCCATCGAGTCGACCATACTCTTGACGCGCACCCGCTCCACCTCCTGCGCGCGCCATTGGTCCGGGTGCATCGCCGCCGCTCGGCTCTCCACGTCCGCGTCCGTGATCTGCTTCGAACGTAGTCCCTTGTCCTTCTCGTACTGCAGGCTCCGGGTGGCTTCCGTACGCATCGCCGCGAACACGACGTCGTTCTCCAGCTCCCAGCGCTTTCGCTCCTGGATGGCACCTTGCCAGAGTCTATGGGCGATGCGCGCATTCGCCTCCGCTTCGTCCAGCGCCTTGATCATGACGCCGTACTCTCCTCGTTGCTCCCCGATGCGCAGCCCCGTTTCCAGCTGTTCGTAGGCCGCCGTGGGATCCGTGACGACGAGCTTCTCCATGATCCGTTCGAACGCCGGATCGATTGGTACTTGTGTGGTCGCATTGGCGCTCGCCCAATCCGTTGGGCTCGTGTTGACGCTCGCGATCTCCTTCTGCTCCTCCTCGTGGATAGCCTGCTGCAGGGGTGCTGTCGCCTGGTCCACTTCCGCCTTCCGCCTTCTTCGACGTGGCGGTTGTTCCGCCGCCGCCTCGGTGCCCATCTCCCCGCGCTGCTGCTCGGTGGACTGCATCCAGAGCATGGCCTGCTCCATGCCCAAGTCCTCTGCCACTCCCATGGCCCCTCCGTGCCCGTTGCTGCAGGTATCCCCGCCTGGTGACTTTACCTGCGGCTGCCCGCACACCGCACAATAGGCCCTCTTCCCGTCCGGTAGCAGCGCCGGCACCGGTTGTGTCTGTACCTCACTCCGTTTTCGCATAACGCGGCCTCATGCCGCGTGGTGCTTACGAGGCGAACCGCCGGAGCTCCTCGCGCAGGGCCGGCGTATCTTGCACCTTCCAAACGGTGTCGAGCACGACCACTCTCCCGTCCTCCACCCTCAGCTCTATGACACATGGCCGGTCCCCCGCGCTCTTCCTCAGCACCTCGGACACAGGCTCCAGCCCCCTGTTGTCCAGCTTCCGCTGATCCACGCGCACGGTGAACTTGGGCTTCGGTTGGGAGGAGTCCGGTGGATTGGAAACCCGGGTTTCCAATAACTCCTCGTTCGGCTCGAACATGTCCCTTTGCCCGCTCTGGGTGCCCGGCCTGCCCTTCCTCGGCTTGGGGGGCCGACTCCTGGCCCACCGCTCCCAATTGTCGTCGGGAAACGCCGCCTGCAGCAGGCGTTGGGTAGGTGGGTAAACGAGCGTCTGCCAGACGTAGTGCCGGTCGCACTCCCCCTGGAAGTCGCTCGCCGGTATGTGACGCTTGTCGGGGTCTTCGTTCTCCTCGTCGACGACGACGTACTCGATGCGGGTCCCTGGGCTGACATCTTCTCCCCTGGCCTCGAGCAGCTTGGCGATGCGCACGTGCGCTGGCTGTAGCGCGTCGCTCCCGTCGTTTTTCTTCTTCGTCACGTACTCCTTCAGCGACTTGCTGAGCGCCTTGCTGAGCACGATATCTTCGAGCACCAGGTCCCCCCTGAGCACGCGATCGCGCATGTCCAAGACCAGGTTGTGGTACGCGAGCGAATCCTCTTCGCCGCCAACAAGCATCTTGATGGCTGCGTACTGCAGCTCCGCCGCCTGCTTGGTAGCGTCCCCCCGCTTGTACTCGAGCCCCCGCACCTCCGGCTCGCTATCCTCGCGTGCCGCCGTCCCCTTGTAGTGCGAGTATTTCCCGACGTACCGTTTTGCTCGGGTGAAGACGAGTCGATCGAAGGATTTCTCAAACGCGATGGTGATGAAGTTCTCTTTGCACCCCACCGACTTGAGCAACCCCGGGTACAGTTCCGCGTTGCACCCCTTCACGAACTCCGCGAACTCCTCCCGCGTGGTGCCCACGACCATTATCGAGTCCGTGTCTCCATACACCACCGCCCACCCTCTCTGCTCGGCCGCGTGGATGGTGTTCTCGATGAGCCACACTCCGTTTTGTGTGACGCCCTCCGCCACATCCACGTCGTAGTACCTGGAGAACTCGTTTCCGAGCGCTCCGTAAAACCCGTTGGTCACGACCTTCAGCCCCATCGAGCGCTTGTCCGCCTCGTGCCACTCGGGTGTGCCCGGCGGTAGCCTCGCCTTCTTATCGTTCCACTGCTTGCGCTCCTGTATGAGCCTTGCGACCGCCATCGGCAACATGCCCTGCTCGGTGGTGCTGAACCCCGTCCCCGTCTTCGGGCATCGGCAGTGCCCCTCGGGTATGGGACCGTTGACGGGAATGGGTCGCTTGGTCTCCAGCGACATGTTCCAGGTGCGAATGATGTTCGGGTACATCCCGCTGAAGTCCGCAACATGCACGTTCCGCAGTATCCCGTTGGTCATCCCGTGCGCCTTGCGCCACGCCCTCCCATCAACTCCCCTCTCCGGCGCATCCACCGTTCTCGGGTGCAGCACGAACGCCCCTTCAAATTGCTCGGTGTCCGCCTGGGTAGTTTCCCGATCGCGATACGCTCTCGACGGGAAGTGATGCGCTTTCTCCCTGGCCAGCTTGAGCAAAAAGCCGTCCATCTGCCGCGTCGGGAGCAGAGCGAGGTTGTCGGGGAACAACCCGCACACTTGCGCGACCGCCGTCGTCAGGTCGAGGTAACCGGTTTTCTCCTCGATACGCCGCAGCAGGTCGGTGTCCTGGATGTTGTACGCCACGAGACGCCCGAGGCTCTCGCCCCCAGCCTTCCACGCCTCGTACGTGTGCTTGGCGTCGAGGTCGTTCTTCCCCTGCCCCACCACCGCCATGGCGATGTCCTGCAGCCGGAAGGAGCGTTTCTCTTCTCCGCTCTCCGCCGAATGCTTGTTATGGCGCTCGAACACCGCCTTATGGTCGAGCCACAGCCACTCACGCAAATCCACTCCCGCGTCCGCGCGCGTGTGCGCCGATCTTGCTGCAAGCACCGGGAAGTCGAAACCCTCGTCCCTGTCGGGGCTCCCTCCGTTCCAGGCGCAAACCTGGTCGTACCGCCGCAGCACCTCCCACAGATACTGGAGCGTGTCTCGCTCCGCGTAGTCGTCCTCTGCCGCTAACAGATCGGTGTCGATCTGGCCGGTGGTGTCGTCGACGACGGTCCAGCACAAGATGCGCATCTCCTCCTTGCGCGAGAAGGGAAGTCGACTGTCTGTCTCCAGGTCGAGATAGCAGCGCCGTGGTGTGGCGATGTTGGTTCCCGAGTCGACAACAAACCGGCGCACCGGGTCGACGTCCGCTTCGTAGTGCGGCACCCCTCTGGCCAGCAGCGGGTTCTCGTGCCCGTAGCGCGTTCGCTTCTCGTAAAAGAGCGCGTGCCTTTCCTCGCGGCTGCGGAACAGGAACTTCAGCCAGTTACCCTCCCGCGTCGCTCCTACGACGCACGGCAACCGCACCATCTGCCGCTGCAAGTCCTCGGGCAGCTCCCCGTGCCTGAAGTACGCTGCCCACTCCGCAGGTACTTGCGCGACGCTTCGTCGCCCCTGCCCGTCTCGCTGCACCACGTGCAGCCTGGTGCCCTGCACGAACGCGTTTACGACGTCGTTCCCTACCACCCGCTCCAGCATACCGCGGCTTTTGCCGCGGTCGTCTTCACTCCGCGGCTTCTGCCTCGCGCCGGAACCGCTGCACCTTCAGCTCCAGATGTCCCGTCGAGCTTTCGACGATGAAAAACCGCTGCACGACTCCGTTGGGCAGCTCCTCTTCGCCGAACGGCTCGTCTGCCAATCGCTTGGCAGGCACGAGCTCCGCCGGGTCCCACTTCTTCTTCAGCGGCTTCTTGTACAGCTTCACTTTCGTGTTGCCGAGGATGGTCGCAACAGTGACCTTCTCCTCCGCCTTGCGCCCCCCGCTCGCGCGCGGTCCGCCTCGTCCTTCCGCGTTGCGTGAGGCTCGGGTGTGTCCGCTCTTGGCCTTGGCCTTCTTCACCTCTTCGGCGATCTCGCGCTTGGTGGCCCCCTCGGCCACCTTCCCGAGCAGCGCCGGCTGCTCCTCTTTTGGTGCCGTCAGGACGAGTGCCAGCTTCCGGTAGCCCCACGCGCGCACCTGCTCTTCCGAGTACTCCTTCGCAACGTCCATCAGCTGATAGGCGTTGGTGGGCGTCATGTGCAGTTCGTTCGCCGCAAACGCATCCCACGACTTATACGCCTGCTTACCGTCCCGCTGCCGCAGCTTCCAAAGTTGCGCGGTGAACAGGATGGTGATGGCCCGCCCCAGGTGCCAGTGACTGACGGCCACCTGCCCCTTGAGCTCGAGAATCTTCTTCACGCCTTCGTTCAGTTCCCGCTCCGTGAGTACGCTGCTCGCCGGGGTCAGGTCCGAACTCGGCGCCTTCGCGAGTGCGTGTCCGTTCGTCGGTGCCGCTGCCACCGGCTTGCTTTCGTCCAGTTCGTCGTCGAAGTCGGTCCCGCAGTACGGGCACTCGTCGAGCGTCTCCGGGCTCTGCCCGTTGCACGTATCGCACTGCGCCAGCTGATCCTTCGTGTACTTCGTCGCGTAGTGCGTGGCGAGTATCGCCACGAGGTCCTCCACCTTCGCCTCTTTCGGTACGGTGAGTCCCTCCTGCTTGAGCACCTTTTTCACCTGCTTCGGATCGACCGCCCCGAGCGTCACTCCGTGCACCGCGATCTCCGACTTGTTCTTCGTTGTCTGCGTGTCCATGTGTTCTTTGCGCCTCCTCGTTTCCCGTTGTGATCTTTCCTACGCCGCCTCTACGACGGCCAACCTCTCTGCCACCTCTCGTGCCGCCCGCACGACGACGCGTGCCGCCTGCTTCTCGCTGCCCATGCGGCACCGTCGCCTCGCCTCCGGATCGGCGTACAGTGCTTCCGCCGCCGCAGCAAGGTCGTCCGTCTTCACGACCGCCAGGACGACCTCCCGTTCCGCTTCCGTCCGGCAGTGTCTGAGCGCCCGGTCGATGGCTTCGCGCACCTCCACTCGGTCCTCGTGCGAGGGCTCTTGCGCCAGGTGCTCCTCCGCCCACCGCTCCCCGCCGTGTTCGTCGTCCGCACGTTCGTGGAACCCGAACTCCATCCTACTGGGGTTGGCGTCGGCGTTACCGCTTCGCTTGGCCCCCCGGTACCGATGCATGGCCTTCTTTGCCTTGTCGACGGCGTTGTAGACGACGTACGCATCCAGGGCAACCCCGCGCGCCGGGTCGAACTTCCAGACGCTGTTCCACGCGCCCAGCAGCATGTCCTGTTCGAGGTCCTCCGTGTCTACCCACCGTGAGATGCGCCACCGCTTCAGCAGGTACCTGACCAACTGCCTCCAGCGGTCTCTGGTCCTCACGGCGAACTCATCGAACGTCTGCCTACCGTCGTACAGCGCCCAGCATTCGCGGGCGAACGCATTCTTGTCCATTCGGCCCACCGGCCTCCTTCCCACGCCACCTTTTTCTGACCCTACCTCCGCTTGCCTACGCGAGCAAAGGCTTTCTCCTCCGCACCGACACTTGCCACCCGAGCGTCCGCAGCCGCCTAGCCGTGACGAACACTCCCGGCCACCGCCGATCGAACCGCACGACCTTCCCCGCCCGCACCCCTGTCACTTCGTACTCGTACATGTCTCCTCTCCCTCCCTCTTCTGTTGTTTTGCCAGGCGCGCGGCTCTCCGCGCGCACGTGACGCACGTCGGCGGCCCTTGCACTTCCGTCGCCCCCAGTCGCTCCTCCTCCACGTTCCCGCAGAGCGTCATTCCGTCCCCCCTACGCACCGCGTGCGTCTGCGGTCGCATCACCCTGTCCGGCTTCTCGTAACTGGGGAACGCTCCCCTCGCTCCCCGACCGCGGTCCGCCCCGGTCAGCTCCTCTACGATGCGCACGCGATAGTCCCGGTCCTGATGCCACCGATGACCGCACCCCGCACACTGGCGAACGACCGTGTTCGTCTTCACCGCCAGCAGTTTGGTCGCCTCCACCGAGCCGCACTCAGGGCATCCTTCCGGTCCCATCGCTTTCCCCCCTACGCCGCCGTTGCGACTTTGGAAGCCAACGAGAGCGTTCCCGCCCCCCAGTCCCAGCCTGGGCGCGCCTGGCCGTCAGAAAAGGCGCGCAGGCATTTGTGCTGCTTTGCTGAGAGCTTCATCGTCCCTTCTCCTCACTTGTCGTCTTGGTCGTCCTGGCACGTCTCGGCAGCTTTCAGGTCCTCGATCACCTCGCGCAGCTTCCGGCCAGTCGCGGGCTTGAACAGCTGCTTGAAGATCTCGTGCTTGGCGGCGAAGGTAGCCGTGTCGCGGTCCAGCTCCTTGAGGTTGCTCCAGCCCGTCGGCGGCTCGAAGACCTGACCATGCAACACTGCTTCCGCGTACTGAGCGAATCGCCACGACACCTCCTGGGCGTTGACCACCGTCCTCCCGCGGAGGTCATCCAGGTCCTGCGCGAGCCGGAACAACATCAGCTGTTGTTCCGTCAGGAACAGCTTCCATTGCTCTTCCGTCACGTCTTTCATGTCTTCGGGCTTCTCGATCGCTGCCATCACAATGCTGTCGAACTTGACCATCGTCGTCTCCCCTTGCCCTTCGTCCTGCTGACAAGGAAGAGTATTATTCCTTTTGCCTAGGTTGGCAATAGGAAAACGCGTGGTCGGGTACTTTTTTCTCCGGGGTCCCTTTTCCCCCGCTCTTTTCCGCCGGTTCCTGTCGATTGGAAACCCGGGTTTCCAATCCTCTTGGGGTTGGCCCTCAGGCCCCTGCCATCGCCCGCTGCAGCCGCTCCGCCAGGTCCGCCGCCCGCGCGTGCGTACGCTCGCTCCGCTGCGTCGCTGCGATGTGCCTGCGCAGCACGATGCGCAACGTTCGCACATAGTCCTGCAGGTCGAGCACGGTGAGGTCCTCGCCCGTCGCGCTCTCGTAGTACACGCGCTCGTCCCCATCCCGAGTAACCAGCTCGAGTCGGCCCGTCTTTCCGACGGCCAGCACCCGCTCCCCCCGGCTGACGTACGTGTCCACTCCGAACCGTCCCGTCGCGCGCACGTGCGCCCCCCAGTACCCCTTGGCGATCTCTCTCATCCCCCTGAGCGGCGCTCCGTCGAGTGCTCGTGCCAGGCGCTCTTCGATGAGCCTGATGGTCGCGCGCACGCGCTCCCGCGTCTCCTCCGCGCGATCTCTGATGCGGTCCGTCGCCTCCGCCGCATCTTCCATCTGCCTCTGCAATCCTCCGCTCCTCATGCGGTTGCTCCCGCAGATGGGCGTCCGCCTCGTCGCCCCATATCGTGGTGCCACCCTTCCCGTTCCGCCCGCTCCTTCACCCTGTCCAGTCTCGCCCGAATGCCGAGCTTCGTGACATACCTGGAAAACGTGAACTGACTGATCCCCAGCAGCTTTGCGGCTCTTCCCTGGTGTGCCTTTGCCCTCTCGAACGCCCTCACCATACTGTCCGACGCGCGCGCCGGGTCCGCCACCACCATCGCGCTGATCTTGCTCCTTCGGTATGCCATCTTCCCGCTTTCCCCTCATGCCGCCGTTTTCACAGGATGCGGAACCGTAGCCGGATCTTGCGCTTGATGATCATCGGCATGTCCTGGATGTCCAGTCGGTAAAGCACCTTCCAAAGCGTCCGGGACCCCATCGCCATTCGCTTCGCCGCCTCCTTCACATCCCCGCCCGCCTTGTACAACACCCTTTCGATGAGAGCCTTCGCCTCCTCCGGATTCTCCTTCAAAAGGATGGTCAACTCCGTACTGGGCCGCCTTCCCACAACGCCTCCCTGAGCTCCTCTGGTCCGATGTTGTCCGGGTCCTTTCCCTTCCCGAGCCTAACACGCCGCACCCGCGTATACCGACCCAGCGCCCCCTCCAGCACCTCGCCCGCCCGCTCCCCCGCTTCGTCACAATCGGTAACGATGACCACTTCCCTGAACAGCGCCATTCCCATGAGCTGCAGCGGCGTGACGCGCGCCCCTCCGATCGCCGCGTGACTTGTCCCCGTGGGAGCCACCCTCTCCACGGCCAGACTCTTGATGGCCCCCTCGGTCACCACCAACGTTCTCCGATTGCTCGTGTCCCAGTGCTGCTGCCCCCACATGACCCCGCGGTCCCCGCCCTCTTCGTTACGCGGATAGAGGAACCGCTTTTCCGCCAGTCCGTACGCCCTGGCGATGTATCCGAAAAGCTTCCCGCGCTCGTCTGCGATAGGGAGCACGATCCTCCCGCGCAATCGTCCTTCTACGGCGTACCCAATCCCCCACCGCACCACCTGCCACGGCTCGATTCCCCGCCCCTGCACGTAGCGCCTTGGCTCCGCGGGCCAGGTCTCGAGCGGCTCTCCCACGACCGTCCCCGCCGGCAAGCGCATTGCCTTTGGCCCGGTCACCATCTCGAGCCTGAGCCCCGGTTGCTTGACCAGGTCCGCCTCCGTAACGCCCTCCTCGGTAATCCACCGGATGGCCGCGCCCGCCGTGGCGTACCCCCGCACATGCTGCACGAGCTCTACGAGGTCCCCTCCCGCTTCGCACGCTTGGCAGTGATGCAGTCCCGCCTTTTCCCCGGTCTCCCGTATGTACCAGCTCGGCGTTCTGTCCTCGTGATACGGGCATCGCGCCTTCAGGTCCGCGCCCGACCTTCCCACCACTTCGATGCCCAGCCTTTCGAGCACCCTTCTGACGTCAGCCCGGACGCCCACGCTTGCTCCTACTATTCTGTCTGGCTCTCGCCCGCGCGTGCGATTCGGCAGGTGCTGCAAAGTCCTGCAACTCTCCTCCGCCGTTGCCTATGGGTTCGAACGGAATGCCCCGGCCGTTGGTGATGGATCCGAACTCCGCATCCCAATCGAACTCGACCACCAACGGCCACTTCCCGTGCCTTTGCTTCCAGAAGATGACCTCCAACCGGTCATCATCCATGCGTTTCCAAAGCGCCGGTCGGTGTGGCGCCAGTATCGTGTCTGCGATGTCCACGTACGCGCTCGACCCCTTGATGCCTTCGCGCGTGGGTCGCTTGTCGCTGCGCTGCTCGATGTCCTTGATACGCTGCTGCGCTAGCAAGATGTGGTGGGTTCGGGTTTCTTCGGCCATCGCCTGCTGGCGGTAAAGCGCTCTTTTCTCTTCGCTCGGCTCATCGCCGACCAGGCACCGTTCCCAAAGGTCCGCCACGAACACGTCCACAGCGCTGTCTTCGATGTGCTGCTGCACCAGGTCCATGTTCCTCTCGTTGCTCTCGCGCCCTCCGCGGTTGCGCTGGAAGGGGTTGTCCATGAACCTCACCCATTGGCAAAGCTCGTCCATCCTCCGCTCCAGTTCCCGTTCTTCTTCTTCGCCGAACCTCCCCTCCGTCAGGTCCGTCCGGCTCCACCCGAGCGACATGCACGCGAGCACCTCCAGCGTCATGGGCCCGCCCATCTCCCACGCCCCGTAGAGCACCTTCCTACCTTGGGCCACCTGCCCCAGAGCGATTCGCGCGGCCATCGTCGTCTTCCCGCCTCCGCTGACGCTCGTCAGCACCGTCACCTGCCCCGGAGCTGCTCCGGGTAGCGTCCGCATCCTCCCGGATATGTCCCGTCCCTTTTCGTCGCGGGCCCCGTTCTCGTGCACGTCCAGTCCGTCCACTCCGTACGGCCAGCACGCATGCCCCAGTCGCCTTTGCCGTATCCCGCGCATCGCCTCGTCCACGAGCGTCTGCGCATCCCGCAGGAACCTTCCCGCCGCCGTGACGTTCAGGCTATCGGCCACCTGTCTGGCGAGGGCACGCACACGCTCCGGGGCTTCCTGAGGTCTTCGGAACGCATCGAGCAGCGCCGTCATCGGCCCCTGCGCCACTGTCGCCCTGAGGTGGTCCCAGTGCATCGTGGCGACGTGGTGGTCCAGGTTCGCCCCCGCCGGGGCCTCGGGGCGTGCCTGTACGAGCTTCTCCAGATAGTTGACGTCTCCGCTCCCGAGTCGCTGCAAAACCGCCGGCTCATAATCGAGCCTTCGTCGCTCCAGTTCCTGCATCGCCGCCCACAGCGGCCGATGCGCTTCGACAAGAAAGTGATCTGGCCGGAACGTCTTGACCAGCTTCGCCCTGGCCTCCGGGTCGGTCGCTGCCGCCGCGAGCACGATCTGTTCGTTGATCGGATCGAACGGAATGCGGACGTCTTCCGGCTTCTCCTTTGCCATCGCATCTATTCCCTCTCCCTATACGTTGCGCCCGTGCGCTCCAACACTTCATCCGCCACCTGCCTGAGCCTCGGATCTTCCTCCAGCTTCCTCGCCTGCTTCAGCGCTTCCTCCGACGACGCCGGCAGTATCGTTTTCCCACCCGCCAAGCGTATGGGCAACGGTGGCGGTGGCTTTACGTCCACCGCCCGCTTTTTCACCATCCGCAGCCGCCCTCCGTGCTCCTCCACCAGGAACACGAGTCTTCCGGTGGCTCGCCACCACACGAGCCACCTTCCCAGTTGCCACCACCGTGGCTCTACGATCTCCTGCCCTCCCATCCGCACGCCGTCCCACCCCCGACGGCCGCGCCGTCTCTTCATGGCGTGGTCTGTCGTCTCGCCTTTGCCAGCCTATAGTCGGTGACGAGCGCGGGACCGAACTGCAGCCTCCACCCGACGCGGAACCCCCCGTAGCGCGTGTTGCCGGCGCGCAGCTTTTGCTCGCGCGTGTTCTCCCGCACCCACGTCCACCGGACAAAGTCCGCCATCTCCTGCCTATCGCCTTCGAACTCCTTTTCGAGGATTCGGTAGGCCGCTCCCGCCGCTGCCATTCTCCCTTGTGGTGTGAGCTCCGCGGGAGCCACCCCGTACACTTTCGTGTGCATCATCTCGTACGCCGCGACGAAGTGCCTGGGTGTGGCGGCGCTCCAATCCCCCGCCCCCATCATCGCTTGCGCCTCTCGTCGCGCATCCTCCCAGGCCCCATTGCCGATGGTCTTTGCCCTGGGTTTGGTCTTTCGCTCCAGCCACGTATTCAGCTGCGCAGACGCCACCTCCACCTCCGGGTCCGCCGGAGGCACCACACTGCTCTTCGCTACCATGGGCTTCTCCTTGGGCGCTGCGCCCCTTTAGTTGCGGACGTGCTGTTGCTTCGTCTGCTCCACCACCTTCGTGAGCATCTGCAAAAAGCTCCGGAGCTTCCGCTCTCGTTCCGCCTCTGCGAACTCCGTGAGAAAGCGCATCGTATCCACCAGATTCTGCTTGGTCGCTCCCGCCAATTGCAGATCCAACTGAAACGATCCGACGCGGCACGTGCTGTAACTCCCGGGCACCGGCGTGTACTGCTCCTCGCCCCAGGTGAACTTGATCGCGCCTGTCATCGCGTCGAATTGCGAAGCCACCTGCGACTGCATGATCGGAGTGCTGACGGGTACTTCAGCCACCGCGCTCGTTGTCGGAGTCACATGTTGTGGCAGGGGTGGAAGGAAATGCTTTCGAATGTGTTCGGGTGGCTCGGCCAAGTTCCCTTTCGTCCACTCCGCCGCCTGCACTCTTTGTAGCGTGGTCCAAGTAGCCAATTCCGTCAGTTGGTATTCGAGCCCTTTTGCTCCCAGCCTTCCCGCCAATTCCGTAATGGGCATCTCCCCGCCCATCGGCTGCCCATTGGCCACCGCCATGGTGGTCGGCCCGGTGACGACGTTCCCCTGTACGGGCATTGTCTGCGGCTGTTGCACGCTCCCGGGATTCAGCTTCCACGGATCCTGGCCAACGGGTGGATCCTGCTGCTGCACTGGCTTCGGCGTCTGCTGCTGTTGGGGCAGGGTCGCTGTCTCTGGCGTGATGGGAACCTGCTTTCCGCACTTCACACACGCACCTTGCGACGCCGCGAGCATTCGCGTGGTCATTCTCGCCTGACAATTCGGACAACTCACCGCCACGGGCATCGCTTGGGTCGCTTGGGGCGCTTGTGGTGTAGGCGCATCTCCAAAGTTGCTCTGTTGCAGGGGCGGTGACACTTCCGAACGCTTTCTCATCGATTCCTCCCTTTGGGGTCCCGTGCCGAAGTTCCGATTCTACCCGGTTTGCTTACGGTCTGATCCATTCATGCCGCCGAGCTTTGTGCTTTCGCTCGTTTGACATACTCCCGTCCGCCAATCCACGTTCCGTTCGGTTCTTTGACGCGCACCCTCTTGTTCCACCGCACCAGGTTCACCAGGTGCTTCAGCCCGAACACCTTCCGGTCCCAAAGGTAGTAAAGCCTTGCGTCCTTCTTCCCTTCCGGCGCTCGGCATGCCCTCCCGCGCACCTGCCCGAACACCTGCCTGTTGCCCGCGATGGGTATGACGACAACGAGTCTTCCCACTTTCGGCAGGTCGATCCCCTGTCCGATCGCCTGCACCGTCCCCACCCCCACTCTCAGCTCCCCGCGCTCGAGTCGCTTTCGGGTGCGATCGAACTCCACTCTGTAGTCCTCCCCTCCGATGAGGAACCCGCTACCGATGCCTCTGGCCACCAGCTGCGCATCGATCTCGCGGCACTGCTGCCGCAACCTCCCCATGACCACCACCTGCTGTCCGGCCTCCAGCTCGCTCTCCACGCATTCCAGCGCAATGGCGTTGCGCTCTGCGTTCGCGGCCATCTCTTCGGCCAGCCTCGTGGCGTCCACGCTTTGCTCCTCCTCGCTGTCTTCGTCAGGCACCCCGTACCACGGCGCTTCGAACTCCGTGGGCACGACGCACACCTCCACGTCGAGCACATACCCCTTGTCCTCGAGCTCATCGCGCTGCACGTCGATGGCCACCTCCCCGAACAGGTCGTACGTCAGGAAGTGCTTTCCGTCTTTGCGGCGTTCGTCCGCGCTGATGCCGATTCGGTACTTGCTTTGGAACGGATCGACGACGCCGTAGTACGTGGGGGCGGCTGCCAGCTGCACCTCGTCGAACAGGAACGCCCCGAACTTGTGGGCGAGGTCCTCGGTCCCGTTGACGTCGAGCGTCTTTTGCATCGCAACGGTGAGCGCTCGCAGGTCCCGTTGCTTGCCGCGCACGATGCCTACCTGGTCCCTACTTAGTCCCAACTCCTTACGGGCCCTCTCCACCCACTGATCGAACAGGCCCACGACGTTCACGACAACAAGCGTCGGCACTTGCGCCCTTACGACGAACAGCATCGCCGCGTCCGTCTTTCCGGCTCCGGTAGGAGCGCGTAGCAGGCAGTTCTGGTGTTCCAGCGCCGCCTCCACCATCGCCTCTTGGTGCGGCCAAGGGTCCTTGCCGAACTCCCCGAGACCCCACCGCTCCACGAGCCTCGGGTCTCCCTCGGTTCGAATGTCCGCGACGGTCCAGGGCACCTTGTTACGCCGCAGCACCGCTCTGACGCGTCCGAGCCCTCCGCGCGGGAAGCTAATGGCCCCCTGACCGTCCTCTTCGTACGTCTCGATGTACCTCGGCTCCGACCAGTGCGGCAGCCCCATGGCCTTCATCGCCGCGTGCTTCGGGTTGCGGTGGGTGAACTCTCCTCTGAGCTCCTCCACGACGCTCGGCTCCAGTCTCTTGGCTGCCAGGCGCAGGCGGTTGTCGACGATGAGGGCCAACTTGTCCATTGGGCCCCCCTTTTGCCGTCTCCCTGGTGGATTGGAAACCCGGGTTTCCAATTCCCGCCCCCGGTGCTAATTCAGATCTTGCCTACGCGCGCGTCCGCGCGCGCGTGCGCGCGCCCCCCTTTATGCGCCTTACTGATCCAATTAGAAGGATCAGAAGGATCTAGAGTCAATTGATCTCCCGAAGGGAGATCGGGCAACTTTGCGTGCCCTTGAGCGGGCACGCGGTGGAAGCCTACCGGCTTCCACGGTCACCCCTTTTTGTGGATGCCTATCTGCGCTGCAGAAGGAGACACCGGAAGATCCGGAGGCGGGGCGGGGGGCTCCTTGGGGTCGGGCAACATCATCGCAATCCAGCGGAGGGCCTTGGGCACGTTGCCCTTGAAGGCCGCCTTGATGACGAGCGCGAACAGTCCGTACGTCCACATGCTCGTCTTCACGCCCGCGACGACCGCCTGTTGCCAGGTCATCGTGTGGTCTACGAGCACCGCCGCCAGCTCCGTGTACACCGTCCCCGCCACGAGCACCGCCACCGGCTTCCACCGGTCCGTGTTCCAGCTGGCTGGCATGCTGATGGGAAAGCGGCTCTCTTGGCTGAGCAGCTGCACGGTAAGGCCTGCGAGGGCCACGACGAGCAAGCCCCACTTCTGCCCGATGACGTCCTGACTCAGCTGTAGAACGATGTTCACGTACTGGTCCATGGTGTTCGCTCCCTTCGTGTGTGCTTCAGAACAAGTCCCACCCGGTCACTTGTATCTGGCACCGTGTGGACGTTCCGCTTCCCGACCCCACGAGCATCGAGAACCCGGTGCCCATCGGTGGCGACGCCCCAAAGTCCACGCTCCTGTTGGGTACGGGTATCTTCAGGAGCGCCGAACAGAACATCGGATAGGTCGTCCCGTTCGGATTGACCAGGTTCACGCTCATCCCCCCATCCGAGATCCAAAGGACATTGGTGGCGAGGTCCTCCAGCGTCACGCTAATTCCCGCGACGATGGTCGTGTTCGCCGGCACGGTGTACCAGCAAAGTATCCTCACCCACAGCGCTCGCGCGTTGGGTGGATAGCCCAGGGCCGCATTGTTTGTATCGATGCCTGTTGGTGTCGCCGTGAACGTATACGTCGGTCCCGCCGCGGTGATGTCTCCTCGGCTGTAGAGCACTCCGCTGCTGCTCGAGATCCACTGCGCCCTTCCGTCGTTGGTCATGAGCACGGGGTTGCCGCCGGCGTACTTCACGGCCGCCACACACATCCCCATCCCCGTGTACCCGCCCAGTCCCGTTCCCGATGGCAGGTAGATTCCCGCGGACGGTGACCCGGTGAGCGGCACGGGCGTCACATTGCTCACGGTCAGGATGCCCTTGGGGCCTTGCGGCGTATTGCTATCGAGGATCGGTGGGTACTGGGCCCATCGCGGCAGTCCGAACGGCTCCAGTAGATACACCCACCCTGGTCCGTTCGCTCCCACGCCCGCCGCCGAGATGACGGCGGTGTTGGTATTGGCGAGGGACTGCGCTCCGATGATCCCGTAGTTGAAGTCCCCGCCCAATCGCGTGCGCCCTGGAACAGTCGGTGTCTGCGTCCAATCCGCTCCGACGCACTCCACGTGCCCGACCAGCCCGTACCCTTCGTCGATCTGCAGCGTATCGTCGAAGATCCGTCCAGTGTGGTACCCGAGCTTGTACGGCGCGTGCACTCTGTCGGCGACGAGTGGTCGCACGTCCCAGAACGTCACCGAGTTATTGTTCGTGCTGCCCGTGGGCACGACGGCTACGGCCAGCGGCAGCCACCCGCTGACGGTCCCTGGGAATCCCGATCCTGGTGTCCCTTGGCGCACTCTGTACGTGAGATAGCCCTGCACGGCTTTGCTAACGGTCGCTGGGCTGAAGCTATTGGTGAGCGGATTGAAGATGTCTCGGTTATCGGTTTCGGCGTTGGCGTTGCTCGCCGGCTGGCACTCCACGATGTCCACTCTCGTGAGCCCCGAGCTATTCGCGGCCACCTGAATGACCCCGAGGGTCGAGATCCCCGGGTCGACGATGTACTTGTAGTTGCTGTCGTCCAGGGCCGCATCGGGCGCCAGGAACAGGCCCACTCCGCCGTCCACGTACAGGTCATTGGCGGTTGCTTGTGGCCGTACGAGGAGTCCTCCGATGATTTCCGCGGTGAGTGGGTTGGTCGTGGTGCTGATCTGGCTCCCCGGCGTCCCCACGTTCACGTCGTCGTCGCCGTAATCGACGTCCATGAGAAACCGCAGCAGCTCGGCGCGGTCGCTGTTGGCGAACTTCTGAATCCGCAGGATGTCCGTCGAAACGGCTCGCTCCAGCGTATTGATGTACATCTCCTTACCGCCGCTCGGCATTGGCTTCTCCTCGTGTTTTCTTGCGCTTCCCCAGCCTAGCCCCTGGGTCGATTGGAAACCCGGGTTTCCAATCCCCTCCCTTTGCCCTCAGGAGCGCTTTCCCCTTCCCCCCTATCCCTCCCCTACCCCCCTCTTCAAAAACGCATCCTGCAGCATCCTGGCAAGACTGCAGGGGGGTTCCGGTTTTCAGGGACACCCGATCGTCTCCCGGTACATCGTCCAGCTCACGCCTCCCGCCCGTGCCGCTTCCACCGCCCGGTACACCTGCCCCCAGATCTGTCTGCCGATGACGGGGAACCCGTCGTAGAAGTTCGCGTTGTACCCCCGGTCGTAAAAGCCCCCGATGTGTTGCAGCGGCAGGCTGTCGTAACAGAATCCGAAGTCTCCGGCTCCGATGTTGGCGACGCCCAGCAGGAACGACGCGCGGAAGTTCAAGTAATCCAGCCACACCCTGTACCGCTGCTGCAGTGCGCAAAGCGGCTGCGTGCTGCCGATGATCGGGATCCTTGGCGACGTGAGGGGTCGGCTTGTGCTGACGAGCATGTCCCCGCCCGCCACCGTCAGCCGGTTCGGTCCGCGCTTGCGAATGAGGACCAGTTGTGTGCTGGACAGGAGCGACCCGTACCACCCGTCTGCGACGAATCTCCCGTTCACGTCCACCCACGCTATGCGTTCGTTGCGTTGGTACGGATCGCTGCCGACGACGAACCCCAACTGCAGGACGAGACAGTCCGTATCCCACCAGTCCCCTCCCGTATCGGTGCGCAGGCGGTCGTAGTAAAACCCGGGTAGGTAGCTGAACCCGACTTCCCTCAGACACGCCGGCCCGTACTGCCCCAGTTGCTTGTTGGCTTGGCGTTTGATGGCATTCGGCGAGACGACGTCGGGTGCCGCTGCGATTCGCTGTCGGTAGCTGTTGGCGGTCTCTCCCCCGTTCAGGGCAATGTTGCGCTCTTTGCCGAGGGCCACGAGCATCCCGCTTCTGCCTCCGGTTGGCTGCGCGGCGTTGGTGGCAGTGATGCCCCAGTCCTGCACCCAATCGAGCACCCTCCACGTCGCTCCGGTATTGGGCAGGGGTGGGTTTGCGGGAGCCTCTGCCGTGTAGATGAGCGCCGTCGATTGCGCGCCTTGCGTCGTCGTCGCCACCTGCCCGTAGGCACCGCTCGTCTGCCCCACGGCGTACTTCCCGGTGACCACTTGGCTGCCCTGCAGCACGGTGTACACGAGCCTTACGGTGCCGTTCTGCAGCGTAGTCGTCCCGAGCACGACGCCTGTCGCCGTGTACGTCGTGATGGGATGCCCCGTCCCGATCCACACGACTTCCCCAGGGACGAAGGCCCCGGTCACGCTCGCGAGCTCTATGGCGTAGTCGATGCCGAGCAGCATCGCGCTACCGTTGGGGGGTGCCGCCGGGATGTACCCGACCAGCCTCGCGACCACGCCCTGATTCGCTCCCGCCGTGAACTGCACGTACTGGCCCAAGTGCTGCGGCAGCAGCATGGGCACTTGGTCGAAGCACGTGAGTGTGGCTCGTGCGCTCGGTGCGATGAGGTTCGGGGTTGGTGGTGTGATGGGCCCCACCAGCGTGATGGTCCCTCGGTCCGCGGTGTACCCGGACCCCACTTGGTCGATCCACTGCAGGGTATTGGGTTGCGGGTTGTTGTATCCGTAGCCGGCCTTTTCGGCGACGCAGGCGACGGTATACGGGCCCGAGTCTCCGGGTGGGAACACCAGCGGCGCCACGGGGGTGTACCGACGTCCGGTGAGCACTTGCACGCCCGCCGCTCCCGGCTGCGTGCCCCAGTCGTTTGCGTATTCGTCGATGAAGAACTGTCCGGGCAGCAGCACCAGAGCCCACTGCGTGTACCCGTTGCGCGCGATGGTGATCTGCACAGTCGCCTGCTGTTCCAGGTCCGCCGGTGCCGCGCTTTGCCCGCTCCAGGGCAGTATGTACATCGCCTGGGTGGTCGTATCGATCGCCTGCGACACGCGCGCGAACTGCGCGAACATCTGCGTATAAGCCTCCCAGCCCGCCCCCTCCCCTGCCGCTTCCAGGGCTTGGCTGTACGAGAGATCGACCGCCCCCTCCCATATGGCTTGTATGTCCGCTTGCGTGAGCGGTCCCTGCTTTGCTCCTGCCGACGTCATGGGGTCAGCTCAGCGTAACGTGCGCCAGGTCCGTGCGTATCGTCTGCCCTGCCTCCGGCACGACGTCGGTGATGGGACTGACGATACTCGCTTGGCTCTGCACGAGCCCATCGGCGACGAACCGCCTGAGCACCGAGTACAAGTCCGCCAGGTACAACGTTCCGCTGACGGGTAGGCTGTTGACGAACTCCACAATCGCCGCCTGCACCGCCGCTGACATCGTCACGGTGTCCACGCCCGTCTGCCACGCCAACGCGAGCTGAATGCTCTGGATGAAAGGGATGCTCGTGTTGACGATGACACCGATCCCCGCCGCCCTGTAGTCGAGCAGGGCCACGGCCACCGCCTGCGCCATGGGCACGCTGGCCACTCCGCTCGAGTCCGCGATGTACAGCTGCACGAGCCGTGCGGGTTGTGCGGTGTTGGTGATGACCTCTTGGGCCAGCGCACTGACGACTCCCGGCACGGTCAGGGCGCCGAACTCGATGGCCGCGAGCACTCCCCTTCGCGCCGTGAGCCAAAAGTTGCGCAAGCGGTTCTTGAACGTGTCCAGGTCCTCCCGATCCTCGCCTCCGGCCGACGTCGCGTCGTTGTTCACCTGAATGCTCGGGTCGAACAGGGCGGCTGGGTTGGCGAAGCGCCGTATCTGATTCGCCCCTACTTGTGACGCTTTCCCTGCCTCTGCCGCGCGCGCGTTCACAATGACCTTGTCCAGCGTCGTCGCTCCGAACGTCGCGGGCTGCGTGGTGAGAAACTGCGTTCCCCCGAGCGCCGTCATCAGCGTATTGGCTGGGATGTTCCCTCCTCCGGCTGCAAAGCTCGCCCTGTAAAAGCGCACTTGCGTGGTCGCGGGCGAAGCTCCCTTGCGGGTCGTTTGGTACCGGTCCCACGCATACCGGTCCAGGTCGTCGTCGTCGGTAATCGAGTCGAGCAGCAGCCGGCTGACGGCGAAGCCCAGTTGCTTGGTGACGGCATCCGCGAGCACACTCGCCGTCCCCACGAACAGGTTCGCATCGCTCCCCTGCACGTCGACCATTCCCGGGTCGATCTTCTGCGCTCTGCTGAGCACATACTGTCTGCCCAGCTGGTAGTAGTCGAGCCTCGTCGGTAGGTCGGCCATGTGTTCGGGGTTCAGCCTAGCAGCACCCCGCTTACTGCACGGGGAACAGCGTCTTGTACTTCGTGGTCTGGCCGTTACGCTTTTGCACGAAGACGTCGAGACGAAAGAGTCCCGGGTTGTTCGTGTCCGGACGAGTCAACGCCGTGACCTTCGCCACTTCCGGCTCCTGCGCAAACTGCGTCTCCACGTCCGCCGTGAGCTGCTCGCGCACGGCCGCCTTCCCCAGCCGCTTGATGTACGTCGTAATGCCCACGCCGTACCCGTCCCCCAGGTGTAGGTACCCACCCTTGCGACTGAAGAGCCTTCGGTTCAGTCGCTTGCGCAGACCATCGTCTCGGCTGTCGATGGCATAGTCGTGGTCGTCGGTGTATCCGAACGACCCGAGCGCTGTTTGCGCGGGCTGAGCGATGGTGCTGTTACGAGCCGCTTGCGGGCTTTGCGGGTTGGCGAAGTCCCGCATCGGCGCACTGCTCTCGACGTTCGTCCTCGCCAGCGCCATGTACACGCTCGGTGTCGCCGCCATGCTCGCGCTGGGATCCAGCGTCTGGCTTTGGTCCGCGCTGCTGATGGTCCCGACCACCGCCGTGTACTGCGCCGGGTACGGGGTCATGGGTCGGTCCAGCGTGACGTCCACGTACAACCCTGGAGCCGCCCCGGCGATGGTGGGTAGGGCCGTCGACAGCACGGACACGGGTCGCGCCGGCTGCCCATCCAGGCCACTGGTCCCCGTGACAGGCAGCACCTGCCAGAGAGCTGCGTTGCTCGCGTCGCCCGGGTCGAGCACCCCGGAGTAGTACACGGGGGTGGTGAACTGCACGCGCACGACGTTCTCGGCGACGGCGCTCGCTGCCACCACTTGCAGCGGTATCCCGATGCCTCCGGGTCCCGCCGGTGGCAGCCCTCCCCACCCGGAGCTCCCGTAGCCTCCCGAGCCCCACCCGACCATCGTCATGCTGCTTCTCCTGCTTGGTCGAGGTCGTCCGGATTCGGGTCGGCGTTCGGCGTTCGGCCTCCGCCCCACTTCACCCCCGCATCCACCGACAGCGGGTTGTTCAGGTCACAGTTGAGCGCGAGCGAAAGCTTGATGGTGGGCAGGGGTGGAGGAAACTGGATCCCGAACGACGGGATAACGAACCCGAACTTGAAAAAGAGCGTCGGCGGGAACTTGAAGCCGCAAAGACTCTTCGCGTCGGGCGCATCCGCCAGCCCCGCATCGAGGCTGACGCCGGGGGGTGTGGGCGGGGGACCGGCTGGGGGCGGAGGGAAACCCATGGTGGTGCTTCCCAGCCTACCGATTGGAAACCCGGGTTTCCAATCACCCAACGAGCAGCCCGACGCACCCTACGTTCGGCGTTCCCGGGGTGGACCCTGCTTGCAGCGCCGAGCTCACCGCGCTCCCGAGTATCGTCGGGTCGTAGGGCAACGCGGCTGCCGTCTCTACGATCGCCGCCAGTCCTATTGGCGTGATGAGCGGCGTGATAAGCCCCGCCAATGTTGACCCAGTCATTGGCGTGACCACCGGCGTGAGCACCTCCACCAGCATCTGATTGAAGGCCGTGAGGACCATGAGCACACTTTCGATGCTCGTCGCGTGCCAGTTCGGCTGATTCCCGCTGGTCGCGAGCGACAGCGTTCCGGTCGACAGAAACGTGCTTGCGCTCTGGTCCAACACCAGTTGCGCCGCCTGGCTTTGCAGGAGCACTTGTTTGCTCGTGGGGTCCAGCTGCACGAGCGCGCTGAGGTCGTGCAGCTGTAGGCCGACCATATCGTGCGACAGGCTCATGTAGTGCCCGTCTCCGCTCTGCAGCGTGATGTCCCCGGTGTTGCCGATGTTCAGGAAGGCCCCTGCCGTCGTCTCGCGGAAGAGGAAGGCGTTCCCCGTCTCGAAGATGACCGACGCCATCGAGCGGAAAAACGCGGTAGTGTTTTTCGTCGGATCGGTCCCGCCGACGTTCTGCGGAAAGCTATCCCTCCCCTGCGTCAGCCTCCCGACGATGACCCCGCCTTCCATCTCGCTTCCGCCGGGGATGACGACGATGACCTCGTCCCCTTCTTGGAACGGTGCCCACGAGCCTTCCCCTTTGCCCGCAAAGTGGCTGGCCACTCTGCAGGGGAGTCTCGTCCCTCCTGGCACCAGCGTGACGTTGACGAGCGGATACGGCAGCGGCGTACCGTCGTCGTCCGCAAAGGCCACGCTCCTGGCGTTGGGCGTGTCTGCGTCGACCAGCCCGATCGACACCCACGCTCGCGGGTCGTTGCCTGGTCGCGCCTGCCCGGCCATGAGCGACGCCAGGTCGTCGAACATCCCCGTCCCCATGCTCGGGCGCATCGCTTTTACCCCCCCACCGTCGGCGGTGGTCCGCTCGGTTGCGGTCCCGTGGCGGGCGTTGCCGGGGGTGCACTGGCCCCTGCTGCTGCCGGTTCCTGTCCACCATCCAGTTGCTTGTCCGCGCGCACCTCGACGTAGTTCACGGCTTGAATGCCGAACTCCACTCCGTCATCGATGCTGCCGTTGACGTCCATCTGCTTCACGCGGAACACGCTGGGGAAGTTCGCATCCGTGTACGTTTTCGCGTACTGGTCGGCGAACGCCGCATCGAACCCGATGTCTTTCATTCGCTGGGCATTGCGCGCCTGCGTGGACAGGTCCCTTTCGGTTGCGGTGGTCGTGCTCGACGCCTGCTCATCTCTGGCGACGAGCACTTCCAGCGGATCCCCGGGCCGCATATCAAGCAGGTCCGGGTCCCCGTTGTCCCCGCCGAACGACGCAAAGTTGATCGTCCTGAGCTCCCACGTGAGCTCGTTGCGTCCGAGGTTCTCGTACACCTCTTGAGCGATGACCTTGAGGGTGGCTGCGTCCTTGACGCCTGGCACCGTCAGCACCAGCCACTTCTGATCTGGTGTGGCATCCCCCGGAATGGCGTACACCTGCCTGTCCGCGGGGAGGGGAAAGCGCCCCACCAGAATCTGTTTCTGTTCGCTGTTGTAGCTACGCACTTCGATGTTCTGCGGCGCGTTCTTGGTGAGGTTGCGTTCGCAGCGCATCTCGAAAAGGTTCCTACCCCATATGAGCTGCCTGTACTGCAGCGTCTTGGGGTCGTTGCTCGTGCCTGCGATGTACATGTGCTGCCCGGGCAGTCTCCGGCCCTTGAAGGGATCGTCTCCGCGCGCTGTGACGTTGCTGCTGGTGAGGGCTCTGGTGCGCTGGATGACGAGCGTCGTCCCTTCGATGCGCAAGCCGTGCCCGATGGCTCGGCAGCAATCGGTGAAGTAATCCCACACGGTCAACTGCTCGGTCCCGCCTCCTCCGTGCGACGGTGGCGGTCCGAGATGTGGCCTGTACGCGCTCTTGGCCAGCACATCGCCCAGCGCCGGTGGCGTTGTCCCCGGTGGTCGGTATTCGATCGACAGCCCTGCGAACTGCGGGAAGTGCGTGAGGTACTGGGCAAAGGCCTTATCGATGGGCAGGTTCGCCGCAACGTTCAGGGCGGGTGGCGCGTGCTGCGTGAGGAACAGCTGGGTGTTGTCGCGGCACTCGCACCGGAGCACCGGATCGTTTTCGTCCGACCATTCCACCGTCCACTTATCCACCCACCCCTGGAAACGCACGTTCGTGCGCTGCTGCCCGTTTCCGTCCGTCCACGTCTCGGGGAGGAACGCCGCCGGTTGCGCCGAGCTCCCCGGGCTCCCTTGCAGGGTTCCTCCCCCTCCGTCTCCTGTTCCCGCGAACACTTCCGCCGCCGCATCCCCAATGGGAATGGTCCCCAGCAGGAAGACAACAGCGATGGATCGAACGGTTCTCGGGTCGATGGGCAGATCGATAAGCCTACAGGTGAACATGAGCGTGTCGGCGGTTCGGATCCCGTTCTGGGACCACTTGAACTCCATCGGCACGATCCCCTCGACCACCTGCGTGAGCCCGTCGCTGCTGCTGGCCTGCTGCTGTCCCGTCCCGAACGTCGTCGTCCCCTGCCCTTGCAGCAGGTAGCGGGTGGTCCCCGGCGGGGACATCGGATCTGGCGTGACGACGAGATCGGTCCTGTTGATGTTCGTCCCGTTCAGGCTCTTGGTGGGTTTCGCCGGCACCTTGGCTTGCAGGTGGCTGTAGTTGCCGAACTCGTCGAACCGGATGATGAGCCGCACGCGCCACCGGGGAACGTAGTCCTGCGGACCGTAGTCGGGTGTCTCGTCTCCCACGCTCCGTAGCCTAGCGCGACGTCAGGGCCCGCGCGTTGACGTGCGTAGCGCCGGGATGATGAGCGCCATTCGTGTGGGAAAGGTCGCCTGGTACCAGGGCAACTTGTTCGCCTGCAGTATGTCCACGGCGTGGTCCGGCGTGGAGTAGTACCTCTGGCTGATTCTCTGCGGGGTGTCGCCGTCCTTGGTGATGTAGATGGCGATGACGTCCCCGTCCTGCCCTGGCGCGTTCCGTCCCGACGTGACGGCGGTGCCTTGGGGGGCGGGCGCTTTCAGGCGCATCTGAATGTCCAGGGCTAGCGCCGCTTGCGCGATGAGCTCGACGCGCGCTTGCGCCTGCGCGATGTACTGCTGCGCCCGGAGCATATCGACGACGTTCGTACTCGTCGCCATCGCCTCCACAGGCGTCTGCCCCATCGAGTCGTTGAACTGATTTGCGATGGCAATGGTGTTGCGGGCGAAGTTGCTCGCGGCCTGCGCAATCTGTTGCGGTTGGCTGGCGAGTGTTTGCCCAATGGCTGCCACCTGCTGCAGCTGCCCGATCGACTGCTGCAAGTTCCTGAGCACCGACTGCACGGCAAGCGTGGGCGCGTTGGCAAGGGCCTCCAGCTGTCCGAGCGTGAAGGTACTGGCCGAGTGATATATCGCCGCGTTCGACGCGATGAATGACGTGGCTTGTACAAAGCTCGCGAAGTTCGCCCCCGCCACATTCAGGGCTGCGGTGGCTGCGTCGAGCGACGCATCGCGCACGGGTGTGACCTTTTGCGTGCGGATGCCCCTCCCCACCCACTCGTAATCAACGTCCCACTGTATGTCCTGGATCCGCGTGTACTTGAAGTGCCATTCTCTGGCCCTTCCCTCGCGCACTTTCTTCCCGCGCATCCCCTCCTGGTCCCCGGTGACGGTCCAGGTAACGCGCAGCCGGATGCCTCCACGGAACATGTCCTCGAGCAGCTGCGCGAGCACATCCGGGTCGATGACGGTGATGCTTGCGCCGCTGGTCGTGACGGCCAGCGATGGCGCCCTGCTCATGCGCGTCCGGTTCCACTCCCCGGTCCACTTGCTGGGCAGCTCCGTGGGCCCCAGCCACTGCTGCGTGGCTTCGTCGGGGTTACCCGGGTACCACTTCGTCTTGATGTTGTTCGCCCCGGCCCACTCCGCCCCCATGAACGGCAGCGCGGGGCCGTTCAGGGTTACGCTCCGTGCGCTCTGCCCCGTAACCGAGCCCACCTCTTCAATGAGCATCGACGACGAGTAGCTTCCGCTCGTCGTCCGGCTCCCTGGCCCCAGGGCGTTCTGCAGCTGGGTTTGCTGCTGCGTGGGTGCGAGAAAACGATCCTGCGGGTCACCGGGCACCGTTCAACCTCCCGGCGGGGGATTCGAAGCTTCGAACCCCGCTCGCTCAGGCCCCCGCGCTCTTGCGCTTCGCCCACACGCTCAGCATGTTGCTCGCACTATCCGACCCCGACCCGCTCGAACTCGACTCGGTGGGATCCTCCGGCGAGTCGGACGGCGAGTCCGTCGCTGCCGTGGCACTCCCACTCGGATCGCTGTCTTCGGAATCGCTGTCCTGGGAGTCGCTGGCTACGGGGGGTTTCTTCGGCGGGAATGCCATTGTGGATCCTCTCCCTCCTTGTCTACCAGAGCCGAAACCTTCGGGCTACATGTCACAGGCCAAAGGGCACTGCGTTTCTGGCTTGCCTCCGGTTGACGACCGCCGCCTGCAAGTCGCGCCGGAACACCTGCATGACGCGGTCCGGGTCCTGGTCACGGAAGTTCTGTTGGATGTGGAAGTTCGCCCCGTAGAAGTTCACGGACGGTCCGTGCCCCCTGATGTTGTCGACGCCGGTGCTCTTTTTCACCATCTCGGCGATCTTCTTGGCGAGCTCCGGGCTCTCCGCGTCGATGACCTTCTTCAGCGCCTCGAACCCACCTTCCACCTGTATGGCCCCCGACATGAGCGCCTTGGTCATGCTGTCGCTGTCGGCGATGATTGAAAAGGCCCACTTCTGCGCCTGGTCATTGTGCACGGCTATGGCCTGATCGATGTAGCGGCCGACGTACCCGGTATCCTGCGACTCCACCTTTTCGCGCAGCTCCTCGGCTTCGCGTTCGGCCTGTTCGTGGTGCTCGCGTAGGCCTTGGGTAAAGGCCGCTATCGCGTCTTCGGTCTTCTGTAATTCTGCGGCAGCGGCTTCCGGATCCACGGCGTTCTGTATGGCCGAAGTTGCCGCGTCCTTTGCGAGCGTCGTGTACTTGGCGATGGCATCGTCCAGTTCCTTGGTGGACCCTGGCCCGACGATGTCCGCTCTCTGGGTCACCGCCGCCTTCTGTACATCCGCTTGTGTCGACCCGACTTGTCTCCCGCTGAAGAAGTCCTTCACGTCCATGAACACTTCCGCCATCGCCTTGGCGTAGCGGGCTGCGGTCGCGAACCCATCGACGAAGTTCTTCGTGATGCTCTCGAAGATCTGCTCGATGCTTTGGCTCGTGCCCATGGCTTCGTTCCACGCATCGCGCCACTCCCCGAACAGTTCATGGAACTGATGACTGAGCTCCCCCCAGTTTTTTTCGACTCCGTGGTAGATGCCCTCGGCCGCCTCCGCGATGACGTCCACTCCCTTGCCGAGCGCCGTCCCCACTTCGTTACCCAGCTCGACGATCGCTTCGGTGTGCGCGACCAGGTAACTCTTGAGCGCAGCCAGTTGCGGCACGAGGCGATCGAGTAGCGGTTGCCCGACAGCATCGAGAAACATCTCGCGCACGTTCGCGAGCCCTGTCTTCACCTCTCCGAGCGTCATCGGCCCGACGCCACCGCTCTTCTTCAGCAGGTCCGCCTGCTTCTTGATGGCTTCCTCCGCCAGCAGCATCTGCTTCTCGGGGGTCATCTTCTGCAGCTGTTCTGCGGCATCGTGTGCGTTGCCCTTGAGCACGTGGGTGGCCGCAATGAGCTGCACGATTGGGTTGCGGGCGCGGATCATCCCTAGCTCGAACATGCTCATCCCCTGCGCCAGTCCTTCCATGCCTTGGGGCACGATCTTGCCGACCAGCGCCATCTGCTCGACGAGTTCCTTTGCTTCGTTCGAACTCCGGTTGCCGCGTTCAATGGTGCGGTCGTACATCTCCACCATCGTCTTGGTGGCCACTCCCGCCTGTATCCCGAGCTTCTCCAGTTCCTCGCGGGTGTCCTGCGCATACCCTCTGAGGGCTTCCAGGGAGTGCTGCCCCTGGTCCATGAACATGAGCAGGCCGCTCATCTGCCGCACCTGCTGATTCGTCTCGTCGGCCACTTCCGCCGCCGCGTCAGCAAAGCGCTCCGCCATCTCGTACGCCTGGTGCATCCCCTCCGCCACCAGCTCCGTGCCCTTGCTGATGGCACCGGTGATGACGTTCGCCTGCACCATCGCCCCGAGCATCCCCTTGCTCTCGTCGTGACCGTGGTGGAGCTCTTCGTGGGCCTGCTTCAGCTCGTTGCGGAGATTTCCGGCTGCATCGCTGGCCTTGTCGTCCACGACCAGCCGGATTCTGACGTCCGCTTCTCCTCCTCCGCCTTCGTTCGCCATGGGTTTCAGCCTAGCCCTACTGCTCCAGGGCGCTCGCCTCCTTCTCCGCGCTCAGGATCTCCGCAAGCACCGAGTGCAGCTGCCTGATGCGCCGCACCTCCACGTCCCCCCAGCCCAGGTCGTCCCCGGGGACGCCGAGCCGAGCGTAGCGGGCCAGCTCAAGTTTCATTCGATCTCTGCTCCGGAGCACAGCCTCCGGGTCCACTTGCCAGAGCGACGGCCACAGCGCATCCCACGCTTCGCCTTCCTCCGACCGCAGCTTCACCCTTTCCAGCGAGTCTCGGATCGCATCCGGGTCGTCGCGCAGGTCCCCTGGCGCTAGCCAGCCACCGCGCTCGCGGACGCGATCCCGTTCAGCAAAAAATCCGCCATCTCCTCATCGGTCATGTTGTGCAGCCGCACATACATGTCCTTCAGTCGCGTGCGGCACTTCGTGCCGAGCTCCCCCCAGAGGATCTGCACGTTGTACAGGCCCGGGTTCTTCGCCCACTCTCCCGTCCAATCGACGAGCTTTCCGTCCACCGCCCGGATCATCTGCTTGGCATACTCCGCCAGCGAGTTCCCGGGTTCGTTGCGCATGCGCTTGAGCGCCTGCTTCTCTTCCAGGTCGCTGAGCGGCCACACGATAATGACGCGGCTGAGCACCTCTTCGTCGACCAGCTTTTCGTTCCCTGGCTCCCGCACCTTGTACGTCGTCTTCACGCCCAGGTGCGGCGCGTCGGTAAGGGCAGAGCGGAACCGCACGAAGTAAACTTGCTTGCCGCGCGGTATGCGCATGTCCTCTGGGATGTACGGCTGGGCCCAGCTGGGTATCTCCCCGGGGTTGTCCTGCGGGGGAGGGTTCTCTTCTGCTTTGAGCTCGAGTGGTGTGGGGGGTGGCGGAGGCGTGGGCACGTCCTCCTCGGTCAGCTGCGCAATGGTCGTTCGCAGCATAGGGTCGGTGGTCATTGTTTTGCGCCTCCTCGTGTCTTGGCGGGAACCCAACAGGCGGTGTCAGCGCCTGGTCCGAGGAGGCGCAAAACTCCTATGCCCAGGCTCCGCCTGTTGGGGTCCCATTTCGGTTGCGCCTCCTCTGCGACCCCCAGGCTAGCTCACGGCATGAGCCGCCCTTATGAAAAGGTTCTCCGCCTGGCTTCGTCGTCGTTGGGGGTCGCTGAGAGGGCTGTTGATTGAATGGCTCGCTGGCAACCGGAGCATCATCTTCGCCGACGCCGTCATTTTCGACGGCAAGGCCGGCTTCTTTCTCATCAGCGACCCCACCGGAGAGACCCCCACGCTGATGCACGGCTGCACGTTTCTGAACGTACGCGTCCAGATCCACGCCCGGCTCCCGCCCCAGTACTGCGACCCGAAGCTCTACCAACCCAACTCCCCGGTCCAGCGCCAGATTGCGCACCCCCAGCTTTACATACCGATAGGACCTAACGAGTTCCCGTTCTCTTCGAAAGACGCGAACTAGGTGAACGTCGGGAAATAGTCGTCCGCTCCGCCGGTGATCTTGTCCTCGACGTAGGCTCCGCGGTCCGTGATGTTGTGCCCGATGGGCCCGAAATGCGCATCCGAGATGAGGATCGTCGGGGTCTGGCCGTTCGGGTAGCTGAAGACACCCGAGATATTGAACACGACATCCGGCGTCTGGCGCTTGGCTCTCTGCACCACCGACTGCGAGAGCGTGAAGTGGTCTTGCGTATGGGTGTGCATCTTGAAGTCGAACTTCACGCCGTTGTACACCTCGTCGTACCGGTTGGTCTTCTCGCCGAGGTACCCTTCCATCTTCAGTTCCGTCTGGATCTCGAAGGAGAAGTCTTTGATATCCGTCAGGGTGTCCTGGTACTGGGTCGCCTGCACAATGATGATGCTCACTTCCTGTCCCTTGATTCTTTGGGCCGGCATGACCTAACTCCCTCTGCTGGGCAGCATAGCAGTACCCCCACAACATCACGCGGCTTCGTTCGACGGCCCAACCCCCTGAAACCGTACTCCCAGAGGGTGGGCCTCTTTCGGGTGACTACGCCGCCTGCGGCAGCGACTCTTGCACGGTCACCTGGTCGCCGATGGTGGTCTCCAGCACGATCGAATCCATGCTCGGCAACGTCTGCACGCGCAGGATGACTCGGTTGATGCCCTGCTGCAGCGTTCTGGTGGTGTTGCCCTTCTTGGCGTCGAGGGTGAACCCACCGATACGCTGGAATGATGGGTTGTTCGCGCTGAGCAACCCCTCCATGAAGGCCTTGATCTCCTGGGCGAAGGCGTTGCGTCGGTTCACCGTCATCAGCCGCTTGGAGTACGCCTTCCCTCGCTGCGCAATGCTGTCCTGTATGTAGTCGGCCATTCTCCTGCGCGCGATGCGCACCAGGCTCGGGTTGACGTTCGGGTCCACCGCCGTGACGCCCGACTGGAAGCTCGCGTTGCCATCATCGATGCGCAGAGCTGCGATACCGCTGGCCTTGAACAGCTGGTAATCGGCCATCTGGAAGCCCTGCACGTTGGCGCCCTTCTCGATGCCGTTGACGATGCTCGCGAACGACGTCTCCTGGCCCGGGTTCTCCTCGGGTGGCAGCTGGCTCATGATGCTGGCCATTAGCGAGTCCGACCCGACGTCGATGTTCCCGTCCACGGTGAACGCCGTGTACCCGGTGTTGGGCGGGTTGCCCGCCAGTCCCAGGCGCGCAATGAGCGGCACGTAAACGTTCGTGCCGATGTAGCAGTAGACGACGCGCTGATCCCTGTACGCACCCACTCCCGGATCGGCCACCGGCGAGGTAGCGGTGTACTTGTCCGTGTTGAGCGGCGGCCTGACGCACGCCATCCTCCCGAAGCACCCGCTGGCGCTGGCGGTGAGGGCATTGGTACGCAGTCCTCTGCGCACGGTGTTGCTCTGTCGTGCCGACAGTACGATGTTCACCTGCTTGGCCACGGTGTTGATGTCCATGCTCGGTTGTCCGAGCGCCGTGACGTACGCCGCATCGATAGCCGACTCGCTAAGGGCCGCGCTGATGGGCTGCAGGTTCTGCACGGAGAAGCTTCCGATGTCCGGGGCGTTGGTGATCTGGGTGACGGCTCCCGCTGTTGCCGCCCCGACGCTCCCGTCGTCCAGCGCCGGGCGCACTGGCACGGTAAAGGGCCCTGCGTTGGGCACGGCAACTCCTCCGCTGCCCGACGTCTTCCCTCCGATGAGCACCCCCACGGTGGTGAAGTTCACGTCCTGCGCCGTGACGTACACGGGCCCTGCGCTCCCCGGCACCTGCACGATGGTCCCCGCCGCCAGGACGCCCAAGGGAAAGGGCGCCCCCACGGTCGTCCCCAGCACGAGCCCGAGCTTGGTGAGCACCGCTTGCGCGCTCACTGCGACAACACGCACTTGCGCCGCCGTCGTCCCGGTGAGGGCGCTCGTCAGGTAAAGGTTCGCCGCTCCGTCTGCGAAGGCCACCGCCGGCTGTCCCGCGGCGGTGAACGCGTTGTTGATGGCCGTCACGACCAGGGCCACCGTCGTCTCGGTCCCTGCGAACGTCACGGTCACGTTCGGCTGCGCATCGATGCCGAGGGTGATGGTGCTTGCTGCCGTGGGCGGTAGGGTCACCGCCGTCCCCACGACGATGGCCTGTCCCTGCTGGGTGTTGATGGTCCCGGCGGTGAGCCCGAATGCGGTCGCTGTCGTTCCGCTCCCGACCAGGATGTACGGTGCGGTCGTTGGCGACGTATTGCTGATGCGCAGGCGGCTCGAGCTGTCGAACTCCACGCGTGTGTTGGCGATGGCCGTTTGAATGACAGCTGTCACTTCGCTCTGGCTGACGCTCGCAATGTTCGCGACGTTCCCCGTACCCAGGGTCGTCCCCGCCGTGAGTCCGAGTGCCGTCCCGACGCCTCCGCTCGAGAACGACACAACGCGCACCTGCGCCTGATTCCCGCGCTGCAGCCCGGTGAGCGAGAACTGCCCGGAGCTCGTCGCCGCGAGGGTAAAGCCCGCCGTCGCATTGATACGCGCGATGACTCCCGCCTGGCTACCGTCGCCGGTGAGGAACGTGACGGTAAAGTTCGGCCTTCCGTCCACCCCGAGCACCACCTGGTCTCCGGGGTTCACGGCGTAGGTCGCCCCCGACGAGGTAACGCTCGCCGCCGTCGCGTTGAAGGTCGCGTTGGTGGGGCCAGCCCCTATGTCCAACTGCACGACTTGTCCCGGCTGCAGCGAGAACTGCAACCCGGGTAGCCCGGTGACGTACGGCAGTTTGGTGAACTGCACGTTGCCGACGCTCGTGTTCACGCGGCAGATGATGAGCCGCGCGTATTGCTTGCCCTGCAACTGGACGAAGCCGTTCCCGTTCCAGTACTCCACGGCTCCCGCCCCATCCGCCTTCCGCGCAATGGCGCAGGGGTTCTGCGCTTGCACGCCAAAGTACGTGTACCCGAGCGTGCCGAAGTTGTTCGTGAGGTCGTCGGCGCTGCTGACCTCGAGCGGGAAGTTGTAAGGGCCGTTCTCGAACTCTCCGACCATCATCACCGTCCCGGTCCCGATGCCCTTCAGGGCACTCGGCGGCTCCAGGTCCAGGATGTTGACGGACTCGATGTTGAGGAGGACGTCATTACCAGGGTCAAACGTAAATCGCCTTACGAATGAGGACAATTACATACCTCTCCTTCCACGCATCCCGCACGCGACCCACTCTTCGAGCGTCATCGTGTGCTTTGCGAAGTTGCACCCCTTGCACGCGGGTAAGAGATTCCCGAACTCGTGCTTCCCGCCACGCGACAGTGGTGTCACGTGGTCGAGCGTGTCTGCTTTCCCCCCGTGCAGCCAAAGCAACAGACGCACGTCTGCTGCCGTAACCTTGCCCTCCACCATTGCTCCGTGTCGGCGACGGTTCGCCGCCGCTTTGTGGGTGCGGTACCTGTCGGGGTATCGGACTTGGTACGCCCTTACTACAGCGATTCTTGCCCTTGGATTGTTTGCGTACGCTCGTTTGCCATCGCAAGTCGTGCAAACGTTCCGGCGACCCCCCGCACATGTTTTGTGTCTGGCGAACTTCTCCAACGGCTTCCACTCAAGACACTTCACACACGCCTTACCGGGCACCCCGTTCCGCACGAATACCGGGCTCACCACCTTTCCCGGATGTGGTCGATTCTTGGGCCTTTTGATCCCCAGTTCGTGTGCGCGACGAGTGATCGCGCGAAGACTTCTCTTCGGCAGTTGCGTCGCAATGCTCTCCACCGTCATCTCAGAAGACCACGCCACCTGCAGGTACGCGTCCTCGTGATCGGTCCAGGGAACCTTGAGCAAGTCACCCGCTGCCTTCTTCGCCGTCATGTCCGCCCGTAACTACTCCCTTTCCGAGCTCACCGTCCGGCGGCATGCCGGGTGCCCGTCCATCTCGGATTGAAGCAGATGCGTTTCCCTGGCGCTACTACTGCCCCCACGACGGCGGCAGCGGATAGCGGGGTGTGGTGGTGTTGTCGCTGGCATCCGGCTGCTGGACGAACTCCGCGCCCGGGGGTTGTGGCGGGTCCAGGGGTGCCACCGGTGGCTGCAGGTAGATGGGCACTCCCTGGCTATCGATGTCCGTGTCCACTTCGATGATGGGCTGCATCGGCACGTAGTTGACGAGCGCCACGATGTTGAAGCGCATCTCTATCTCCACCTGCACCCTACGTCTGCCTCGCGCGCTCATCTCCTCGTCGAAGTTCTCGCGGCGGTTGAGCGTGAAGCACACGAGCTCGTTGTAGTAGTCGGGCATCTTGAAGCGCAACCCGCTCATCTGCTCGGTGGGGCTGATGGCCGTCTCCAACCCCGCGACGATGGCGCGCCTCTCCGGCACCTTGTTCGCCCACACTTCCAGGTTCAGCGTCTCGATGTACTCCGCCTGCCACTGCAACACTGTCCCCGGCGAGTACACGTCCCGCGTCGTCTCTTCGACATACGAGGTAAGGCCGATGCTGTCGTAGTCCGCCCTGGATGGGCGTATGACCACCGCCGGCATGAGCAGGTCCTGGGTGTAGTCGGGCGCTTCCAGGTGGAAGTTCTCCGGCAAGATCTGGAACGCCACGGGGATGCGATTGGCTCCGGGCGCGTAGAAGATGAGCGACGTCACATACCGCTGCAGGATGCGCAGGGCGACGGTCCTCCCGTCTTCGACCAGCGGTGGTGGCTGCGGTCTTGGCGGATAGACGTCCCCGAACGGATTGCCAAACAGGAGCGCGCGCAGGTCCGCGGGCATGTTGAACGGGAACGGCACCCTTTGAGGCTACCACCGTGCGATTGGAAACCCGGGTTTCCAATCCTCTCCCCTTTGGCCGGCTACTTGTTCCCGAGCTCCCGACGTATCTCGCGGTGTATCTCTTCCTCCAGGAAGTCCGGCACCCGCTTGGCTGCCTTCTCCGCGATGCGCAGTCCCTGCTTCCCGTCTCGGTTGAAGATGCCCGTTCCCGGCTTGCTGGGCGTGCCCTGCATCGTCCTCGCAATGGCCCAGGCTATCTGCCTCGCCTGGGCATACGCCTCCGGGCTACTGCGCTTCTTGGGCGAATGCCCGGTAAGTCCCTTTCGCCGTACCCACTCGGCGATGGCATCGATCATCTGCCGCCCGATCTTGATGTTCTCCGCTCGCGCGCCTCGCTCGATGACGCTCGCATAGGGCATCGAATTGACGACGTCCGCCCCGCTTTTGGTCACCTCCACGTGCCAGGCCTGCCTGTACGCGCCATCGAAGATGGGAGCGGGTTTCTCCGCGGGGATGAGCTCATTCTGGATGACGCCGAGCAGTCGAAAGGCCGCACTGACGCATCCCCGCTGCACCCCGCCCTGCATGCCCTTCTGGAGCCATTGCTCCAGCTCGTTGAACTCGCTGCTGTCGAAAGACGGCATACCTCGTCAGAACTCCAGCTGCAGCCTGATGCCGGCTTCCGGGTGTTCCCAGTCCGCCCCCGGCAGCGTCACGTACCCGTCCACCTTCGCCCCCTCCCACGTCGCCACCGGTACGGTGAGCAAGACGTCTCCATCCTGCGTTTCCAGGCACAGGTTGTACTTCCCCTTCTCCACCGACTTCGCGCACACGCGCGCCTTCTCGTTGTCGTCCATGGGGGCCCTAGCCTTCCTTGCCCTTGAGGTACAGCGACTGCCCGTGCCTTCCGCGGTCCTCGCTGATGCGCTCGAGCATGATGGTCCACTGCACCTTGCCGGCATCGCGGAAGGGCGGTGAGAGCAACCTGTACGACTGCCTGAGCGGCAGCTGGTCTCCGCGTCCGTCTTCCCGGATCTCGTAGAAAAACTCCCACGGCTGCGGAATGTGGCTCTCGTGGGCGACCGGCAGCATCAACCCTTGCAGCTGGTCGTACGTGTACTGCACGCTGACCTCTGTCAGCTTCACGCTCCCGGCCTGTACGGTGCCGGCGTGGAAGATCGAAAAGGTAACGCTGTCGAGCGAGCTGACTTTCGGAGTGGGTAGGAGCTCCGTCTCTTGAACATACGTGATGGGTGGGGTTCCTCGTTCCGACCCCGCCCACACCCCCCACACCAGAAAGCACCGATACGGCCTGACGCCGAACCTGGTGTTCAACTGCCGGAGTCGATCGGCCAGCGGCCCGAACCGATTCGCCAGTGCGCGCTTTGCTTGCGCGGGTGTGAGGGGAGCAGGCTTGGGCATGTCACTTCTTGCAGTTCGCCGCCTTGACCGCTGCCGCCGCGTTGTTTCGCATCGCCAGGTCCTGCAGCAACACCTTCACGATGGGGTCCAGCTCCGCGTTGATGTTGCACGCCGCATCGACCGCCGTGCTGTCGGGCAGGTCCGCGTGCGCGATGATGCACGCGTAATCGGCGACGTCGATCGCGGTCTTGATGGCTTGCTGGGGCGAGGTGCAGGCCCCCATCGCCGCCGCGAGCATGATGACCACTCCCTTGTACGGATTGCGCATCGTCCTTTTCCCTTTCCCTCAGTTTTGCACCGGAATGTTCATCCCGCTGCCGCCCCCCGTCCACGACGTGAACCGTTGGTCGAAGGGATTGGGCGGCACCTGCAGCATGTTCGCCAGCCGCCCCTGCCAGTACTTGTACAGCTCCATGACGTGGTGAAAGTGCTTCAGGTTCACCTTGATGTCCCCGATCTCCTCCACCGCCAGGTCCCCCTGCTCTTCGACCAGTTGCGCTTCGAGCGCATCCATCTTGTCGAGCAAGTCCCGGAACGCCTGCTCGTGGCTCGGTAGGATCCTGGCCCACGTCCCTTCGATCATGAAGGCCGTCGGCACCGCCGCCGGTATACCCAGGGCAAACGTCGAGGCTTGGGAAACTCCCCCATACCCCATGTGCCCTCGTGCCCTGACCCTGTCTTGCTCCGAGATCACGCCTCAGAGCTTACCACGCTGCCTCACGCCGGCTGCTGCGCCGCGTCCCCTTCGTCGTCCAGCTGCCCTCGCGCGATGGCTTCTTGCCCGCTGAGGAGCGAGTCGTCGTAGGTCTGCTCCTGCATCGGCTCCAGGGTAATTCCCTGCCTCCGCATGAGGGCCAGATCGTGCGTGGCTTCGGTAACGATCTTCCCGGGCCTCAGGTGTACCATATACCCCTCGCTGGTGAAGGGTATGAGCCCATCGTGACTGCGTGGGCCATTGGTCACCATGTACTGCTTCGCTTTGCGCTCGGGTTCGTTCCTTGGGGTTGCCCTTTGCTGGGGCTCCTTATGGGTTTCCTCTTCGCCGGGCAACCCCGCCGAACCTCCGGGAATGCTCGGTGCATCCATCGTCGCCGGAGCCTGACCCGGCTGCACTTTGTGTCTGGCCATCGTGTTGTGCGCCTCCTCTGCTCGGGAGCCTAGCACCCCACCGATTGGAAACCCGGGTTTCCAATCCCCTCCCCCGGGCTCTTTGGGTTGTCAGTTCCCCGGGGGAAGGGTTGTCAGTACCGCTGCTTTAGGTCGCGAACTCGCAGACGATGGCGCGCTTGTAGCGCTCCGGTCCGCTCGGTGCCGTGATGTCGCTGGGCACCGGGAAGCTCGTCGAGATGCTCCAGCTCGCGGTGACCGTTTGCTGCAGCTTGTCCATCGGCGCCCGCAGCACTAGGCGAATGCGCTCGGTGAGAATCGAGATGCCGTTGTTCACGACGTCGAAATCTCCGACCTTCCCGAGCAGACCCGCTTCCGTCGTGTAGTTGCTCTCGTCCAGGTACTTCTCGTAGAGGCACCCTCGGCCCGTGATGACGATGCGTCCGATGTTGACGCCGCTGCCGTTGACGACCTCGGCTCCGATCTCCTGGCCGTAGATACCGCTCGACGCCGTGGCCACCTGCGTCCCCGTATTGAAGGTCTCCGGCGCTTCGGTGTTCATGAAGAACATCACGTTCGCCATCGTCCCGATAAAGCCCTCCTTGTAGATGACGTGCTCGGGCAGCGACTGATTCAGTCGCTGGAACACCGGGTCCGCAAAGAACTGCGAGTTCCCCAGGGGGCTGACGTGTGCGTGGTAAAAGCCGTCCTCGTGCGGCTGCACGTTTGCGCGTCGCAGGAAGCCCACGGCGTTGATGATCTGCTGCAGGACGAGGGTGTCCGCCGCCCCGATGGCATCCACGCTGTTGCCGGCCGCGCTCCGCACGACCCTCGGTGCGTACGCGCTCTTGACCGCGCTGCGTATGGCACATGCCGTCCCAACGGCCGCCTGCAGCTGCAGGGTCCCCGGCCCATTCAGGTCGCTCGGGATGCTCGGCGTGTACCCGATGACGGTCAGGGAGATGGCTCCGCTCGGCCCATACAGGGTGATGGGCAGTGGGTAGGTCGTGCTGACCGGTTGCGGGGCCACGGTCCCGTTCGGGATGACCACGTCCGTGAAGCCGTTGAGGCTCGCCACCTGCAGCGTGGTGTCCGTCGAGGCGGGTGCGGTCGTCGTGACGGTCTGCCCCGACAGGTACGCCTGGAAAAGCGCGTTTCGGGCAACACGATTGACGCTCTGTCCTGCCTGCAACCCCAGCTGGTGGATGTTCCGCAGGAACAGGTTCGCGTTCGTCGTGACGGCCGTGGGCATGTGCGTGTCGATGCTGTCGGCGTATTGCGAAAGCGTCGCCACCCACTGCTCGAACGGCACCGTCTGCCCGATTGGGTCGGTTCCGGGCGTCAGCGGCGTGACGCTTGGCTTCAGCAACCCTGGCCGGGTCATATAGATCTGTTGGCCCGTCTGAATGGGCCACTCTTCCGGCATCGCCTCGGCACGAAACGCCAGGTTCGGAAACAACCCATCGTGGAACGCACGCTCCAGCAGCCCTTGCTGCTGCAGGCTTGCCACCGACGCGGGCACCGCGATCAGTAACGCCATGTTGACTCACACCTCCGGTAGGGGAACGTTGGGGATTCGCGGACTACGACGTGTAGGAGTCCGCCGCCTCGCAACCTTCGCTGCCTCTACCCCCTGCCCCGCCGATTGACCGTTGGCGTACCACGTAGTGGGGAAGACCGAGCCGCGTCGTATCGCTGGCTTTCAGCCTACGCGCCCGGTCCCCACCGTCAAGGCGCTGCTTTCCGGCGCTTGCGCTTCGCCCACGCCCCCAGCCCCCCTCCGCTCTCCCTTGCCTTCCTCAGGGCCGCCGCCACCGCCTGGTCCTGGGGGTGCCCCGCCGCCACCATCTCCCGGATGTTGTCGCTGACCACTTTCCGGTCCTTGCCCGGCTTCAGCGGCATGGTGCCCCCCTTGTCCTTCTCAGTACCTGACGCCGAGCTCGCGCATCTTCGCCTTCGCTTCCGCGTCCGTGTACGAGTTCGGCTTTCCGGGTGCAAAGGTCTTCGGCTGTCCCGCGGCGTCGTCGCTCTTCTCGGGGGGTTTGCCTTCCTTGGCTCCGGTGGTGATGGGCACCTTCGCCTTGGCCTTCTGCCCCTCCTTCACTTCTTTTTCGATCTGCTCGCGCAGCGTCATCTCGTACCCCTTGGACAGTCTCGGCTTGGCCTTCACGCGCTCTTCGAAGAACTTCCCGGCCATCGTTTCGATCTGCTTCGGGGTCATCTTGTCCAGCTGCTTCTGCCCGTCCTTCCCGGGGTACTCCTGGCGCAAGTGCTTGGCGAAGCGCTGCAACTCCGCCTCGATGTAGTCCTCGTCGATGTGCTTTCCGGCCACGCGGCTGAGGAACGTGTCTTGTTTCTCGAAGACGCGATCTTCGGCGACCGCGCGCGCTCGGGCTTCGGCTTGCGCCGCCCTGGCTTCCGCCTTGGCGCGCAGGTCCTTTTCCCGCTCCACTTCCGACATCTCCTGCTGCTTGCGCTTCTCCTCGTCCGCTTCCATCTGCGCCAGCTTGTCCAGCTTTGCCTTGATGGTGTCGGGGTCGTCCGTACCGAAGCGCTTCTTCAGCTCTGCGCTCGTGTGCCTGCGCAGGCGCGAATCGAGCGCACTGCGCGACAGCTCGAGCAGGTCCGCGTCCTCCGGGATGTCATCGTTGCCCGCGAGACGCACCGCCTTGCGCTCGCCGCCGCCCGCCGGGGTTTCCTTAGGCGTCTGAACTTGCGCCTTGGGGGTCTGCTGCTGTTGTCCGCCTGCCGCCGGGGTCTCCGTCTTCCCGCCGTCGCCCGTTGTCGTTCCCGCAGCCGTCTTGTTGTCGTCCGCCATATGCCTTGCGCCTCCAGGCGTTAGACATACCAGAGCCCCGCCCGGCACGCACCGAACGGGGCTCTTTCGCTTGCCTTGGGCGTTGGGATCAGAAGAACGTGCTCGCGGCCTCGAGCAGCTGATTGCTGTTCACCGCACTGACCAGGCCCACCTTTACACGGGCGCTGGTGACCGCATCGGACACCTTGAAGAGCACCTGCGTCTTGGCTGCGTTCAGGTTCGCCTGCTTCGTCGCGCCCGGATTGCTGTTGCTCGGAGTCAACACCGCAAACTTGCCGACTGTCGTCCCCGCCAGGCTCTCCGCCTCCATGAGCGTCACGACACCCTGCGTGGTCGCCGCCACCGGCAGTGCGCAGATTCCCGTCCCTGCGACGCACGACAGCGCGGGATACTCCACCGCATCCACCTTTTGCGGGATGTACGAAACGTCCACGCTCGTCCAGGCATCCGTCGCATTGGTGACGATGTCCCCACTCGGGCTGATGCCGATGTGCAACGTGGTCGGTCCGGTTCCGGCCGTTCCCATGTACCCGAAGCTCGTCACCATCGAATCGCAGGTGAGCTCCTGCGGAGTCGAGGTTCCGGCGATGGCCGTTGCCCGCAAGATGTACTCGGCTTTCGCATCGTCGGGCAGCTGCCCGAGCAGGTTCGAGCCCACGGCTGCCGCCGCCGGTTGTCCGGTTCCGCCGGTACCGATGAGCGTCTCCGCAACGCACTGGCTTGCCGTCCCAGGAATGTACGGGTTGGTGGCTGCTGCGTTCGGGTTGCAGCGGCGCATGGTGACGGGCATCGCCTGCCGCACCAGCCTTCCGAACTTCAGCTGATTGAGCGCGTTGGCCAATTGGCCGGGCAGCACCTGGTCCAGCACCTGCGCCAGGCTGTTCGTCGTCGTCGCAATGGTCATGGTCTCTTCCTCCCCCGCTTATCCTTGCGGGCCTTGGGGTAATGAGGACCAGCCTACGTGACGTGCCTCTCAGCCGCCAGCCGCTTCCTTGTGCGCGGTCGACTTCGCCGCGTGGTACGCCGCCGCCACCTTGCACCCGGCCAGCTTGTGCGCCTGGCTGGCCTTGTCGTGCATCGTCGCCGCCGCCTCGTGCAGCTCCTTGCCGTCGCGCAGGTCGTCGTCGTCCTTGCCAAACTGCCTTTTCTCCGCCTTGACGGAGAGTGCGTTCGCTTCGCGGCTCATGTTCTCCGCCGCGTAACTCATCTCCCGCCCGGGTCTGGCCGTCGCCAGGTGCGTGCTGGCCATCTTCTTGTGCTTGTCTGCGGCGGCGCTGTTGCCGGCCTGCCGGTTCTTCCAGGCCGCGTCTTCGTGGGCGTAGCCGGCCTTCTCGTGCGCCTTCCAATCGTCTGCGTCCCCCGCTGCCGCGCTGAGGGCGTCGGCCTGCTTGGTGGCTTCCTTGGCCTGCTTGCCGATGGCCGCGTTGCTTTGCGCAATCATTGATTCCCCCACGCCGCATACTCCACCTGCCCGCTCCCGTTGATCTCGAGCAGGGTCATCGGGTTGCTCGGGTCGAACTCGAGCAGGAGCACGCCGTTGAGCAGGACGACGTTGGTCACTCCGTTTTGCGTGATCCGTATCTTCATGGGCGCCGCCACCCTCACGTACAGCGTATGCGCCTGGGTGACGGGCCCCCCCGTCCCGATGCCCTGCATGATCTGGTAGGCGTTGGCGGTATTGACGGTGGGGAGCACCCTCCCTGTCTCCACGACGTACGGCTTCTGCGCCGGATTCAGGGCGAACGGGATGGTCGTGCTTCCGCTCGGGAACTGGCTCCCGTCCGACACGACCGTAGGTCCCGCCGCCAACGTCGCGCCTTGCAGCTGTACCGCCTCGCCCACGCGCCCTCCTTCTCACCCGGGATTGGAAACCCGGGTTTCCAATCAGCCGCCCTTCAGGTTTTTGAACGGTCCGGTCGCCGGCTTGATGGGAGTGGCCGTCCCGGACACCTTCTGGCTGACGGGTCCCGGGTCCGCCATCAGGATCTTGCCGCCCTTGGGGATGTTGTCCGTGTTGGGCAACCCCGCCAGGGTCGGTGCCGGCTTCTGCGGTCGGTTCTCCTTGGTGAAGTCCCTTCCTCCGGTGCTCGCGCCGTTGAAGTTCTTCCCTCCGGTCTCGGCTCCGGTTTGCGGTCGGTTCTCTTGCGAGAAGTCCCTCCCGCCCTTGCCCGAGCTCCCGGGGCTAACGGGCTTGCCGTCTGCCGTTGCGAAAGGCGGGTTTGCTCCCTTGCCTGCGTCTCCCATGTTCCTTCCTCCTTCACTGCCTCAGTTTGAACGGTTTCCCGCCGTTCTCCAGGGGCCGGTCCGCCGGCCAGGGAATCTGCGGTGAGTGCCCGTGCCCCTGGCCCTCGTCCTTGTAGGTGCTGGGTGTGGCCAGGGGTCCTCCCGTCTTGTTCGCCTGCACGACGCCTACGCCCGGCTGCGGGCTCGGTCGCTGCTCGGCGCTCTTCGGGGCCTTCATCGCCTGCCCATCGGTCCGGAACGGTGCTCGCGCCATGCCTTGAGAGGTACCACGCCCCCTCTCCGCCGTCGAAGGTCGCCTTTCAGAAGCCGTCGTCCCCGTCGAACAGCGGCAACTCCTTCCACGGTCGGATCTTCCCCGAGTCCGGCAGGTCCACGGTGATGCGCGTCACCTCCAACCGGGACAGCTTCGGCACCACCTCGCGCAGGTTGATGATCTTGCCATCGAGCTCCCCCGTCTCGGGATAGTCATCCGGCACCGTCACTGGCTTCAGACTCATCTCTTGATCTCCTCGCATTCGACAATCAGACACTTCGGGTCTTCCTCGGCCTTATGCCTGGCCAACACTCTGAAGCTCGCCTTGCTACTGAGGATGATCTCTTTCTCGTGCTCGTGTTGTGAGTGCGTCTCCACGCCAATACCCGAGTGCTGGTGGATGACGAAGAACACCTTGTTGTCGTCCTTGTTGTACCGGCTGACTCCTCCCATGAAGTCCATGGCTACGCCCGCCTTACGGCTGGTACTCGTGAGGGCTTCTGCGTGGACGACGTCCTCGTCCATGAACTTCTTCATCGTCTCGTCCTTCAGCCCCCGGATCCCCCGGAACACTTGCCCCGGCTGCGCCGGCACCTTCCCGAACACCCGTTCGAGCGCCTCCCCCTGTCGCACCGCTGCTTCATAACCCATCTTCCCGATCTCTTTTTCGTACTCGTCCCGGGTCATCCTTTGGGCTGCCCGAATCACTTTGTACGAACCTCCCGTGAAATTGCTCACCGCAAGTCTCTCCTCCCCGACCACTCCCCCCATCGCCCTACGCACTTTATTCAGGTACTCAGCCACCTGTTCTCCCCCCGGGGGCACTTCCAAGTCCTTCTTGGGCAACTTGCGGGTTGGTAGCTTTTCGAACTCCCGTATCGCCAAGTTCTTTGTGTCCGGCTTCGGTGGCACAACTCGCTTGCCGTACTCCGCCGTGATGGGCGCTCCCGGCTTCGGCTTGGGTGCTTTCAGCTCCTGCAGCTTGCCCTTGAGGAAGTCCGCCCTGGCGTCGAGCATCTTGACGATCTTCGCCTTGTCGTCGGGCACCATCCCCGGTGCCACCTTCTCGACGTACTTGCCCCAGCCCCCGCTCTTCTTCTGCAGCTTCAGGATGGCTTCGATCTGTTTTTTGACGCCCTTGGGTCCCGCCGCGAAATCCTCCGCTTTGGCGATGCCCGCCTTCTGCGCCACCCGCGCATAGCTGCTGTTGATGTTCGGCTTGAAGAAGTTCTCCCAGTCCGCCTTTGCGTCCGTCTGCGCCGCCTCTGTCTTGCGCCCCTTGTTCGCGCGAAACAGGAGCGACCCTCCGTTGTCGATGCGGGCCACTCCCCCTTGCGCCGTCTTGACGGCGTTGTCCATCGCGAGCCCAACGGCATCCCAGTTCCCGAGCAAGACGTCCGCCGCGAACCCCCCGAGCACCTCCTTGGCCAGCTCCTCGGTGAGGTTGCCGCTCAGCGTCTCTGCCTCGAGCATCGTGCTGGCGAACGCCACCTTTCCGTCGTGTTCGAACGCCTCCGACTCGGGTGCCCCCAGCCCCAGGTCCCGGTAGATGTTGTTCGCGATAACCTCGCACTGCGCTTGCGTCGGGTCCTTGTAGAACTTCACGTACCGTTCGACGTCGTCCGTCCCGCGGTAAACGCCCCCTTCGTTGCTCCCGGTTGCGTCCTGCAGTTTCGTCCCGAGGATGACGTCTTCCCGGTCCTCCGGCTCTTCCTCCTCTGGGGGTAGTTGGTCGAGCGGTAGCGGCTCCTCCGCTACCCCTTGATCGGCCGGCACCACCGGCACGACGTCCCCTTCCTCCGCCGCCCCTTCGTCTACGGGCACGTTCGGCTTGTCGAGCTCCTCGGGCACTTGCTCTTGCGCCTTGGTGCCCTCTTCGGGTTCCTTACCGAAGTCCTCGCGCGCGATGGTCGTGCGCTCGGGAATGGGCGGCATCGCCTCCTTGTGCCCTTCCGCCGTCCACGCCGCGAGCACCTTCCCGTCGTCCACCCACTCGAGGTACGGCGGAATGACCCAGCTCACCCGGTGCGCCACGACGATCTCGCGATCGTTGGGGCGGTTGGGCGGATGCATGTACAGCCCGTACCAGCTCTCGAACGGCTCTTCGGGTCGGCGTATCTGCCCGTGTACGGCGTAGCTGTCGGCTCCCGTACGGTCGTCGAACACCGCCGACAGGATCTTGCACATGTCCCCGAGCTGCTCGTCCGCGTTCTTGATGGCTTCCCAGTTACCGCGATTGCAGGCGTTGGCACACTCGGTACGAACAATTCTGGCTGCCCAGTAGGCCGGCGCTGCCTGCAGGAACGGACTTCGTGCGGTGATGTCCGCGCGCATCTCGGCCCAGCTCTTCTTGGCGACGAAGCCCTTCTGCAGCTCCCGTTCGAAGTGCCCAATGGTCTCCAGGCCGTACCGCTCCAGGATGCCCTTCTGCGCGCCCGCTTCGGGGTCCCCTCCCAACCTCCTGAGGATGCTCCCCCGGGCCCCGTCCTGGGCCGCCTGCAGCATCAGCGCCTCATTCAGGGCTAGGGGCTGCATCCCCACCCCCCGGAAGCTCTTGTCGGCTTGTACGAGGTAGTTCGCCGTCCCCGTCGCGGCGCCTTCGGCCGCCTGCAGGCCGTGCTCCAAGATCGCATCCTTCAGGCCGCCCTTGAGACCCCTCAACACCTGCTGCACTTGCGCGAGAGCCGCTCTGCGCTGCACCGCCGTGAACGAATCGGGTCCCGGGCCCTTGAGGCCTTCCGCCTGTTGCAGGCGCTTGGCGAGGTCCTTGGCTGCGTCGTTCAACAGCTCGCGCAAGCGCTCCTGCCCGGCCGCTTGGGAAAAGCCCATCGCGTGTCGGCGGTTGCGCTCGAGCACGTCCTTCGCCGCTTGTACTGCTTTGCTGGTCGCCAAAAAGAAGCCTCCCCGACCACTCTACCGGCCGGGGAGGCATTCTCGCACTCGCGCTTATTCGTTACCGACTCGTTGTTCTTCGCCTACTCGCTCTTGATCTCTTCGTTCTCACCGGTTCGTTCACTCAACCGGTTCGCCTTCGTTCTACGGCCTCCGTCCACTCCGCATCCATCATTTCGTTCGGTGATCTCCGTCCACTCTTCGGCGTTTTCTTCGTTCCGATGGCCTCGTCCACTCGCCCTGACATCTCTTCGTTCCGGTGGATCCGTCCACTCTTCGGCGTTTTCTTCGTTCGCCTCATCTCGTCCACTCATGGGCCATCACTTCATTCGTGAAGATTCGTCCACTCTCCTTGGGCTTCTTCGTTCAGCTACATCCGTCCACTCGCACACCATCTCTTCGTTCCGATGGATCTGTCCACTCGCGCTGTTTCACTTCGTTCTGGGGTCTGCGTCCCACTCTTCAGACTTATCTTCGTTCGGCTGCATCCGTCCGCTCTTGCTCCATCTCTTCGATTCGTCGGTATCGCCCACTCTTCTTCGTTCTCTTTCGTTCGACGCTGTTCGTTCACTCCCAAGCTATCTCTTTCGTACCGGGCTGTTCGTCCACTCGAGCAGGCTCACTTCGTTCAACGCCTTTCGTCCACTCCCGCTTGTTCACTTCGTTCGGTGCGATTCGTCCACTCCTCGCTGTTCTCTTCGTTCGAGCCCTGTCGTCTTACTCTTGTTCGATCTTTTCGTTCGTTCGCCGACGTCCACTCGGCTTCATCTTCTTCGTTCGCCTCTCATCGTCCACTCCGGCTCCTACTCTTCGTTCTTTCATTCTCGTGGGCCAGTCCACTCCGATACGTTCACTTCGTTCGCCGCTACTCGTCCACTCGACGCGCTTCGCTTCGTTCGGCAGCTCCCGTTCACTCCGCCGCTACTTCGTCTCCGTCCTCGTCTCCGTCTTCCTCTTCGATGGCTGGCGCCAGCGGCATCGCCGTGTTGTCTCGCCACCCGACATCCCCGACCATCTCGATGGCTTCCTCGAGCGTCATGATGCGGGGCTCGCGTACGGCGATCTTCCCCCCGTGCATGTACCCGAGCTTCGCCGCGTACCAGTCCGGCCACACGGGCAACCCCTCCATCGCCCGCCACACCATGTACAAGTCCTCGACGAAGATATCGATCGACTTCCACATGCCCCTCTTGTCGATGAAGCCCAGAGCCCCCTTGTGCACTTCCTTGGTGCCGTCTGGCTTGAGCCGCGTCCAGGTATTGTCCTTGGGGTTGTAGCGGGGATCGTTGATCGCTCCCGCGCGCGACTGCTGCCAGATATCGAAGTACTTCGAGGTCCTGCCGAACGGCGGGTGCTTGTTGGGATGGGCATTCTTCCGGATGCTCGTCCACGCGCTGTAGATGACCGTGCGTAACCGTGCGTTGTACCTGTTGACGTGCCCCTTCTCCCTCCGTACGAGCCTTCCTGTCCTTTCGTCCGGACAAACGCCGAGAAACATCTTCAGGTTGCTCGCCTTCACTGCTCGGTTGATGTCGATCTCGGCAACGAGCTGCGCCGCGGTGACTTCCCCGATCCCCGCCACCCCCTTCAGCCACTCCTTCCAGATGCGGGTCTTCTTCAGGGCCCGCTCCATCTCCCACTTCAACCCTTCGTCCGCCGCCCTGAGCCTTTCCTCTGCTAGGG